CCCTCGCCTCCTCAGCAACTCTGGCCTCCTCCGCAACCCTCGCCTCCTCAGCAACCCTCGCCTCCTCCGCAACTCTGGCCTCCTCCGCAACCCTCGCCTCCTCCGCAACCCTCGCCTCCTCAGCAACTCTTGCCTCCTCAGCAACCCTCGCCTCCTCAGCAACTCTGGCCTCCTCCGCAACCCTCGCCTCCTCAGCAACCCTCGCCTCCTCCGCAACTCTGGCCTCCTCCGCAACCCTCGCCTCCTCAGCAACCCTCGCCTCCTCAGCAACTCTGGCAGCCTCCTCGGCAACCTTGGCAGCCTCCTCTAAATCAATCAAATGTTTTATATCAGGTGTCTTCAGCAATTCGGCAATTCTACGAACCTCTGCTAAAGATGGTTTCAATTCTTCTACTAAAAATCTCTTCATCTCATATGCAATTCCTCTCATTTCTTCGTTGATCTTTAGCTCATCTGCTATACGACGATCACGAGCAACAAGCTGTTCTTCGTAAATACGCTTATCCTCAGCAGCTTGTTTCTCTTTAAGAACACGCATCTCCTCAGTAATACGAATCTCTTCGGCTTCTCTAGCTTGAACAGCAAGTTTAGTCGCTTCCGCTACTGCCATCTCCCTCTTTATTTTATTGATCGGCTTGTGGGTGATTCCAAAATTAGACATTATGTATATATATAAGATAATATAAAGACATCATTGTATATTATATAACCATTATGACGACACAAAAAATGACCGACCAAGATATTATTTCTAGCGAAGAAGGTTTGATTTTCAATCCTTACAATCCGCTAAACAAGGAGATTACATTGAATGAAGTTCAATCTATTCTTTCTAAATATGGTATTCCGCCTACGATCAATAACTTTGTATTATACAAAAGGGCATTTATCCATCGGTCTTATACGAAACGTCCTGGTTTCGAGAATATACAGCAGAATGTAACTATAATGGAAAAACCTTCTGATTGTTTGCCTCTCAGCAGCAAATCGAATGAGCGTCTAGAATTCTTGGGTGATGGTGTCCTCGAGCTTGTTGTTAAATATTACCTGTACAGACGCTTCCCGAAGGAGAATGAGGGCTTCATGACAGAGAAGAAAATTGCGATTGTTAAGAACGAGGCAATTGGTAAGATTGCTTTGGAAATGGGGTTGAATAAGTGGTTTATCTTGTCTCGTCATACAGAGGAGAAGAACACACGATGCAATCTGAAGAAGCTAGGATGTCTTTTTGAGTCATTTATCGGTGCCTTGTTTTTGGATTTCAATAAGGTTGTTGTCAAAGATGAAGATAATTGGTTTCAGAGTATGTTTGTCACGGGTCCAGGTTTCCAAATGGCACAGAAATTCATTGAGAATATATTGGAGAAGCATATTGATTGGGTGGAATTGATTCACAACGATGACAATTATAAAAACATTCTTCAGGTGAAGATTCAGAAAGAGTTCAAGGTAACACCACATTACTTGGAAATGGAACACGATATTGATACCGGTTACAAAATGGGCGTGTATTTGTGTCTCGGACAACCAATTCACAGCGTTTCATTTAATGAGGCAATTCCATTTTCTCAGTTCAAGACATTTACTGCTGTTCATACGTATATGGAACAAAATGGGAAGATTCTATTGTTTTTAGGTGAGGGACAACATAAGATCAAACGCAAGGCAGAACAGATTGCATGTGATTGTGCGATCAAGACAATTGTTTAATTGACAAGATGAAAAAAATGAAAGAATCTTTTATAATTATTTATAGTAATAATTATAAACGAAATGAGTGATTACGATCTCACTTATGAGGAACTTGCTCGCAAGTATGGTGGGCTTGTTTACAACGAGAAGACAGGTAACTCAGTAGATGGAACCGGTCGTGTTCGCCGTATTGCACACACACGAGCAAATGGTGATTTAATGGATGAGATGGAAGCGGGTATATTATTTGATACATTAGAAGATGATTCTGTGCTATCGCTAGAGGGTTTAACAGAGAAGTATGGTCCTCTTACATTGACTATATATGATTATTATGTGGATAACAAAGGTATTATTCGGCGTATTCTGCCATACACACCATTGGTTCGTTGATACACAAGTTATCATTACTCTATAAAAATTATTCGACTTAAAAAATATCGCGTGACTCGTTTACGTTTTTTTTATACACTTTGTATATGAACGATTTAGTGACATTGATGAAAACAAAACCAGTTATATCGGTTAGAAAACCAGTTTTTGTCCAGACAACTATTGTAGAAGATAAAAATTCCGGTTTTGATCGTGATGATTTATTAGAACGATATAATAATTCACTATTCCCTGTTAAGTCAATTTTAGATGTTCATGAAAAACCAACGGAAAAGAAGAAAACGTCTATTAAATTATCGCCTGTTCGCGTTGAACCAACTGGTAAGAAACGAATACTAAAGAAGAAGGTTGTTGGCCCTGTTGAAGTTGGAGCAGAAACTACCATTGAAATACTTCAAACTCAAATGTACCCAAAGAGCGATAATAAGAATATAATTGCTTCGAGCTACTACATGAACAATCGCGAAAAGTTTGTTAATTTTATAACCGCCTTGTTTGAAAAATACAAACGTGAAATCAAAAGCTCAGAAAAGAGTTTTTCGTGTGATGATAGAGATGAAGACTTCACATTGTTAACTCATCAAAAGATTGTAACTGACTATATGAATATTTATACTCCGTATCGCGGACTCCTCTTGTATCATGGTCTCGGATCTGGTAAAACATGCACGTCAATTGCTATAGCGGAAGGAATGAAAAACAATAAGAAGATTGTTGTTCTTACACCTGCGTCACTGAGTACAAATTACATGGAGGAATTGAAGAAGTGTGGTGACCAGCTATACAAGAAGGTTCAATTTTGGCAGAAAATCAAAGATCCATCCACGTACAAGTTTCTCTCGGATACTTTAAATTTACCTATTGATTTTATAACCAAACAGAATGGTGCATGGTTCATTGATGCTACAAAGCCTTCCAACTTCTCAGAATTGACATCTGACCAGAAGAACGAGCTTGATTTACAATTGAATGAAATGATCCGTTCCAAGTATACGTTTATCAATTATAATGGTCTTCGTATGAGTCGTTTGAAGGAATTAACTGGTGGCTTCAAGAAAAATCTTTTTGACGGAAAAGTTGTTATCGTTGATGAAGCACACAATTTAATAAGTAGAATCGTAAACAAGATTAAGAAGGAAAAGGCGATCCTAGAAAACAAACGAGGAGAGAAGGAGAAACAGCCGACTTCGCTGTCACTCAAGTTGTACGAGTATTTATTACGGGCAGAGGATGCTAGGATTGTTTTGTTATCTGGTACGCCGATTATCAACTACCCGAATGAGTTTGGCATCTTATTCAATATACTCCGCGGAAATATCAAAACATGGAAATTCACATTGACAATCAAAACATCTAATAAAATTGACAAGGTTTCGCTTTTGGCCATGTTGAAATCGGAAAAGTCACTTGATTATCTCGATTATTCGCCCGCAAATAAATTATTGACAATTACAAGAAACCCATTTGGGTTTGATAGCTCTTACGATTCCGGTTCTAAAGACTATCAAGGTGTTTCAATGAAAGGAGATTCATTGAACAACAAGCAGTTTGAAGACAATATAACCAACATTCTCAAAAAGAATGGAATCGAAGTTGTTGATGTAACTATTGAAAACAAGAAGGCATTACCTGATGATTTTGATTCATTCCGTGGTGAATACATTGATGATGCGACAGGTAATTTAAAAAACTCAGACTCGCTTAAGCGTAGAATTCTTGGTCTCTCATCTTATTTCAAGAGTGCTCAAGAGAGTTTGTTACCGAGATATTCGAAGGTATTAGGCAAGGATTATCATATCATACGAATACCCATGAGTGATATACAATTTAAAATATACGAGTCTGCGAGAAAAGACGAGAGAAAATCCGAGAAGAATAGCCGAAAGAAGAAGGCCAACGTCTCTGCGGTTGGTGAGTTGTACAAGGATCAAACGTCGACATATCGTATTTTTTCAAGATTGTATTGTAATTATGTTATGCCGGACAGACCCATGCCTATATTATCTAAGAAGAACGATCAAGAAGAAGCCGAAGACCAAAATGGTGGGGCTAATTCTGATTCTGAACTTGAAGAAGGTGAAATCCGCTCAGATGATGAGGTCGAGCCACCGGCTCCTGATGAAAAACTTGAAGAGGTAGATTTTGATGTGAATGATTTTGAAAAGGATGAGCCTGCTGCCAAAGCTGTTGTTGCCGATGCTCCTGCTGCTGAAGAACCCAAACCTGCTAAGAAAAAAATTATACGTAAGAAGAAGCAGCAATCAATGATAGAAAACATAATGAACAATGCAGAGAAAAATGAAGTTGTCTACGACGATGACGACGAGAATGCGAGAATGGGTGAAATTGAAGGCGATGAAAATCTGGAAAAGATCGCAGACACTACCTACAAAACGCGTATAGATACGGCTCTTAATTTACTTGAGGAAAGGTCGGATGAGTTTCTCTCGCCAGAAGGACTTGAAACATACAGCCCGAAATTCTTACATATGTTGGACAATATTAATGACAAGGATCACGAGGGATTGCATCTTGTTTATAGTCAATTCCGCACTCTGGAAGGTATTGGTATTTTCAGTCTCGTCTTGAAACACAATGGCTTCGCCCAGTTCAAGTTGAAGAGAAGCAGTACAGAATCTTGGGACATTGATTTGACGGACGAGGATTTCAGGAAACCCATGTTTGCTCTTTACACTGGAACCGAAAGTAAAGAAGAGAAGGAGATTATAAGAAATATATACAACGGAGATTGGAATTATATTCCGACCAACATTGCTGCGAAACTGAGAAAGATATCGCCTAACAATATTATGGGTGATATCATAAAAGTTTTCATGATAACATCCTCAGGGTCTGAAGGAATTAACTTACGTAATACAAGATATGTGCATATCATGGAGCCATATTGGCATCCCGTAAGGTCAGAACAGGTTATCGGAAGAGCTCGTCGTATTTGCAGTCACAAGGACCTTCCGCTCAAATTACAAACGGTAGAAGTTTTTGTATACCTGATGATTTTCTCTGAAAAGCAATTGGCTTCTGATGATGCTGTCGAATTAAAACGCCATGATCTAAGTAAGGGCAAAGATAAGAAACCAGTTACAAGCGATCAATTGTTGCATGAAATTTCAGAGATCAAGGCGAATTTAAATATCCAGCTCACTGATAGCATCAAAGAGACATCATTTGATTGTTATATTTACGGAGGAGAGAAATGCTTCAACTTTGGTAACCCGACAAGTACATCATTTTCATATGTTCCCGACTATAAAAATCAACTAGATGACAATACCACAAAAATCAACAAACATACTGAAAAAATGGAGGGTAAGGCCGTTATGTTTAACGGCACCAAATATGTAGCAGTACAAATCAGTGATAGAACACGAAAGCTATATGATTACGATAGTTGGCAGAATTCTACCAAAAATCCGGGTATAATGCCAGTATTGATAGCAACACTAGAAGAAGATGCAGATGGTAAAATTACACACACGTTCGCGATTTAATCTCTTCTACGATAACAAGGAGTCTATCAACCTTTTCGTTCAATGAAACATTTGCATTTCTCAGTTCAGTAATTATATCCAAATATTTATCTTCCTCTTTTTCGTTTTCTTTTTCATTTTCTTTTTCGTTTTCTTTCTCTTCATTTTCATCCTTTTGTACTAACTCATCAACTTGTGCCTTCTTCTTAAAAAAACCCAAAAGATTTTCTGATGATTCTGAGTTGGTATCGTCCCATGTTATTTTCTTTCTTGAAGGTGTCGACGATTTTTTATATCGGTTACTCAGATCTATTATGTCGAGCTCATCTGTTATTTCATCTTCATTAACAACAACAACGGATTTTCGAAGAGTTGGCAAGGTCAAGTTTAACGGCATAATATTGTTTTTGCGTTCTTCAACAAGTTGTTCGAATGTAAGCTTGCTATTGTAGCCATTAGTATCATCCGCAAAAACGGGTGTGGGTGGGACTTTCTTTTGAATAATATCAGTAAATTCATCTTGTTTTTGTTTCAATTCTCTATTGAAATTCTCTATCTTTGTCTGCTGTATATGTTCGAACGTTTCTGCTGAATTAGTAACAACCCCTTTTTTAATTTGTATCTTATCTAAAATAAATAAAATATAACGCTTATTTAGTCCAAGGAGATCTGAGCTTGTCTTGTTCGCATTATGAAATGGTCTTAAATTATCATTGAATACACGCTGTTTTAGTTTATCTTCTGCATCTGGTGTGTTATCATTAAATATACTCCAAATCAAATCTAAATTCTCTTCTGTCATAAATTTTGACGCCATAATATAAATACAACAAAGTTATTTATATTACTATTTCTCTGCATAACCTTTGTTTTATTTAGATAAATGTGTATTTTATCTATCTATATAAGAAAAGCATATAGAAATAATGTATTTACATATAGTATAATGCAGAAGAACTGGGGATGGGGAATCGGCAGGTAATAATTTGCTATTTTCATTATAAAAAATAATATTCAAATGATGTGTTGGTGGTAATAGATCAACACATCTTTTATTTACTGGTTCAATCTAGTGACTTATTAAAGAATATATTTCGATATTTAGCCACATAGTCGTCACCTATTATATTGTCTTTCAAAAACTCGGCGTTTATTTTGTTTTCTAGCATATAAGCTATAAAAAACAATGAATACATACCACATTCAGTATTCTTCTTTTGATGAGGTATTTTATGCGTGTCATCATATTTTATATCCAATCCTAATAACAAACCTTGTTCTTGTATTCGTTTTACCAGAACCTTTATTCTTTTAGGTATCTTATCACCTGTGCTGTCAAAGTAAAATATGAATTTTTCATTTATATCCAAAAACATGCTTATCCAGTGCTCGCCTGGTTTATTGTGTGGATCTGTGTTAAATATAAATCCGATCTTTGTCTTACCTAGTTTTATTTGTTCTGACAAACTAAAATTACACAATTCGTCCCAGACGCATTCACCATATAACATACGTGTATCAAAATCGATTGGCGATGGACCGACAAACTCAAAATCAGGATTGGCTTTTTCATACTGCTTCATTACCTTTATAATGTCTGTACTATCAAGCCATTCTCTTGGGTTTTTTTTCCACTTTTCACTTGAAACTGGAGCGAATGAATCTACAAGTTCTTTTGTATCTTTACCAAACTCAGAGTGTTGTTTCAGCCAACAAGACTCCTTTTCACAGACGTCGGCTAAATAATTTGTAAGTTGTCTGTGTATCTCCTTGGGTTCATCTGATGTAATAATAACATCTTCATGGCGTGCATTCCACATATTCTTTAGTTTGAGCAATGATTTGTTAGTATAACAACTATATTCATTTATTTGGTTTCTTGGTTTTGGACTGCATGACAACTTATCAGGTTGGTTTGTTACCTTTAATACATTCAAACTCTTCTTAGTCTTCCTGTTATTCCTTGACTTTCTGGACTTCCTAGTCTTTGATTTTGATTTCTTTCTTGTATTCTTCGTTTTTTTATGAACGAGATGTTTTTTCTTCATATATATTCATTAGATTATTTTACATTCGACAAGACAAATGTGGGTTTATTATCCTTTACACCTTTCATTTTAAGTGACGGATCATAATAATTAGTATCATGTTGTTGTGGTAGAAATATTGGTTTTTTAGTTGTTGTTTTTGTAACAAAAGCGTCCATCGTAAGTGGTATTTTACGCATCATCAAACTATTCGCATCCTCTAAAGTCATCTGCTCACAAGAAGAACTATCGACTAAGCTTTCATCCAACAAATCTAGATCTTTGTAAGTATCCTGTATGCTGTCATTATTGTCTAGTGATTTGAAATAATCGATGCATGCAATTGCATACTTCTCAAACGCAATTTTTACATCTAAACATGGTGCTTCTTTTCGCATCACCTGATCTCTCGTTAAAGTCAAGATCCGGTTTTTATAAAACTTAATATCGGCTTTAATATTGACAGGCTTGTAGTTTATTTTATGTTTTATTGACGGAGATACTAAACAATCTAATGTTACCTTGTTTATAAAGTCATTCGACATATACAGATAAATCAGAAAATGTTATGTTAATAAACACATAAATTTTGTTATTTATCTGTATATTGATAATTTTTGTATATATATATTATATGGGTTTTTACAAATTTATGTTGCTTCTCATGTTTGTTACATACAATATGGCATATGATATAAACCTTTTTACTAGAAATTTACAATTGTCTGCAGCCACATATTGCGACATTGAAAAATGGGATTGTGTTCATTGTCTAAAAGACATTGATATTCAAAAGACCATTGTTGCTGAAACGAATATAGTTATCGCATACGACAATGTACAGGATGCTCAAATTGTCTCGTTTCGCGGAAGTTCAAATATCGATAATTGGATTTCAAATATTAAGGTAGAATTTATTAGCCCTTATCCAAACAAGAATATACGAGTACATAAAGGTTTATACGAGGAATATTTATTATACAAAAATGCGGTTATTAAATCGTTAAATTATACAAATATTGTTATTAGCGGGCATTCAAGTGGTGCGGCCTTAGGAATGTTTCTAGCATATGATATACACAATGTCTATAATGTGACATTGTATACTTATGGGAAGCCACGAATAGGAAACGTAGACTTCGCTGATTCAGTTTCGGAATCAACCATTGTACATTACAGGATTACACATTCTGATGATATCGTCCCGCATTTACCAGAAGAATTGTTAGGATACGTTCACACAAACACAGAAGTATGGTTCTATGATGATACACTAAACTATATAGTATGCAATGATCGAGAGAGCGGCAAATGCAGCAATAGCTGTGCACCTATACATTGCACGTCAACAAAAGACCATTTGTACTATTTAATGACTGACATTGGTTCGGAATCATGTGTCTTATTAATCGCGGATTAATCGCGGATTAATCACTCAATATCTGCGTTCTTGTTGAGTTGTGGAATATTCCGCTTCCAGCTCCACTTGGATTTGGGTTTACGGGAGCAAATTGCGGCTTGGTGAATAACAACGGATGCGTCTGAACACCCTTAACAGATGGTGTAAAGTTGAAACTATAAAGATCGCTCGTGCTACTTGGAACATATACGGCCTGACTACTTTTCTGTAACGGGTGAATTTGATTTCTCAGTTCCGATTCAAGATTTACTTCAAATCCAGACCAAGGCGATTGCGTGTTTCCGGGATTAAACACATTGTTAACATTAAATTTTGGGTTGTTGACAAGCGGGACATGACTTTTCTTTCTTGGATCTACGACGGGTAAAAAAGAATATTTTGTTGAAACAGGTCTTACATCCACATAAGGTTGCAGGTTCTGAGATGGTATCAAACGATCTGTCAATCGAGTGTTTGTCTCGTGTAGAATATCCTTTGTACTCATTCCTTGTTATACCTAAATATTTTATTTTATTTTCTTATCATCTTATAACAATGGACTTGGATCAAATACATGAAAAAATATTCACGTGGTTTATACGTTTTTTATATGTTTTAATCATTGCGACGGCTCTCGGGCTCTCTGTAACAGCTCCAATGTATCTAGAAACAGCTGAAAATTTCCTGCGTATTTATGTATGTTTGGTTTTGATATGGCGTTTTAATCCACTTCGCAGTTATGTATTTAAGGAGTTAGATCGTAAAATTGCATTCCATGCGGGAATTATTCTATTGACAACTTCTGTTTTATCTCAAATAATAGAGTATATTAAAAGGGTTGTTTGATAAATTTACTTACTCCGCGGAATCGGTGTGAAACCTTCTACATGCCACTTTTCAAGTAACGCTCGTTGTTCTGGTTCCGATAGTCCATGCAAAGGGGAGCGAGCTATAACCATTACAGCATCGACACCACAACTGCACAACAAACAGCCGTGAACTTGTGAAAGTCTCTTGGTTTTGTATATTGTGAGACAATGTACACACGCTACAAGGTTCTCTGTATTTGGAACCATATCTCTTACGTTGTCAGTTACATACTTCATGTATTCGGGTCGCTTGTGTTTCTCTTCGGTCATTATATTATTGTTGTAGTCAATAATAATATAAAAATAGAATCAATTTTCTAGATTTTTCTTTTTCTCTTGCTTTGTTTTGCGGCCTTCTTGTTTCGCTTTATAGTCTTCTTGTTTCGTTTGGCTCGTTTTGCCGTTTTCTTGTTTTGGCCGCCACCAGGTTGCCGAGCCGCCGTCTCTGCTGCTGCTTGAGCTGCCGCCTCTTTTGGAAAAATACCATTAAAAAGGATTCTATAATCAATAAGTCCTGTTCTATAACATGTGCCAATGTTCCTTTGGGGGAGATCGGTTGGTGTATTTGGTCTAACACTTGAAATTATTCTTATAAATTCATTGTCATTTGCGTCAAGATTAACATCTAACTCTATGTCAATCATCAAATTTCGACAAAAAGCAATTACTTTTGATCTGAATGCAGTTTTTAACAAACTATTAATCAAATCTAATTCAGGCTTCATAGAACAATTGCGTCTAAATGTGTTTATATCTGTTCGTCCAGACGTAACGTACTCAAGCAAACGATAATATTCTCTCAGTGCGATCAAGACAAATTGTTTTAGTCCTCTTGGTATATTACAAACAGGGAGTTTGAATCCAGGATGGAAACGACTTCCAGCAACAATAGAACAAATAATAGTTTTTGCATCATCTATTGTTCTAGCACGATATTTAGATGGAAAATGTAATTCCATTGGCATATTCCCATGAGAGGGAAAACATCCAGGAATAGCCAAATTCATTGAAGGTACAAACCCAAATTTTGAATACAAACATAATCCTGATATATTATAATAACCACCTGCTAATTCTAACAAACCCAATTGTAAATGTCGAATTGTTTGGAAACGTTCTAATATTGTATACAAATACAAACCTATCAAAATTGGGCCTACCCCATCTGCAACACCATCTCTCACACATATTAAATTTACAGCATAATCCTCTGGAAAACTTCTGCATTCACCTTTTTGAACAATAATAAAACCAACAACACTACGGAGTTTTTTTTCACGAATTGCATCAGAGTCGTCCTTTTGTTTTTTAAGGTAACTAATCTTTTCCGGATTAGTTTTTCCTTTTGCTTCGGGCCTGTAAGCAGGATCCGGTCTTTCTTTAGGTTCATCTGTCTTCATGACATCATCAGCTAATTGTCGTTTCCAATCATCATATTCTTTTACATCTTCATCTTCTTCATCTTCAAAGTCAAGATCAATGTAGTTACCTGGATCACGAGAATCGCCTGGCCCTTGTGAATCATCTGGATTATTTGAATCTTCTTGTTCTTGTGATTCATGAGGATCTTGTGAATCATCTGGCCCTTGTGATTCATGAGGGTCTTGTGAATCATCTGAATCAACAACCCCGACAGGATCAGCGGATTGAGGTAACCAATCACCATATTTAACAGGATGCGTCAATTCGTCTGCCAAGTCAGCAAGACGATCTTCTGGATTTTGGCTATCCATATTAGATGTAACAGATACCTGTGAATCGCTGTCACCAACAACATCTTCGAGTATATCGCCATTTGCTACTATAAGGACATCATAATCGTCATAATCAAGTGCTCGTTCAACTGCAGTAATACCATAAGACCTACCTATTTTACCCTTGCATAAATACTGAGACAAGAACTCCTTCATTTTACTCCTATTTTTAACCTTAATACTTTGATAATGTTGGTCTTTACTAATGCTACGGGTCGAACTCGTTGTTCGGTTATCGAGTTTTTCCAAAAACTCAAATAATGTTAGTACCTCATATTCCTCTATAGCAGGCACTTGTACTTGTGCCCGAACTTGTGGGTTTTTAAATCTACTCAAAAACTCATTATTAATATCAGTCGTAAAGAAAGGCGGGTCTGGTGTATAAGTCACTAAACCAGACATATATATACTGCAATATAACTTTATTGTTTGTTGATCAATAAACAATAATAAATATGAAACCAATTTATGTATATTTGATAATACACATCAATGAATAGTTTATTCAAATCATTAAGCAGTGAACGCATAAACAAGAATTCACAAAATAATATTATATTATCGTCGTCACCAGAGGACGAGTTTAAAATTAAACCAAAAAGAGTTCCCAAAATGTGTAAATTATACACCGACGAGTCTAGCGTATCAATATTATCGAATTTCTCGTCATCTGATATTACATTTTATAGAGGATCATTTCGATTTTGCATGACAGGCAATGAGATTTTGTTAGTATTCCATCCGATGTTTTTATGGAAACTATTGCATGCCAAGAAGATTTGGGTCGATTGTCAGCGAGATTTTTGCAAGACACGGACATTTCTATCTATGTTAATAAATAACACATCTTCTGTAACGTTCAAACTTAACGAACAAACAATTTCATATTACATCGATAACCAAAACAGAACATACAAAATGAATGAATCATATGATTCTCTCAATATATTGTTCTATAAATTGAAGAGGAGTATACAAAATGAATATGATTATTCAGAGCTATTGGAAGATTTCTTCAAGAAATGTGTGGACTTATTGTATTATATAGCATAAGATAAGACAAGAAACAATTACTTTGATACGTGATCTATTGCTGCGAGTAATATGAGTTCTTGATCCGTTAGTTTTCGAAACAATAAACATTCGTCCAGTTTTATTTGGAAATGATTGCGAGAATTGAAATTCTTACATATAAGATAAACACCATCCTCGTTTATTTTTGTATCACAATACAATGCACCTTTGGTTAGGACAAGATTATCAGGATCATTCAATTTGATCCACCTCATATACGTGCCATACCTCAACTCAGTCAGCTCATCCACATATATGTAATTTTGTATTTTATCAATCAATGATGAAAGCCCTAGTTCACTCAACATCTTCAAGTTCATCTGTTTTATTTTTTTTGATGTCAACTTATACAAAAACGAATAGGACTCGTCGTCCAAAATCTGCTCCATTATATCATATACTATAAAATATTTTATATGATATTTAATACACAACAACCAAGAAAACATCAAAACCCGAGAGAAATATAATTGGATTTGTCAATGTACATTTCCCTAGCGATCTTCTTGATGATCTTATTTTCATTCAAGCTCATATCACAAGCTCCTTTTCCACCAATCGCCTCAGAAACAATCTTCATATATTGGTCCGACATAGTCGATTCGCATTTCACACAATCCGGATATTTTTCCTTGAACATGAAGAAATTCTTACAATTTCGAAACGAGATTTCTTTTATACTTGTTCGCAGGCGTTTGTTCTCGTTGTCTTCTTTGGTCCATACATCGTTTTCCTTTATGTAGATGACTTCTCTCTTTGTGTCTGAACAATGGATGGGTCGAGAATAGACGTCCATCTCCTTGAGCTTGTTTATTATGATGTTAGAAATACCATCTACATAACCAACTTTGCCTACATTTTCGAGATCAGATAAATTCAATTGTATAGAATTCATAAAATCTGAAAGGTTTGCCGCATTTTTACATTTCTCATTCAAGAAGAAATGAAGATTAAATGAGGTCTTATTGTTTGAGTTGATTATATTGTTTGATATAATTGTCTGATTATTATTAATTACATTTGTAAATGACGTCATAACACTACTCTGAAATTCCTTTGTCTGACGCTGCAAATCGTCATTGTGCTTGTGTAATTCGATATTGCTCTTAACAAGTTCTGAAACGACATTTGTTAGATTCATTAGATCATCTTTTTGTTTTGTTACTTCAAATCCTACGCATTTTTTATTGTGTCTCCATAAACCTGTTCGTTCCTTGTACTCCTTTTGACAATACTGACAGGTAAACATAATAGGTTCGATACGTTTATTTGTAGTACTATAAAGACATTTATTTGTAGTACTATCAAGACAATTATTTGATGGAACCAAAAATGAACTTTTTGTTGATGAAATATGTTTTGATGTGGTTAAGTGTCTGTCATATTGACTTTTTCGACATGTATTATAGTCACAAACTAAACAGACAAATTTATCGTTTTTTGTCTGAACTTTTTCGGTTGACATTTGTTGCTAAATATTCAACAGAAAAAGTTCCATAATTTTTTAACGAGTGTTTATGAGTTATCCGCACAAAACAAACGTTTATTTTTTATACATTGAACATTTTTTGTTTAGTTCGGACCTTTTTGGACATTTCTGACGGACATTTATTTGTTAGCATGATACAATTAAAACATATACATGGCATTTATTGTTTTGTTACCATTGTTTTGTCTTGTTGACAAAAAAGTTTGGACATTTTTCATTTAGTTCCAAAATTATTGGACAATTCTGATAGACATTTATTTGTTACCACATTACAATTAAAATATACAACGGACATTTATTATTTTGTTACCACAAATTTTGTATGTTGACAAAAAGTTCGGACATTTTTGGACATTTCTGTTAGACATTTATTTGTTACCATAATACATTAAAAAGTATACCGGACATTTATTATTTTGTTACCACGATTTTTGTATGTTGACAAAAAGTTCGGACATTTTTGGACATTTATTTTGGACATTTATTTGTTACCACAATACAATTAAAATACATAGCGGACATTTATTATTTTGTTAGCATAAAATCCGACTTGTTGACAAAAAATTGGACATTTTTGGACATTTATTTTGGACATTTATTTATTACCATAATATATGTCAGTTATACACAAAAGTACATTTATTTTTGTTACCATAAATGCAAAAAGTACAATTTTGGAACCTTTTTTTGTGAGCATAATTTACGATTTTTGATATAAAAACTCATAAATTTACATGGTATATGATAACAAACCTCGTCGGAACCTTTTTGTTGACAGAAAGTTCCGAATTCAAGTATGCTCACAAACCATTTTGGACATTTATGAAAACGTCATGCTATATAATAACAAAACATTTTCCATATTTTCTGGACATTTTTCTGTTGACAAAATGTTGCTGATTTGTCAACAAAAAAAGTTCCGACTTCCCAAAAATTGTCCAACCATTTTCCCAAAAAAAAAGTTATGCTCACAAAATGAAAAATTCTTAAAAAGTTTTGTGACGCTAATTTTTTTCTCAGTAACAAATGTTAAAAAATTGCCAAGACTATTCTCGAAAAAAAAAAAATGGACAAAAAATGTCCAATTTTTAAAAAAACCGAAAACACTTTTGAAAAACGTCAATTATTTGATGTCTCTCTATATTCCAATAGTTGGCGATTATGTAGGTGTTTATTTACAAAGTGTGCGTATATTGTGTTATCATATATAGTGTAAAAACTTATATGATAAAACTATTTTATAAAAATATTTGTTTATGAAAAGTCTGAAAAATACTAGAAAATAGTTATCTCAACTCCAGACGTATTTTGCGTTTAAAATGTTCTTCGTCATTAAAAACAAACAGAGCAAACGTATGTTTTTCATAGTTTTCGAATCTTCGATTCGTTGTAATTCTCGAAGATAATTTCAATTTTGGTAAAAAAACGAAATATTGAAATAATTCATCTTGTCTTTCAATTCTATTGAAAACATAGCCATCATACTGCTCCTTGATTGTTTGTGGGTGGTTATGACATAGTGCCAAAAGATCACAATCGATTTGAACCTTCCTTATCGATTTCATAGTGGTGTTTATGTAAGCCAAATCCTTCAGCCATTTGTCGTAAAACCGGATGGCGTTTTCCGACAAGTGGATCATGTTCGTTACCTGCTGAAATCGCAGCATGTTCAAGAGGTCAACCAATCGCCGAATGGGGCTAGTTATGTGTACATACGCATCCAAATCCAGCATATTATGGCGAATAGACGCATCACTAATTTCAATATACTGACCTCTTACGCTGTTAAAAATCTGGATGAATTTAACAACATCATCTGGTATATCATTGTTTTCGAATGTTTTGTCCATTGCAGTAGTCGATCTGAAAATCCCAGTATTATTTGCCAATAGTGTTTTTGCACAATAAAAATTCATAAGAATCATCAAATAGGCGACAACATCATGACTATTTCTTACGTTACTCATATACTTGTACTTGTGAGATAATGCACGTGACACCATAAGCAACTGCATATACTTCGGATCAGTGAGCAAATCCTCGTCATCGTAACAAAAGTTGCGTCGCAATTTAATAAGACAATTACTGAACTTAACATCCCGAATCTCATTTGCTTTATTGACATAAATATCGAGTGTGAATGCGACCCGAATCTCATTTGCATGCAAACTACACAAACAATCAGACAAAATAGTAGGCAACATAGGTCGCTTTTTATCAGGTAGATAAATAGTAGAGATCCGACGAGAGAAAGAATCCCATAGGTCCAATATCTCCAACCAGATCGAAACATTCGCAATGTAAATACTTATGATAACGTCTTCCGATTCAGTATCTGGTTGTATACTAAACGCATCATCAAAATCAACGCAATTGTAAGGGTCAATTGAAAAAACATCATGAGATTCGCATCGATTTACAACGGAAGGGTACTTGTCTTTTATAATGCAAATGAAATCATCCTGTGTCTTTGACTTGATACCATCGGTGGTATCCTTGTTGAATTTCTGAATAGATGCATTCAAACTCTTGCAGTACAATTGGTATTCATAAAAATTGTCCAATACGTCGACTGGACCGATTACCTGCGACAACATACCGATAGGGTGTTTGTCTTCCCAACTGACAAACGAGAATGTAACATATAAATTAACAAACACCTTTGAAAATCCAACATGTTTCATTTCATATGGAATCAGAAAGGACGGCAGACGAATGTCGTCGGGAACACACTTGTATAGCAATCTCTTACCATTTCTGCCGTACGTCTTGTTATTACTTATATGAAGAACACCAGGGTGTGGTGGTCCGACCCTGACGGAAGAATGTTGGATGACTGGTTTTTTATTGTCGTCAATTGAAAAAACGTCATTTGAGAACAATTTGCTTTCGATTGGATCGATAACAACATCCTTGCACAACGTTAGAGTCTGCGTATTGTAAATCTCCCATTCCTCGTATTTTTTGTCTAGGAACTGAATCCTATACGTGTTCATTAATATAATATGTAGCAATATCTCTATACCATTTAATTAACAACATGCTAGTTGTTTCCTAGACAAAAAATTGAAATGTTTTTTCTTGTTTTCTATAATAGCACTAACTTTAACAACTAACTAACATGACGACCACCAAAATGAACGACACCATGTTTCACCTCGAGAAACTCGTATTTGCTGAAGGTGGGTATGATTCCGAAGATATGAGAGAGAGAATCAACCGACTCGCCAGGGCCACTCTTTGCTGGTACGAATACAACGTCTACCAACGCCTGCTTTTGACGAAACCATGCGACGCGACATACACCCAACTGATCTATCAATTGATACCCGACATCGTTAAGGAGGAAGATGAAATTAAAAAGCTAGTTGATGGGTTGCTAGGAGAGAACTTTGAGACAGAGGAAGAATGCCTGTTTACACAGGAACTACGTGATGAGGTTTATAATGACTTGCTACAGGGCGGAGGGAGCTATTGCAGTTGTTTCGGAGAAGACGAGCGTCATGATGACGAAGACATGTACGATTATCCGTACGATGGAAACCCTGACTCTGACTCTGACTAGTGTATATTATATCTTGTTGAGTCACAAGATAAAATAAAAAGTTGTAATTAATTGTAAATATGTAAATTTTTTTTGTATAATCAATCGCTATTCACAGAGTATGGATTGAAGAACTCATACACAATCCTAACATACTTCCGCAACGTCTTCCTATTAAACTTCAAATTATCGTACCCAACAATCTCATTTGCCTTATAACACGACTCGTCCAGAAGCTCTTGTGTGATGTCGTCAGAATAGCAAGGAAGATCAGCCAAATTGTACAATGCATAACTAACAATATTGCAGTTGTCAATTACTACCGACAAGAAATCACAAACCGCATTAATGTTTTGACAACGGAAAGAGTATGGCTCAAATTCTGTCGTAGAAGATGATGCACGAATTCCACGAATAACAAATTCGCGTTTCAGAGTATCGAACAAAACATAAATCGTATTGTCAGTTTCTCCAGAATGCGACTCGGATTCAACAATCTTAAGCACAATGCAGTCACTAATTAGGGAGGCCATCTTGTATATTATTGCAACCTTGTATTTAAGTTCTTTTCAATTATTAAACCTTCGCTCATTCAAAACGCCCCCTTCGGGGGCTGTTATGAGTGATGAAGATGATGCCGATTGTGCATTTTCAATGCGCAAAGGTGTAAAAAACTTTATATTACGCGTTCAATGCAAAAACACGTAACCTTTCAATTTGTTCTTCAAGTATTTCGATTTGTTTCTCTCGAATAGATAATAGTTGTGTTGCCTCGTATAATTTTCGTCTTAGTAAATGTTTTGATTCGCCCAATTCAGAGCTTGATGAACTTGCAACTGACTCATGCTTAGAATCGAGTTCACTATCATAATCGGAGTAGATCAAATCAAATTTGGTTGCATTTGCATTATCCATCGTTTCATCTATTATGGAATTGGTGGGCGTGTTAGGAGGTGCATCAAGACGAGGCGAATTGTCAGTATTCAACGGCAACACAACATGTGTCTTAGTAAGACACCATATTTTAGTGGTTCGATCCTCGTAGTCAGAATATCGAGTCACTCTTAAATTGTAAACGTTATTGTTAGCAAACGATTCTGTTATAAGCCGAGCAGTCTCGTTCTCCATATTGAAATTGACCTGAACATATGCTCCTATTTGCCTCCTCTTGTTTCGCAGTAAACACACATCACAACTACGAGATTCTACACGTTCAGCTTTCCATTTGCAAGAATCGCAGAAAGCATTTGTCTTTTCAGATAGCAACTCAAGACATTCAACAGACCCAATTCCATATTCATCTTGAAAAACATTTATAATATCCTCCTTTGTTATTGAACGAGGTATATATGGTATATAAATAGTAATAATGTTCATCGGTTTTCTATATATCTTTATCTTTATATTTATCTTTATATTTATACAAAAAAATGTACATAATGAATGAAATTGTACATTTTTCATTAGTAAATTCACTGAATATGGATTTATACGTCTAATAGGTAAATGAAAAGGTATATCTAGATTCCTCTTCTAATTTTGTCCTCTTTCCTAAAAAAATAAAATATTTCTTTGCCAAAGCAAATTGAGCGGGTTTTTTATACCTTAATACTTTTAAGCGAACATACATAATCATACCCACTTGCCATATACGCTTATGTGTATATTGTTTGGTTTTGTATAATTTTTCTAATTTATCAATTGTGTTTTTAACATCTTCTATTGTCGTATATTTTATATTTATTGTATCCATTGGATTTTTGTCAATGTACACATCAAATGATTTATCAGGATTTTCTGGATTAAATAAAAATTGTTTTCTTGTTTTATTGTTAATTTTTTTCTTTCTTTTCTTTGTATCGTGCTTCATAAAATATAAGTAGATTTTATTATTTTGTTTATTTCACTTGAAAAAAGTTATAACACATCTTATAACAATATAGAAACAACACTACATATATGATAAGATAATGGTAAAAATCTGTTCAGAAAGTTACCCCAAAAACAAGAATGTCGAATTATTTGAAAAATACTCATTTGAGCTGAGTAGTTTTCAAAAACATGCAATTGAAGGTATCGTCGAAGGTAAACATGTGTTAATCACAGCACACACCGGTTCAGGTAAGACAATGCCGGCAGAATTTGCCATTGAGCATTTTGTTGCCAAGGGCAAGAAGGTGATTTACACGGGTCCTATCAAGGCACTTATCAACCAGAAATTTTACGATTTCACACTCAAATTTCCTCACATTACATTCGGTATCTTGACAGGCGACATCAAATGCAATCCCGAAGCTCAAGTGTTGATTGTTACAGCCGAGATCCTGCTGAATAAGCTTTATCAAGTGAACAGCAAGAGCAATGTGCCACCAAGTGCAGTATCATTTGAAATGGATATTGAAAATGAGCTGGGGTGTGTGGTCATGGATGAAGTGCATTACATAAATGATCCAGACAGAGGCCACGTTTGGGAAAATACCATCATGATGCTACCAAAACATGTGCAAATGGTCATGTTGTCAGCGTCCATTGACCAACCGGAGAAATTTGCTCACTGGGTAGAAACGAGTGGAAGCAAAGCGACTGAAAGCAAAGCGACTGAAAGCAAAGCGACTGAAAGCAAAGCGACTGAAAGCAAGGAGGTCTACTTGACATCAACCAACGAGCGTGTAGTTCCGCTGACGCATTACTCATTCCTCACCACCGGTTCAACCGCATTCAAGAATATCAAGGACAAGGTACTGCAAGCTGAGATTAACGCCATTATCAACAAACCACTTGTCATTCAAACTCCTAATGGCGTATTCGACGAAGTTCAGTTTGGAAAGATCTCAAAAGTAATTCACCTGTTCGAGAAGAATGATATTCGTGTTAGACGACAGCATGTAATCAACGAGCTGCTGAAACATTGTGTGGAACACGAAATGCTACCTGCCTTATTCTTCGTATTTTCGCGAAAACAGCTGGAAATCTGTGCCGAAGAAGTGACTGCAAACTTGCTGGAATTCGATTCGAAAGTCCCCTACACAATCGATCGTGAATGTGAGCAAATCATACGAAAACTCCCAAATTATCAGGAGTATTTGCATTTGCCCGAATATGTGAATATGGTGAAACTCCTGCGAAAGGGTGTAGCAATTCATCACAGCGGAATTACACCGGTTCTCAGGGAAATGGTCGAGCTGCTTTACTCCAAGGGGTACATCAAGGTCCTCTTTGCAACGGAAACATTTGCAGTTGGAATCAATATGCCAACAAAATCCGTTGTTTTTACCGATGTCAATAAATTCGACGGGAACAGCTCGAGGATGCTGCTGGGTCACGAGTACACGCAAATGAGCGGCAGAGCAGGACGACGCAATATCGACAAGGTCGGACACGTGATTCACCTGAATAACCTGTTCCGCGATTTTAGTGCGGCGAATTATCGAACTATGATGAAAGGCCGTCCCCAACTCCTTACCAGTAAATTCAAGATATCATACAATCTCCTCCTCAGCCTAGTTGATATTGGCGACAACAATTTTATTGGGTTTTCGAAGCGTAGTATGGTGACCAGCGACATTGACAATGAGCTCGGTGAATTGTTTGAAAAAATCAGCAAGGCAACCGCCGAGGTGGACACGATGAAGATATCAACGAGAACTCCCCAATCGGCAATCGAAGAGTACTTGGATCTGTCAAATCAAAAGCAAATGGCGTCCAATAAGAAACGGAAAGATCTTGACAGGCAAATGCAATCGATTGCCAACCAATACAAGTTTTTTGAGCACGACAAATCGACGATTCAGAAGATGATCAATAAGCGGATAGAAATTGAAACCCTGCAACGCCAATTCGAATCGACCGAGAAGTATATCGACAATAATGTAATGGCAATCATTAAACTCCTTATCAACGACGGATTCATCAACAAAGATGACGAGACATACAAGCTGACAAAGTTGGGAACTATGGCCAAACATTTGAGGGAGACTCATTGCCTTGTGTTTGCGAGATTGTTGAACGCTGATCAAATCTACGCTCTCGACGCAATTCAGTTGGTGGGACTCCTGAGTTGCTTGACCAATGTAGTGGTGTCGGATGATTACAAAGACAGCATTCCAAAGACGACCGATAAGCAGCTGAAAAGCATGATCGACGTGATGGGTGGATTGTACAACGAGTATCAGGACAAGGAGGTGTTTGCTACAGGTGTGGATTACAATATTCAATATGATTTGATAGATTATGCGATGCGGTGGTGTTCGTGTGAAAACGAGGTAGAATGCAAATTGGTTTTGCAGGATATTAGTTCACACAAGAATGTATTTTTGGGTGAATTTGTAAAGGCGTTGTTGAAAATAAACAACATTGCGACGGAGCTAGAGAAGATTGCGGAGGATACGCAGAACATGACGTTCTTGAGTAAATTGAAGGAGATACCGACAATGATTCTGAAATATGTAGTGACAAATCAGTCATTGTATGTGTAATCATTTTCTTTTTATTTTTGTTTTGCGTCTTGAAGCTTTACGTTTTTGAGATTTGCCTCTTGAAGCTTTACTCTTTTGAGATTTACGTCTTTGTTTATTACGTTTGATTTTCTTTCCTCCGACATTCATATTCATAATTTTTCTTCTTATTTCAGAAGCCCAACTATCGTTACTTGTAACAAGTTGATTAACGATTTTTTGTGTTTCCGCATTATAAAACCCTTTAAGACAATTAAATTTGTCAGGATAATCACTATCAGCATCCGTAGCAACATAATACTCTAAAACTTGAAGTTCGTAATAATACGATACAATAGCCCTCGTTACATCTTGTTTGGTTGCTGTAGGATTATTTGTTAAATATATCTCGATACACTCTTGAAGAAGTTTAATTTCATTTGTATCACAACATCCCTTAAACTCACCTGAGTTGAAATCATTCTTATAAAACGTTTTATACCATTCTGTAGCACAATCATTTATTTGTGCAGCTATTTTGTTAATATCTTCAGCTGACACCGATGTGGTACCTTCCTTGGCAACAAACTCCATATATAATATACAATATTATTCCCGTGTGTAAATTAGTAATAGTTCCGTATATTCACTTGAATAATATATATTTTAGGATAAAGATACATCTACGTATAAAATCTCCCGTATATATAATGTCAACGTATATATCTGGTTGCAAAGGGCTGGAGCCCGATATGTGTATAAAAAATCCCAGCTGTTCCTATGTGAGAGGAAGAAAACGGCAATATTGTCGTTTGAAAAATAACAGGACTAAAAAGGCAACCAAACCAAATGCAGAAACAAAAAAGAAAAATAAAAAGAGTGAGGTCGATGTCATTCAGCAATTTATGAGGAATACGACATTCAAACGCAAAGCGGAATTTCTAAAGGCAAACTGCGTTGATTCAGGAGCATGTTACGCATTCGGTCTCATGAAGAAGAGGATTGTCAGCTTCTTCAATGGATTCACCGCATTTGAATTTGTGAAACCACCAATTGTTGCTATTGGAAACCCCTCGGCAAATGGGTTTGTCAAGTCACTACAATACGAGAGAAAGGGATATACAGCCAACGCGGTTCTGAAATCATCTACAAAAGCCAGTGCCGACAATTTGGCATACGAGTTTGTTGTGGGTTGTTATCTGAATAAAATGTCGAAACAATTCCCATGCTTTGTTGACACACATGGTCTGTATTATTATAAAGACGAGGCATTGTGGGAACATGCGAGAGACACCAAAGTAATGCAGACAAATGTATTGCGTGATTCCCTCAAAATATACAAGACCTCGGATAAATACACGAATGAGGTATCAAATATAATCAATGATGGCGTTTGCGAAGGATCAAAGTATTCGGCGATCCTGATTCAACACCTTCGAAATGTAAAAACTATCAGTGATATATTCCGCAAAGAGTCGGATAAAACTATACATAAATTTATATTATTCGACCTAATGTATGTGCTGTATCAGGTGTATATGCCTCTCGCTATGATGGTGAATAATTTCACGCACTATGACCTGCATCATAGCAATGTAATGCTTTATGAACCTATCGAAGATAAGTATATACAATATCATTATCACATAGGAAACGATATAGTTTCATTTAAATCAAGTTATATGGTCAAGATCATCGACTACGGAAGGGCATTCTATAAAGATCCGGACAATAGTAAAAATACAGCTACGTCAGTACTGAAAGAGATTTGCACGATACCCGATTGCAATGAGAAACCAGAGGTGTGCGGAGACAAATCGGGGTTCAAATATCTTACCAACGACGCGGTTCCTTCAACTCATTACATGAGCAGTTCTATAAAAAATCCTAGTAGCGATCTGAGACTGATAAATATGTTGGCACATGAACATTATGTTGGGTACACTACATTTTCAACAAAATTATATGATAAATTTGGTCATGATACAATCAGCGATGCTTTCGAACCATTGATGGACCTCATGGAAAATACAAATTATGGAATAGGGCTTGGACTTGACCCTGACAAAGACGCAATATATGGCACGAGACCTTTGACACATAATGGATTTCCTTCTCGAATAAACAATGTAGAAGATGCGGAGAAATTTATACGAACTGCAATTATGACAAATCAGGCGATGTATGACTTGAATGAGCATAAATACGAAAATATGGATAAGTTGGGGGACATGCATGTATTTTCAGATGGAAGGAACTTGAAATTCAAGGTACATCGCGAGTAAATCGTTTTTTTGTTAGTAATTTACTAACAAAAAATAATAGTTATATAGTAATTATTGAATTTTAGTAATTACTATATATATGGATACGCCTCCTCCTGTTCCTCCTCCTCCTCCCCCTGCTCCTCCTCCTGTTCCTCGTGGTTCTGATGATAAAGGGAATTTTATATTAGAATTAGAAACAGGAACATATTTCGGACCTTTAAAAGATGGAGTTCCACATGGTGTAGGGAGCAAAATTTTTAAAAATGGTAACGTATTTAGAGGAACATGGAAAAATGGTCAAAGGGTTGAGGGAACAACTACACGTCCTGATGGTAAAAAATTTAGAGGAGTATGGGTTAATGATTTGTTGTACAATGGTTTAGGAACAGCATCATATGCTAATGGTGATATATTTACAGGAGAATGGCGAGAAAGCCATCCATATACAGGAGAGGGATTTGTTCATTATGGTATTGGTGTTTACGAAGGAAAGTTATTGAAAGGTGAAAAGCATGGTGAAGGAAAGTTTACATTGAAGGATGGTACAATATATCAAGGTGCTTTTTTGAATGATAAAAGGAGTGGTAAAGGAGAATATAAGACTAAAGATCTACACTATATTGGTAATTGGTTAGATGGCAAGATGAATGGTAAAGGAATAGTGGTATTTTTGGCTGATGGTTCATCATATGATGGTAACTTTGAAAATGACAAGAGGCAAGGTTACGGAAAAAACATTTATAAAAGCGAAGGTTCAACATACGAAGGAGAGTGGGATAATGACAAGAAGAAAGGAAAGGGTAAAATTATATATAAAGATGGGTCGAGCTACGAAGGAGATTGGTATAACGACAGGAAGCATGGGGAGGGCAAATTGATGGATGCTAAAGGAAAAATTACATTTGGACTTTGGAAATATAATGATCTTTCAAAGGAATATCCTATATTTAAAATATCAGAAAAGGTATTGATTGGTTGTGAAACGATTCTTGGCGAACCTTATAAGAGTGATGATATTATCATGTTACATAACCCACCTATACCAACATTTGATATCAGACGAACATTTGATTGTGTTGAAAAATGTACATTAAATATCTGCAATTTTATGTTTACGAGAGAAGATATAAAAGGTATGAAAAAATTTGCAGTCGATAATGAAGTCGAGAGACTTATATCACAGGGAATGAGGAGAGATGAAATTGATTATGCAGAAATAAATGAAAATGTAATAATGCGAAACCCGCATAATCGACAAGAAATGCCCGTGGAACATCTTCAATTGTGTGTTTTATCCATAATACCTAGTTTACCAGCTAGTTTACCAGTTAGTTTACCAGCTAGTCTTGATTTATTCTCAGCTGAACCTAAAGAAGGTAAATCAAGTGAAAGAGATGAATCGATTGAAGGTGGAAAAAGAAAAATAAAACGCAAACAAACGATTAAACGCAAACAAAAAAGTAAGCGAATACAAATCAAGAAAAAAACAAAGCGACATTAGATATATACAAACCCTTTATTTTTGTATGTATAACAAACTTTTAAGCAGATTTAACAGCATACCACGACGGGGCAGCCCTTTTCTTCTTCCAACTAGCGATCCTCTGTTTTTCTTCCGACATGTAATAATTCCTGTACGATAGAACCGCATCATCGGACTTGTACTTATCGGGCATGGCCAACGCGAACGGCGTGAGTCCCTTCTTGGCGAACTTGTCATCACTAGGCATGTTTTCTCTCAAAAGCTTAGCAACCAAATATGATTTGTGAAACTTGGTATCGGCGTGTCCGTAGCGAAACCTCCATTCCGTGTGAAGCTCCTCCACCAGGTCAAGAGCCCATATGAAATTCTCCTTGGAAGTCCTGCACCAAATGGTTACAGGGTGGTTCTTGTGTGCGAGTTTGTAGAGAAGCTTGTTCGTCTCCTCGTCATCAGGATCCAAGATACGCTTGGCCGAGCAAAGCATCTGCACCGCCTCTAACAGAATTTTGCTGACGTGTTTGTCCATCATGTACTGGGCAATCTCCCTTTGAATGAGCGAAAGGATGAAGAGGTTCATAGTTTACGTTTACATTAGTGATTGTCATTATATGAGAAAAAACAATTCAATTTTTTTGTACTGGTATCATTATATTATAATATAACAATATAATAATGGATTTAGTATCAATATCAGGATTAGGATTTGATATTGAGTCAGCTGAAGTTTTAACAGACGATGAAACAGGAATCAAATATTATCGTATTCCAAGAGATGCGGTATTATTTCGCGGCGATTCCAATCCGAGAATAGGCAAGACAATAGAGTTCGATGATTCAACCCCAGTATTTTTTGGTTTCAATCGAGATAATGTATTCGAAAATTATGGTGTTGCTTTTATATTTGAAACCAAGGAAGAGTTAAAATTAATAGCAATAGATCAAAACCAAGATACGCCATTTTACGCAAACATGCCGCAAGAATACCAAAAAATTTTGAATGAAAATTACGGCTACCCAGAAAAAAATGGGATACGCGATTCGGTAAGTAGCAAAGACAAAGATTTATCATTGTATATTCGTGAAAACTACAAAAACTTTGATGGATACGCAAGTAAAATGATGAATGCATCAGATAATCTTAAATTTCATAGTGAGGCTATGATATGCTTTCCAAAAACCAAATTATCAGTTGGCGAACGAATGGATATAGGCGATAGCCCATTGAAACGGAAATATGATGAATGGCGTGATAGAGCAAATCGCCCAGAGGAAAAAAAACGCCAAAGATCAAATGAAGAAGAAGATTCATTTCCTGCAAAGAGAAGAATGATGTTTGATGATGATGACGATGACGAGTTTGATGGTGGTAAACGCAAAAGAAGAAGAACAACAAGAAGTAAGAAAGGTCGTAAATCAAAAAAAACAATTAAACGCAAGTCCGCTAGAAAAACAAAACGAAATAAATAGGTTTGTTTGTTAAATTTTCAATTCAGGTTAACTTTTTATTTGAAGATAACGGATAAAAATATTATATTATATTATGGATACACGTTTTAAACTTAACAAAAATTATAATTTAGACGCTTTCTTAAAAGGAAAAGAACATTTATATCCGTCTACATGGTTTACAAGTGATGGAGTCGCGGTAGTTGGTGTTGTGTTACCATATAAAATATTAACAGCATTATTAAACGAAGATGGTACGATAGAAATTCAGCCAGAGATAAGATGGGATCATTATAAACCAATTGAAGAACCTGATAAACAATATCATTTCAATCGAGATGGAACATTTATTTTTGCTGAAGATAGCAAAACAAATGTAGTTACCATTTGGGATGCCAGAGTCAAGACTGAAGGCGGTCCACCAATTGTACAAGAAATTCAAATTGATCGCGATCTTACATTTAATGGTAATATAAACAGCGTAATCTCTAGTATGTTGAGTCAAGACGGATCAATCTATGTTGTTTGTTGTGCGAAACCACTTGGAGGTGGTCTTTCAGAATCCGTTGTAAAAGTCTACAAAAATGGTTCTTTGCTACATACTTTTACGCAATTTCAAGATCCCGGAGTTCACGAGGATGACACGTTTAATAGCGTTGATATTAGTATTGATGGCAGTAAACTTGTAATTGCATACGAGTCAACTTTTCATGACGCAAAATTTTACAATCTTCAAGCTAATCCTCATCGTCAATTTTATTTTGAAGGTGAAAATGAAGAAGATGACGAACCAGAGTCGGTAGATTATATCGACATATGGGATCTTAATACAGGTGAACGTCTGGTAAAAACATCTGAAAACGCAAATTTCGCTGTGTTTAGTCCAAATGGAACAGAAATAGTTGCTGCCACATTTGATGGAATAAAACTATATGATACACAAGAAGTGGAGTTATTATCTTCTTCTAGTATAGGATCTCTTCCAAGGTATATTGCTTTGAATAATGAAGGAAATAAACTTATTGTTCTAATAAATAATTTTGGAGCGAAACGAAATGAAGTAAATATATATGATGTCTTACCAATACCAACACTAACAATAAAAAGTTCATTGTTAAAGGATGTTGTTGATCCTGTTTCAACAGATGTGTTTAAAACAGATGATATTGTTTATATAGTTGATGCTAAAGATATTGTATCAATTGATCCTGATAAGGGTTATGTTATAAACGAAGAGGGCCTTGATCAGGCTAGTATTGACAAGGCTATTGCCAACATAAAGTCTCGTATGATTTTAAAAGAAAGTCTAGATTTTTGGAAAAAAAGTCATGAAGTTCATGAGGATATAGGTAGATTTAAAAATCCATTTACAAATGAAGGTGGTAAAAGCATTTATGGTAGAGGAATGTATAAATTAATTATAGAAGAGGACGAATCCGCGGCATCCTCTGCTGCATCCTCCTCAGAGGGTGGTAAACGAAAAACAAAACGAAGATCTACGACAACAATGAAAATGAAGAAAATAAAGAAAATGAAGAAAACAAAAAATAAAAGAGTAAAGGTATCAAAAAAAAAGCGTATGAACCCGTGATTAGCTTTCAATATGAACAAACGAGGCTTGAACAAGGTTTCCATTTTTATAATAATTATAAGTAGGTGTATACCCCATTGTGATATCTTTACTAAAAATTTCAACTCTGGCATTTGGGTATTTTATGGAGGCATCGATAGCTTCTTCCTTTGACAATAATATAATTATATCTTCCCATTCGCATCCGTTACCAAAAAGTAACATATAAACAAACTCCATTTTTACAATATATAAATGAGTTAATTTTTTAAATTTACCCTAATATACTATTATACTATTATACTATTATTCCCTAGATGAGTGAAATTGAACCAATCAACACATCTATAAGAATTGGTGTGAAGCGATTTATAAAGGTGAAAAAACAGAAGGTGAACCAAAATGACACGAAACAAGAGAATGTAAGCTCTAGTAAAAATAGTTTAACTGCTAAATCAGGGTTTATTGCAGAGGATATATTTAGAACAGACGAAGTAATAAAAGACAGATTGGAAAAATATTTCGGAAAAACAATTATTTCAATTGAAAAGATTCATGGTAAAAAATATGATTCAAAGATTTATTTTGAAGATGGTACTAGTAAAAATATTCAAAATAAAAAGATAGAAGGGTTGGGAGGTAGAGGCGATTCATTTGATAGGAGACATATAAAAGATACATTTCAAAATCAAGATATAAGAAGGTATTTGACATTACTGACTTTATATCGAAAAAATAAAAGAGAAACATCAATGATGAATGCACAAAAAGAGGATTTTATGAAACTATGTAATAATAATTTAAATGACATAACACAATATATAGAAAAAACGTTAATTGGAGAAGATAATGAGCAGAATGATTATTGGTGCATAATGAAAACCAATAAAGATTTCACAAACAAGGAACTATTTATAATTTCAAGTACGAAGCTATTTCAGTTCATAGAACTGAGTATAAAAATAGACATTAAACTAAAAAAAAATGGGACATGTCTACACTTATCACCATATATATCTATTCAGAGAAAAGGTGGAGGTAATACAGACAATTCACCTAATCATATACAAGCCAAATTAAAATTTACACAGGAGTTATTACACTTATGCGACAAAATCATGTGATAAGATCATGTGACAAAATCATGTGATAAGCTCATGTGATAAGCTCATGTGATAAGCTCATGTGATAAGCTCATGTGATAAGCTCATGTGATAAGATATTATAATTTAGATAACAATACTTTTAAAACATCAACTACTATACAATTACCAAGATAGAATAACATATCCTCATTTTTTACAATCATATTCCACTTGTAATTTTCATCAAAACCAAACATTTTTAACCCTTCTATTACATTCAACCTTCTAACTTTTTGGTCGATGTAATATAAACCTGTTTTCGCACCTGGTCCACCCGAAGAAGCACAAATAGTAGGCCCACATGAATCAATTGAGTATACACGTTCACCTTGTCTTCCACCATTATTTGATACCTTGTGTATCATTTTAAATAACATTTTACAATTATTTTTTGTTCCAGTTTCTTTACACTTTTCCAATTTATATTTATCTTCATAGTTTAAAAACTTGGTTTCAGTATAGTCTATTATACTAGAAACAGGAGTTATCGTTTTATATGGTTCCACAGGAAATTCGTATTTTTTTGTTTTACTACCGACTATAAATAATCGCTGTCTTGATTGTGGAGAATTATAATATTTTGAATCGATAACTTTAAAACTAATATCATAACCTCTTTTTTGTAACTCTTCGCGTATTATAGTAAATGTTTCTCCTCCGTTAATAGTGAGTAAATTTTTTACATTTTCCAAAACAATTGTGTTTGGTGTTTTGACATCAATAATTTTCAGAATTGCATAAAACAGGTTACCTTTGATTTTATCCTCGAAACCTTCTTTTTTTCCTGCAATTGAGAACGGCTGGCAGTTATGAACAATGGTATTTTTTACAATATAACTATTATCATTTTCAACCTCAAAATTATATACAGATGTTTCAGTTATCTCCCTCTTTGTAATTTTAAAGGGAGCAAACCAAGCATAGTTATTTTCGATAAATGACGAAACATTTTTATGTTTCTGTATAATTCCTCTTATACAATATGTATCTCTTTGTTTAACTATTCTACCTTCAATAATAGTAGTTTTAGGACGAACACATTTATTTATGGAAAATATATGACCTAATTTTAAATATAATCGTTGTAGTCCATATGCCAAATTTGAGGATATTGTTGTGATTTGTAAAATTTTCTGATTGCTGATACAACCATCTGCTTTCATATATCCGTTAATAAATTCTTGAATGAATTCTTTTGGAGCATCTTGAACCCATTCAGGTATCAATTTTCCATGTGCATATTTTCCAAATTGTTTAAATATATTATACCATATAAAATTAGAACATCCAAATTTTTTACATTTATCTCCTGTATCACACTTTTTATCTGTTATTGGAAGAACTCTGTTTATTCGTTCAAAAACTTCTTCTTCATCTTTAGAATTAATAGCAAATCTTATTTTATGCATCATACATTGTCCATCTTCTTTAGTTGTTTCTTCAATCCAACCATCACCAACTAAATATCCCATAACAAACCAATAATCTAACATATCCAACTTAATATGTTGTTTTTCCGTTTTATATTGATTGACTATTTTTTCAAAGGTAAATTCTGGTATAATTTCTTTATCATTAATAACCATTCCAAAGTAGTCATTCATAGTAAGTTCATTCGCTTTTTTCCATTTTGGTTCTGTAAAGAATATATTATATCGTCTGTTTAAAGAATCCCAGATTTTTGTCTTTTCACAAACATAAAATGGATGTTCTTCTGTTGAAGTAATAATTTCGGGATGATATTTTATTTTTATATCAAATACCTCACCACTATATTTTTTTCTTTGTAAATTTAAAATATTTTGAAAGTTTCCTGTATGTGTTAAAAGTTTATCAGTTAATTCAACATCTTCAATATTTTTATAACCATTATTTGTTAATGTTTGTGTACCAGCTATAAAACAAGGAAATCCACCACATAAAATATCAAAATCAGGGATATTCTCTATGTTGATATTATTGATATCGCCTTCAGGTGTAATTCCATAGTTTTCAGTATATATTTTTCTAACGTTTTCATCTATATCACATGCAAAAACACACTTATATTTTGTATCTTCGGTTTCTAATGAATTAAATGCATAATGAAATGCACCTAGTCCACAAAACAAATCAATAAATTTTATTTCTTTTTTCAAAGCATTTGAGTTGTCGGCTGAAGAGGGTTGATTATTAGCATTGGTTAAGATTATTGGTGTTGGTGTTGGTGTTGCAGAACTAGAACTCATACCATCTAGTTTCTTAGTAACAACCTCTTCAATAATCTCCGTCAGTTTGCTTTCATAAACGCACGGGTTTTTTTTAGTTGTGTGTTTGGTATAATGCCCTTTCTGTAAAAATTCCTTTCCACATTTTTCGCAGTTATATTTAACCATTTTAAGCTATGATAGTAGAATCTTTGTTTATAATTTTAAATCATTTTTTTACACAACAATTTTTAACCATTTTTAGTTAAAATTGGTTATTTTGTATATTTGTAAATATATAATATTTTTATTATATATTTTATCGGGAACTACAGGGATCGAACCTGTGCCTCTTACGAGAGTTGATTTCAAGTCAACCACCTTAACCACTCGGTCAAATTCCCATATGTATATTTCATACAAATTAATCAATAAACAAACCAAATATTTAATCCACATCAGCAATATCCGGATTACTGCTAGTAGAAGGAGGAGCAGGGGGAGTAGTCGAAGCCGCAGAAAAAGCCGCACTCTCCTCCGCACTCTTATCCATCTTCTGCTTGAAGAACTCCTGGAAATCCTTCGTATGTGACTCATACTCATCGACCGAAGTGCTCTCACCCTGCTCATTCAACCACGACAACTCACTATCCACCTTATCCTTGATCGCCTTCTTGCAGTCAGCCGACATCTCCTTGTACTCATCCCCATCCAGCATATTCTTGGAACTATACAACGTATTCTCGTAAGAATTCTTGGCGTCAAACACCTTCTTACGCTTAGCATCCTCCTCCTTGAACTTCTCAGCCTCCTTGATCATTCTCTCGATATCATCCGGATTCAAACGCCCCTTGTCCTTCTGAATCGTGAGCGACTTACCCTGGCCATCGCCAACCTTTGCACTGACAACCAAGATACCATCCGCATTAATATCATAAGTGACCTTGATCTGCGGAACTCCCCTGGGAGCAGGAGGGATTCCGTTCAATGTAAACTCACCTAGCTTATTGTTGTCCTTGGTGAACTGACGCTCGCCCTCGAACACGCAAATGTTAGCACCAGGCTGATTGTCCGCATACGTGGAGAACACCTGCTCCTTCTTGGTGGGGATCGTCGTGTTCCTGGGAATCAGCACAGTCATGACATTTCCAGCCGTCTCAATTCCCAAACTCAAAGGAATCACATCGAGCAGCAGAATGTTCTTCGTCTTGGCAGTAGTTCCACCGCCCAAAACATCACCCTGAACAGCCGCACCATAAGCAACACACTCATCTGGATTCACCGAGCGACACAACTCCTTGCCATTGAAATACTCGCGGAGCTTTTCCTGGATCTTGGGAATACGCGTAGTTCCTCCGACAAGAACAATCTCGTGAATGCTGTTCTTGCTGATACCAGAATCCGTTAGAACCTTGGTAACCGGATCCATCGCCTTCTTAAAGAAATCAACACACAAATCCTCAAACTTGGCACGAGTCAGAACGGCGTTAAAATCAAGCGACTCAAAAAGACTATCAATCTCAACAACCGCACTGGTAGACGTACTCAACGTCCTCTTTGCATGCTCCGCCGCAGTACGCAGCCTACGCAAAGATCGCTGATTGTCAATCGTCTTCTTGTGCTTCTTTCGGAACTCCTCCTTCAAATAATCGACAATCTTCAAATCGATATCCTCTCCTCCGAGGTGAGTGTCGCCAGCCGTCGCCTTTACCTCGAAAACACCATCGCACACCTGGAGAACAGTAACATCGTGCGTCCCGCCTCCGCAGTCGAAGATCAAAACATTCTTCTCCGAGCTCGTATCCATACTGAGACCATAGGCAAGAGCGGCAGCAGTAGGCTCGTTGATAACACGTTCGACCTTGAGTCCAGCAATGATTCCAGCATCCTTGGTCGCCTGACGCTGAGCATCATTGAAATAAGCTGGAACAGTAACAACGGCACGAGTAACCTTGTGTCCCAAAAATGCCTCAGCAGTCTCCTTCATGTAAACGAGAATCATAGAGCTGATCTGCTCAGGAGTAAATCGCTTCTCCTCGCCGCCAATAGTTACAACGACTTCACATGAATCATTGCTTCCGGCGACAACCTTGTAGGAAAGAGTCTCCATCTCCTTCTTGACATCCGGGTCACTGAACTTTCTTCCGATGAGACGCTTGACATCATAAATAGTATTCTTCAGATTACCAGTGACCTGGTTCTTTGCTGCCTCACCGATCAGCCTATCAGTCTCCGTAAATGCAACCCACGAGGGTGTGGTGCGCGACCCCTGGCTGTTTGCAATAATCTCAAGGATTCCGTCTTTCATAACACCAACGCAAGAGTTTGTAGTTCCAAGATCGATTCCAATGACAACATCTTCGGTACCCATAGTGTATTTACACGCGATATTTTTCTATATTGTTTTTTCTAAAAACTAATTTTCTTGAAATCCCCTTGACTAAAATGATAAATCAAAAAACTTGCCAGACCTAATAAGACGTCAAATAGTAAAAATATCCAAGCCCTTTTATTCTTTTGAATAGCACTGATTGCGAATGAAAAATACAATAAGGAATGAACGGGGCGTAAGTCATCCCACCATATTTTCTCTCCGAATACTTCTGGACCGGTTTTACGAGAGCCAGTCAAATACAAATATGCGAATCCAAATGCAGGTAGCAAAGCAACGTATCCAGCAAAAGGCAGCATGTCGACAGGAAGATTTTTAGATAACAAAACCAAAAACGAACGAGTTCCGATACAAGCCACTAAAAAGAGCAACATTCGTTTTGTAATTGTATTCATAATTGTTCTATAGTAACCCATTATAATTTTTTCTACTTTTTGAATATCGATTGGAAATTGTTTTCTTCATCAATCTAATTTGTCGTTTGGTTTTTCTGGTTTTGTATTGCTGAGCAATCAAGTGAAATTTTTGTTTTTTGAGTGGCGGTTCAATAGAAGTTTTGATATCGCCTTCTGACATATAATACAAGAGGATTGTTTTATTTGCTAGACCATCTAAATACTAGAGGTTGCGTTATGTATGGCGAGTAATTTAGTGTTTTTACTTATAATACTTGGACACAAACGTATGTATTTTTTCTATATATAATATAATGTCAGCGTTGAAAGGTCCATCTCCTGATAAGGGCGAAACGATTGTGATAGCAATAACAACACATGGTGCTGTTTTAACAAAAAGAGCTGATAGTGGTGAAGTAATACCTGAAAATTTTGTAACTCCAGTGAAAATTATAAAATATTCAGCCGTGGCTTTTGGTGTATGTAATATTGTAAACGATAAAACAATACTATTTAATATTGACCATCTTATTAAAGAATTTGACACTAGACAACTTAATTGGGATACAATGACAGATGAAGAAATAGTATCAACATTAGAATCTATAACATATAAATACAAGGATTATCACAAACGTTCGATAGAACATGTAACTCAAGATGATATTGATGAATGGAGTAAAAGCACGAAGGAAATTGATAAAGAAATGTTGTATTTTTGTCATAATGCTCACTTAGGTCATATTATAAATGCATATGATGCTGGTGACGAACTAACAGACAAAGCATATACTTTAGGTGGTATATCAGATCAAGCTGCCAGCTCTGGAGATGCCATTTATTCAGACAAGATATTACTATTTAATTCGAGCAGTACAATTGATTTATATGATAAATTAGCAGGTGATAATCCTGGTGTAATCTTATCTGACCTTATTGAAACTCTCATTATGCAGGAAGACCCTGTTTCGCGTATAGTAATTATTGATTTCACGTGCAATGACACACTAGGTTCTTTTCCTATTACCGATGAAGAAAAATGCGAGTTAAGAGACGAGAGTAACAAAGGAAGGGTCAAACTTGGAGGAAAAAAAAATACTAAGAAGTCTAAGAAGTCTAAAAAGTATAAAAAATCTAGAAATAAATATAAAAGGATAAAGAAGTCTAGAAAGTCTAGAAGACACAAATAAATATTTTTGTCAACTCTATAATACATTAATCAGGCTCTCTGTCGCAAAGTCTTTGTATCCACAACTGGAATTTTAACATCAGCGATGCGAACAGGTGTCCACTTTTTAAACTTACTATTGTAAACACAAACAAAATTACAACTCTTGCTAAGATCAACATACTTGTCAATCTTATCATTCTCAAACTCATCTTCGTCATCACTCTCCTCAAGTGCATCCAGATTGTTATTTTCTTTGATTGTCCTGAAAATACCATTCATCATTACACTCGCAGTATATGTGGGGATACAACACGTATCAAACAATATTTCGTCGTTACCATACAAATGATACACATCCGTCTGCACATCCGCCTTCACCTTGAAAATGACCTCCTTTGCTGTGGGTGGGTAAGGGCGGTCTCCGTTTTTACGAGGGTCGTTGTGTTGTTTCTTACCATTATGCTGTCTGGGTTCTTGATGAACATTTTTTATATTTTTGACAACGTGATTTTGCTGTGGTTGCGTTACTGAAGCACATGGGTGGTTAGACCCCGCCTTGTAATAAAATGGGCTGCTGGTATAATGGCCGATACTCTGGAACTTTTTAAATTGGATAGAGGTTACCTTGTAATTCACTTTGTAAATTTGCGAGATGAGCGAGTTGAAATCCGTCGCCATAAGCGGCATAGCAAACACAATAAACTTCGAGTTGTATGAGACCTGTTTAATATCCTCCTTGAAAATGGTTGCAAACAGGTCTAGTTTATCGAGCCACGTAAACCTGGAAACATCCCGTCCCTTGTAGAAAAAAACGTCTTCACACGAGAAGAACGTTGCGTTCAAATGAGTAAATACAACACCATGAAAGATGGTCTGATTACGTGCAAGCTCCTTGTCAAAACAACACGAGAACTTTCGCCACGTCATTGTTGCCTGGTCAATGATGAGGCAAGTCTCTTCGTTTTCAATAATTGTAAACCATGCAAAACACTTGGTTCCATCGGGTATAGCGATAAGCATATCAGAATTATAAACTTTCTTATGAGACGAATTATCATAAGAAAGTTTTAGATCGGAAGGGAAATTAGATAACATTGTATATTATAACATGTCGCCATGTCTTTATGTAGTATTTTATATCTTTATTAATATGAAAATAATGATTTTATAGGCAGATGTGTTATCAAGTCAAAATCACTTACGTTTTCTACTTTTACGTAAACCTTGTATTTGTTTTCTATTTCTTTCTTTTCTGGTTTTGTTGAGGGTAATCTTTCGCGTCTTATTCTTTTTAGGATGTAGAAGTCTTCTGCTACCTCCTAGTTTGCCGTTACCTTGTGCAGCTCTTGCCACCGCTTGTGCAACTTTATCTCTTGTCCGAACGAGATTCCGATCTTTCTCTTGTTGTTCCAGCTGCTCTTTTGTTAATGGTGGAAATGGTAAACTTGGTAAGCTTGTTCGAAATGGTGAACCTGGTAAGCTTGTTCGAAATGGTGAACTTGGTAAGCTTGTTCGAAATGGTGATGCGGTTTGTGAACCTTGTGAATCTGAAAATGTTGAATATGGTGTAGGTGGTTGTTGACTTTGGGATGAACCTGGGGAATCATAACCTGTGCCGCCTAATTCTTCTTCATTTTTTAGTGCCTCTTGTAATTGCCTATCTAATTCCATTTTTTTAGAAGGAGATTCTGATTCTAATTTTGCTTGTAATTCTTTAATATCTGATTCAATCGCATATAATGTTGGATCTATTAAAGAATATATACGTTCGAATGCCTTAGTATAAGATTCAGTATTCAATTCGGTTTCCTTCTTTTTCATCGCTTTATAAATTTTATTTAATTCACCTTCTATTTCTTCTTTATTTCCAACAAATTCTTGTTTAGAATCTAAAACTCTTCTAATAAATCTTCGAATAGAACTTTTTTTTTTATCCGAATCAGTATATCCAGCTGATGATGATGAAGACGATGATGAAGACGATGAGGATGGAGGAGGTGGTTCCGTGTAAGGAATGGCAAATGTCGTACCTACAGAAATTTCAGATTGAAAAGATCTTAATAACTCAAGTGCTTCTTTACAAAATGCATTTTGTTCAAATAAATTAGCGGTGTTAGCATCAAGCAAAGTCAATATCTTTCCAATTTTTTCTTTTTTTTCTTGTTGTAAACCATCTTCATTTTTCAAAAGATTTTGTAATGTTTCAATATTTTGATTTATTTTTGTTTGATAATAACTAAGTCTTTGGCGGTATGAATAAATTGACGCACCCTTGTTTATAGATTCAATACTTTCGTTTATAGCCCTTGTAACGGCTTCCCTTAGATAGTCTTCTTCTTCAAGAAAGATGGTTCTTTTTCTTTGTAATTCTTTTAAATATTCTGCTTCTCGCATGCGTTTAATATCTTCTTCGTTTAATACTCGAGGCAATATTATACCAAGTCTAGTTAGAGAAGAATCAGTATTGTTCATAAAAACAATAAAATTATTATAATCAAACATGCGTTCATCTGTGATGAAGTCATTTAATTTATCTATATCGTCAGAATTTAATATTAGACCCATTTTTTTCAATTCGATTATAACTTTTTCTAATGATTTACCTTGTAAAGGTGTTAAACGTGTTAAATCGGGACCGATAAGTTCCATAATTTTATTCCTCAATCGATCATCAACATAAAACTTATTCGCTGCGTCAAACGTGGGTACTCCACCTTCTTTTAAGCTTGCATTACCTTTTGTATTTAAGTTTTTTAAGGTATTTCTTGTCATTATAACTGGTCTTGGAACAAGATATTTATCGCCAAAATCAAAATTAGTTGGATCTATATCACGTCTAAAATTCATCTGAAGGACATATAACGCTAATGCATCATGCGAAGCAGCCGCTTCTTCTATTAATAACAATAAGTCTGCCAGAAATTTAAAAAAATAACGCAATAATGAATTCATAACTAAGAGCCAAACAACTGATGGTAAAGATGGTAAATGTATACCCAGCACAACTTCTTTTACGTTTGGGTTTAATGTATTTTCACCTGAATACCATTGATCTTCAAATAAAAAATCAGTTTGGGATGTATAATCATTACCTCTTTTAAACCCTCTTATAATAATAACAAATGGTTTTTTTTTACTTGAAGTAATAAAACCCATCATTCCTGTTTTTAAGAAATCATTGGGTGGTCTAGTTAATTCTTCAGGTTTTTCGGTATGAGAATGTAATTCGTACATCTGTGCTAACGGAATTTTTTCTTCTCGTTTTGGTGCATAGTAACCATTAGCAACCTCTTCCCATGTATCATCAATCATCTCATCTATAGAATTGTAACCATCAATAACCTGTTTTATGGCAGTTGCATCAGAACCATTATCGCATGCAACATTTTCTGGAAAAGTAAATGGTCTGTCTGAATGAACATATTTAAGTCCTTGGCCGATTTGAAAGCTGGTCTGAGCCTTCAAAGTGGGTTTTACATCCTTGCCTTTTGCTTTAACTGCTGATGCTGATGTTGCTGTTTTTGGAGTATGAGTTGTAAACTCTTGATAGAATGCGGATCCTGCTTCTTGTTTTTCGAGAGCATTGTCTTTAACCATATTTATAGCAGTCGTTTCGTCTAATAATTCTGCTGGAAAAGACTCACTATATATTTTCATCAAATCATCCTCAGGATTATATTTATCCCTATTTAAACTATTCTTTGTAAGAGCATCACTAACACGTCCGTCATCATCATGATGAATGTTGGCAAAATAAAACTCTGTCATTCCTGTATCGAGATCTATAAGACGAAACCAAAAATCACCATCATTCCCCCCCTCTACTGGTCCAAACTCAACAATACTTACCTTAAAACCTGGGTATTTTTCTACTACTTTTGCAGCGAAACCTATTGCAAAGGCTTTTATTTTTTCAAATTGAGCTGGGGTCATTCCTGCATCTACCATATATTATGTTATAATATATGAAGATTATTAATAAAATTCACTTGTTCTTCTCAATAATTATAACTCTGAAATATACGTCGAATCCCTCGCGTCTCTCACTTTCTTCTTAAAGAAGTCAGTTAGTTCGTTTTTCATATCCGCACTAACAATTTGTCTCACGTCTTCATGTTGATTACCATTATCATATTCGTAATCATCATCATGATCCTTGTGTTTAGAGATGATACCATACATATCCATATATTGTTTAGATGGTGCATTTACTAAATCCTTTATTTTTGGAACAGTCATAGTATCTCGAAAATATAAAAATAGGCTGTGTGCAATATAAATGAAAATGACGGATAATATTGTGGATTGAACTACAAATAAAAACATATAATAATAATATATTACTTTATCACCTATAAATACACATTGAATTCTTCGGAAAACCCGTCAAAATAACTATTTGTCGTTTTACCATGCTCATCCTTTTCGACTATTAAATGGATCTGCCTCTTTTTATTTGATTTCTGTTTTTCAATGAACTTGTAAGTAGTCTGTTTCCTAGGTACAACAATATGATGAATAGGCAACATACTGCATTCTGCTCTCTCTACACTTGAATTGTCGATTGTGAAAATACCTTGGTTAACAACAGACCCGTCTGTTATTTTACATTTATATAATCCTGTTCCATCAACCAAAAATAAACCATCTGGAGAGAAAATCTCACATACATCCTGTGTCGACAACGCTAGACAAGACGATGTAATATTATCAAGTATCTTTGCATTGTTTACGTAGACACGCATTATAAATATTCTCGAAAAGGGTTTAAACCCATTTATTAATGAAATACTATGTCCAATCTAGATATTATAATCGTTGAGAAATCGGGTTCTTTGAAAACGATTTCAGTGAAAGATTTCAAAGAGGAAGATCTTTTTAAAAAGTGTGGATTGAAGAAGAAGGACGATTTTGATAAACAGGTAGAGTGGAAGCTCAAGACAAAGGGTCGCAAGTATGTAGTTTCCGTATATGCGAAGATGAATGGAAGGGCAAACAATGAAAACAAGTATGATTTTCCTCCGCCCATAGACAACCATCTATTTTTTGGAAGTTGTGCAATTGTTGCACAAAATGAGAAGCAAGAATATATAAGTTTGAATATTGATCTTTGGAACACCTTGTATGAGAAGCTATTTGGAGGTTTCGAAGATCTTGCTGCCACCGCTCTAGAAGATGAGCAAGAGATTGACGAACTTGCAAATGTTCCCAAGGAGAAGAAAACTAAGGAGGGATATTTGAAGGATGGTTTTGTCGTAAGCGAAGAAGGTGAAGAAGAGTTAGAAGAGGATGAGACGACTAGCGATAGTGAAATCAATACGACGAATTCAGAGGATGAAGACGAAGATGACGATGCGGTTATAGAAGATATCGGATCGGAGTTGAGCGAGGAATCATATGACTATGAGAGTGATGAATAAAAAAAATGATTATGATTTAGAAAGATAAACAAATGATAAACTAATCATGTTACATACAATCGAAAAACCCGACGTGTTTCGTGCCAACATCACTTCAAAATTGAACGAGACATTGAAGGATCAGAAGTTGAGTTTGAATTTAGAAAAGGGTATTTATAATTATGCATTGAAAGAGGCGGATATACGAAAGATTGTCAAGAAATGGGACAACCCAAACTTCGTCCATTTGTACACAAATCGTCTGAGATCTGTCATGTTCAATCTGAGTCCAGAGCTTGTAGAGGAAATCACAAGCGGTAGTATCAAACCACACAAGATCGCATTCATGACGCACCAAGAGATGCAGCCAAAGCGATGGAAGGAGCTTCTGATACAAAAGAGCATCAAGGATAAGAATAAGTTTGAGAAAAACATTGAGGCTGCAACTGACACGTTTACCTGTCGCAAATGTCACAAGAACAAGTGTACATATTATCAAATGCAGATTCGTTCTGCTGATGAGCCGATGACAACCTTCATTACGTGTCTAGAATGTGACCACAGGTGGAAGCAGAACTAACCGAAGATATCAAACAAGTACGACGCTTCTTCAAAAACAAATGATTCAATGATTGTGGATAATATACAAAAAAATTCGTGAAAATTCATATATTCACGTATATTTTTTTCTTCGTGTTTCTTGACAATTATATCAGGTAACATAGTATTTTTTATATAAAATGTATCAATATATGAAATATCAATATTGAAATCAACATCTGAAAGATCAATATCTGAAATATCGATATTGAAATCGATATCTGAAACACTTAGATTTTCTTCATTATCAGAATAAGATTCAGAAATAATATTTGAGCTATTATCAGAAATGTTTGATTTTTCAGACATACATGAAACATCAATCTCACAAATGCAATATTTGTCATCAATTGATTTAATACTCAAAAGACAATAACCGACTGCCTCATATGATTCAGAAGGGATTTTCATCTGAATATATCTAATATATTACAACATAACAATTTACATGTTATGTTATAAAAATAATTACCAATTACTGAAACCGCCGAATCCAGCGTTTGCAGCTACTGGTTCATTATACATATCAGGAGCAGGAGAATTAGCTCCAATAAGTGGCGTGTTATCCTGTTGATACATACCATTGTAATTGGTTTGCTGCTGCTGAGGTTGTTGAGGAGGATTGGCTGGAAGAGCCATTATCGATGTTCCATCATTAAACTGAGGCTGTTGCGAAGAATTCTGCCCAGAGATAGGCTGAGACACCCTCACATTAGACTTCTTCTTTGGTTTCTTATCTTTGCTGGAACCATCCCATAGCTCAACAACACGATCAAATAAAACGCTTACTTTCTCTCCAAGTCTAGTTTGTAAACTCAGTGTAATCATCAACACTGAAAGGATAATGAAAACAATGTTAAATTCAGGGTATCTGACTCCACTATACGTGGGTACAAACGTGATCATACGATGAATCAAAAGTAAGCCAATAAACATAATTGTAACTTGAAGAATAATTTCAGCAAAAACCTCTAAACTTCCCTTGTTTTCATCAACCTCAGGAACATACTTTGCCATTGTCTTGTTCAAGATAACAACCGGTATAATCGCAATAACTGCATACTGAAGAATGTTTAAAATCTCCGACTTGGATTCATCTTCGAAATTAAATACATGCTTAATAAAATTTTTATTTTCAGAAATGTTCTCCATATTATTGAATAAGAATATAAAAATGTTTCATATGAGATAATAAAAAAATATTGTTTTGCGTTAAATATTTAGGAACATATTATGGAGTCATATAAATGAGTAGTTCAAGATCCATCGCTGCAGCTAGAAGTAGGCGTACAACATCAGAACAGGGGGCTAGACCCACTCAAGATATTCGGCCACAGATGTCAAATCAGCCACCAACTCCTTCTAATGTAAGAAACCAGGCATTCCCATCCGATGTTCAAACGAAGATCTCTGTACAGGATGCTATTAACATTATTACCAAGCGTATTTCAAGATTAGAACAAATATCTTCACCACAGCAACAATTTCAAGTGCCTGAGAATTCTTGTGTGGTCGACAATGCCGTACTTGAGGACATTATAGAGAGACTTGACAAGCTAGAGTCAACACAAGATCAAACATTCGATTTGTTAAGACGCGAATTCGATAGCAAATTTGAAACATTAACGAGAGAAACAAACGAGAAAATTGCCGACATTGACTTGGCATTTGCCGAGATCGAGAAAAGCATCCAATTGGATAATGAGACACAAGCCGACAATACCGAGATTAGTTCGGCTGATGTTGCCGAAACGATCCAGCTTGAGATTTCAAATGCTTAATTCGTAATACAAATAAATAAATATTAGTTTTCTTAATTATGACAAAGTTCATAATGGTGTTTTTTATATTCTGTGTCGTATTGTTTATTTATCTGCATATACATTTTCAATTAAAAACAAGCAACGATTTAGAAATGTATGAAATCGAACATACATCAAAAGATAAATTAGAAGAGATTTGTGATTTGCGACAACCTGTATTATTTGAAACAGACACATCAAAGATAAACGAAACAACCAACAAGTCGTATCTTGTGAATAATTATGGGGCATTTGAAATTAAAATACGTAATGTAAAGTCAAACGAATTAGATGCCGAACGATACATGCCTTTACCTATAAAATCAGCATTCACTTTATTTGATGAAGATAAATCATCTACTTACTTATCTGAAAACAATATGGAGTTTTTGAAGGAAACTGGTGTTATAAAAAATATGCAATATAATGATGAGTTTTTTAGACCATATATGGTTTCTAATTGTGATTATGATATAATAACAGGTAGTGCTAAAGTTACAACGCCATTTAAGTATGGTATTGATTACAGAAACTACCTTATTTTGACAGAAGGATCAGCACAGATAAAGCTCTCACCTCCTCATAGTATCAGATATTTATTTCCAAAATACGACTATGATAACTTTGAGTTCAGTTCATCGATCAATCCATGGAATGTAGAACCGAAATACAAGGCGGATTTTGATAAGATAAAGTGTTTAGAATTCACTCTTACGAAGGGAAAGGTTTTATTTATACCAGCGTTTTGGTGGTATAGCATAAGTTTAGAAAAGGATACTAGTATATCAAGACTTACCTATCGCACGTATATGAATAACATTGCATCTGCTCCTTATTATGCTATGCATGCGTTGCAAATACAAAATGTCAAACATGATGTTGTCAAGAAGTTTAATATAGATGAACTTAAGGTAGAGAGTGAAAGTAAAGAGGATTTGATTCCTAAGGAGGAATTGATTCCCAATGAGGAGTTGGTTTCTAAGGAGTAAGAAGAATAAATAATAAAGAAAACAAGAAAACAAGAAAATAAAGAAAACAAAATATTTACATAATATATAAATGAACCTACTTTATATGTTATTTGGAAAACCAAGTTCTGGTAAGAAAACTAGAAAAATGCGTTACAATGGAAAAAGATACAACAAGTCGTACAAGAAAACCAGATATCATGTTAAACATAACAAATCAAGAAAAAATAAATATATAATGAAGGGAGGATGAGCTGGTGGTCAAATGATGTAATAAACCAAAACTACAGAATGATACGATTATTTCATAATGACAGATTATATCATATATCTTTATCTTTACACATTTGAAGATATAATATAAACTTGATGAGTAAATAATAAAACCACGTATCTAATAATTGTCAATTATACTATTGTTGTGATCACAATAGTATCTATCAAACAAACCATTATTCTCCTGATATATTAAATACCAAATATTTACTTCCCACGTCAAAGTTCCCTTTGCTTCGATTATATCCAAGCATTTTTTTTTCATAAGCTCAGAAAATAACAATAACTTGTCTTTTGGACCACCAAAAACACCTCCCGCAAAATACCACATGACTGCTGCATAACAATCCTTGTTCGATTGCACATTCAAATCCCATATACTTGCAATACGTACGTTATCATATGATTTACAATTAAGAGACTCTATTTTGCTGCGATATTCGTCATCATTACAATTGAAAATATATCTTATTCCAAAATCAACCCATACAAATTGATCCGTCTTATATAAATCCATCTCAATAGCTTCTTTTACCCACTCTGTTTTATTGCACATGATTATTATGTAATCCAATGTGTCTTTCGTGTGATCTGCTCCACCAAGTGAAAAATTTATTATCTTGTCAATATAAGAATATAAATAAATCGTTTGTTTGTTTATTTTTATAAACTTTGTTTTTTCGTTTTCGTATATAGACAAATTATCGTATAATGTCTCATCTATAAATATAATCTTGTTAGTATCAGAAAGTAAAAAATGTTTACTAAACTCAATATATTCTTCTACTGGTCTGCGAGTGTTAACATTTGATAAAAAAGCAGACACTAAGGTTGTCATTAATATACCATTATAATTAAATTGTCTAATTATAATGCAACATTCTTTAATTATTTATTTCTCGTAATATTTATAAATATTTAACAAATGATATAATATAAAATATGTTAATTGGTATTATCGGAAATGGATTCGTTGGTTCTGCTCTTAAAGAAATCAAATGTGATGATATTGAAATAAAGACATATGATATTAATCCTAATCTATGCGAACCAGTCGGTTTAGCTATAGAAGATTTATATAATTGTGAAATAATTTTTATCAGTGTGCCTACACCAATGAATGTAAATGGTTCATGTTATTTGAATATTATACACTCTGTTTTACATGAATTACATAATATACAATACAAAGGACACATTGTATTGAGATCAACGATACCAGTTGGCACTTGTGATGATTTAAAATGTAATTTTATGCCGGAATTCTTAACTGAAAAAAATTTTAAGGAAGATTTTATTAACAATAAACAATGGTTTTTTGGGTTGTTGAATGACGAAAATGATACTTTGTTTATAGAATCAGTTACTAAGTTATTTTCATTAGCATCAAAAAATGATAAAATAAAACATAACAATCTTGTTTTTCTTACAAATAAAGAGTGTGAGATGATAAAATTATTTCGCAATTGTTTTCTTGCAACAAAAGTATCATTTTGCAATGAAATTAATGAATTCTGTGATATAAAAAAAATAAATTATGAAAATGTTCGCAAGTATGCAACGAATGACGAACGAATAATGCCTAATCACACACATGTACCCGGACATGATGGTTTATTTGGTTATGGTGGAACGTGTTTTCCAAAGGACACTTCATCATTAAAATTTGAAATGGATTCTGTTGGAATGAAATCGTATATACTTGACTCTATTATTAAACGTAATGTATTGAAAGACCGCCCTCAACAAGATTGGTGTGCTGATAAAGGTCGTGCAGTTGTTGACTAAACGACGTTTATATTGTGATTTTTTATAATATTACTACTTGAAAATATCTTTAGAATGCAATGTTTTCTAGATCTCGTACATGCCAATACTCAAAGCTGCCATCAGGGATAGGGCGACGGATAATAAATGGGATGCGTTTCTGTTGTAGTTCCAACTCAGCAATGATGTGTCCATCAATAACAGACTCAGGAATATTGATAAACGGCTCCGATCCAGATTCAATCTGTTTTGCTCTCTGTCCTAAAATTCTGGCTCTCTCGTATTTTGTAAGGAATGGTATCGTCCTGTGTAAAGGATCAATAATAGTATTGTAATCATCTCTAACAACAACAGCCAGTTTTGAAATCTCGTCAAAGTTTGGAACCTGACACTCTGGATGATAATCTGAAACATAGTTTGTGTTAATATCAAGGTCAAACTTCTGTAAATAATTCACATCATCATCACTATCATCATCGTCGTCATCATAGTTAATGATAACAGGCTTCTTTTTCTTAGCCTCAACAACAATTTTACTCTTTCCGTTGTCCTTTTCTTTTTCTTTTTCTTCGTTATTTTCACCATCCGACAGGTCATCCTGATCAACATCAGAAACAACTGAACCATCCTCGTCATCATCATCAATATTGACATCAGCATCGTCAACAGCATCCTCGTCAAGATTGGCATCATCATCATTGACACTTTCGTTGACACTTTCATTGTCGCTGTCATCACTATCCTCATTCTTATCAATTTCGATGTCACTATCGTATTCCGTCATATTACTATATTACTTATTATATAATAATATAATTCCAAATCATTTTTTTATAATAATTTATTTACAATAAAAATTACAATAAAAATTACAAAAGTTACAAAAAAATTAATATAAAACTATATGTTGTTATATAACAATGCTGTCAATTTCTAAAGTATTAAAAAAATATAATGAAATAACACTTGTTAAATTATTTGTGAATAGTTTACATGAAAAACTGAACCTAAACAATATATACGTTGATGCCGCAAAGAACCACAATAAAAAATTTATCAAACACAAACACGAAAATATTTATGATTTTGAATTATTTGCACCGAAATTGTTACATACTGCTTTATGTGAAAGCCCTATAAAAATCGATTATGAAATTATTTGTTCTGCAACAAAAATAACAAATTATAATACATCTCTATCATGCTTGTTTCTCGTGCCATCAAATAATATATCAAGCAGTAAGTTACGTGTAGTAAACCCCATCCAGATAATTGATCCCTTTTCCAGAGAGCATATCAAATCAACATTTGATGCATTAGAAAACACCGAAATAAACAAATACGAACAAAACGTTAAACTATGTTCACCTTATTTAACCCCTTTGATTGTGAGAGTAGTTGACACATTAGAAGAGCTAGACTATGAGGAAAAAATATAATTATACATATAAAAATACAAATTACTAAAGAAGATAAATAATCAACCCACATTAAACCTTGTCTGTAGTTTTCCAAGCAAAATCACACTCCGAACACAAATATACATACTTCATATTTTTGTCATCATATCTCAAATAAATAATCTCACGCGGCTTGTTTTTGGTATTCGTTAGGCAATCCTTGTTTGGACACATGATGTTGTCACATCTCGGCAACGTGGGATCCAGTTTTGTGTACTGGTTAATAATATGCTTAAAAGACTGCTCCTCTTGCTTGACTTGCGTTTTGAGTACATTCACGTTTTCTACTGCGAGGGATTCGTCAGTATTCTGACAATTCCTGCAATAATATATTAACTTGTTACTATTCGCCTCGTCGATGCGGATATAATACATGTTGTTGCAGTTGCCACAGAAATGCATATTTATATGTTTATATTATTATAAATTTATAATTCTAAATCAATTTTTTTCTTAATCGATGTTAATTTATCGATAATGAGATCATAGTTTATTTCAACGTTCATAGTATACATACTAGTCTTTACAATTGTCTTGTTTTGGTATGTCGTATCTTTCAGTTGTTTTGCAATTGCAAGAATGGTATCATAGTTTTTTAAAAAGTTATTTCTCACATTAAAATAAAAAAGATCAAAAAATGGCATGTAATAACCCTCCTTTTTATCGACGATATTACAGATTGCAATATTAAAATTGGAATATTGAATAATTTCGGTGTAGGGTTTCAAATCCGTGTGACTCTTTGTAACACCTGGTTCGTTAAGTAATGGATCACTACACAATAGAGTACAAAGTGTAAGAAGAACAGATGTTATAGATTGACAGGAAGACCACTGATCACCACGCCACGTATTCAACAGCGATACGCAGACTTTACCGCACTTGTAGAGATTCGGATTAAACCGGATTTGGTTACCATTCGTCCAGTACTTTACCACGGGTGGACTATGAGGATAATCGGGCGGGTAATCAAATTCAAAAAAATAATTCCCGCCAAAATAAGGAGTATCACTAGGTCCGATAATCAATGCGTAACCTTTCAACATATCAGAGTCATCATGTGTGTAATAAATTCCATTGTCTGTTAATGGGTTATTAATGATCTGTTTAACATCTTTTAATATACGTGATATTGTTTCTCTCGTAATTGTGATGCTAGCCATTTTATAATTAGATATAAATGTTTCTAAGTTGAATCTTTAAGATAAAAAAATGAGATAAAATTATCTGTTTACAATATACTAAAAAGATGTCTCAATACAAGGACCTTAACGACTTTTTAGCAAAACATCAAACGCAACAAGGTGCGGTTGCAACTCACACGAGAATACCAGACAAAGAATTAAATATTCATGGTGGTTCTTTTGTGATTCCCAAGGATGAGCTTCCGGTCTTCAATAAGCTTTATTGTGAGGCCGTCTTCGTTCACAAGAAGAAGGAATATTTGACAGAGAAACAACTGGAACTGGACGGCCCGATTTGTGTCGATTTTGATTTCAGATATTCGCTTGATGTTGAAAAGAGACAACATACTGGAGAAAATATCCAGGACATGGTCTTGCTATATCTTGAGGAGTTGAAGTCTTTGTATACATTTACCGAGGAACCATTTGATATTTTTGTGTTCGAAAAACCGAATGTTAATCGTGTCGTTGAAAAACAGCTGACTAAGGATGGTATCCACATGATGATATGTATTAAGTCAGATCACATCCTACAAATTATGCTCCGCGAAAAAATTCTTATGAAACTCCCCGATATTTGGGATTTGCCGCTTACGAACTCTTGGGATTCTGTTTTAGATGATGGTATCAGTAAGGGTGTTACGAACTGGCAGTTGTATGGTTCGCGTAAGCCTGGTAATGAGGCGTACGAGATGACACACTCTTATCAGATCAAGCTGGACAAGTCGGACAATGAGTTTATGATGAACGAGAGGCCGTTGACTACCTTTAACGCCAAGCAAGATTTCTTCAAGGTTTCTGTGAAAAATGATTCTAACCCAGGATTTGAGAAGAACCCTGGAATAGTCGGAGATTACAATAAACGCACCGAGATGAAGACCCACAAAATGAAGCGACCTATTAGTCGAACAAAGGTGAATCTACTGCTTCTCCCAGATGACAACTCGGAGGGAGGTAACGATGAGTCGATTTCACTGAATGATATTAACAGCCACGAGCGTCTTGACCGAGCAATGAACCTGATTTTGAGTCAGTTGAAGCCGGAAGAGTATTATGTCAAGGAGACGCACCAGTACACGCAGATATTGCCGGAGAAGTATTACGAACCTGGTTCGCATCTGCTGAATCGCCAGGTTGCATTTGCGTTGAAGAGAACTGACGATAGATTATTCTTGTCATGGATTATGCTGCGAAGTAAAGCGTCTGATTTTGATTTCAATGAAATTCCTAATATGTACAATCAATGGAAGAAATATTTCAATAATTACACATCGGGGCCTGGTGTCACCAGAAACTCGATCTTGTTCTGGGCGAAGCAGGACGCATTTGAGGAGTATCAGAATGTGAAGATGACAACCATCAATCACTTCATGGATATTGCGATTATGTCGGGTGCTGAGTGGGATATTGCTCAGGTGATGAAACAGATGTTCAAGGATAAATATGTGTGTGTGAGTTTTACTCAGAAACAGGGTTCGTGGTATGTATTCAAGAACCACAGATGGGAGCCTGATAAGGGGATTTCCTTGCGAATGGCGATTTCCAGCGAGATGTATATGCTGTTTTCAAAGAGGTATGAAGATATGTCGTGTGAGTTTCACAAATATGAGTCAACTGACACGAGGGCGGAGATGATTCGAAAGAAGCTCAATTGCATTTCCGTTATTATGGCAAAGTTGAAGAAAACGGCTGACAAGAACAATATTGTTCGTGAGTCGATGGAGCTCTTCTTTGATAGCGATTTCGTAAAGAATATGGATACGAACAAGCAATTGTTGTGTTTCAACAATGGAGTGGTCGATTTCAAGCAGAAGGTGTTTCGTGATGGGTATCCTCAGGATTACATAACAAAGTCAACAAATATCGATTATATTGAAGCAGGCGACATCAAAGATAAGAATTTGATTCAGGATGTAGTGAGTTTCATGGAGAAGTTATTCCCAATTCCTGACTTGAACAGGTATATGTGGGATCATTTGGCATCTACGCTCATTGGAACGAACCGCAATCAGACGTTTAACATTTATCACGGAAGTGGTAGCAACGGAAAGTCGATGCTCATCAGTTTTATGGCTCTTGTTCTAGGCGACTACAAGGGAACAGTTCCGATTACATTGGTGACAGAAAAGAGGAATTCGATTGGAGGTACTTCGTCGGAGGTGATGCAGTTGAAGGGTATTCGTTATGCGGTAATGCAGGAGCCTTCGAAGGGTGTAAAGTTGAATGAGGGTATCATGAAGGAGCTGACTGGAGGAGATCCGTTGCAGGCTCGTGCATTGTATTCGGAGAGCGAGGTCTTTGATCCGCAGTTCAAATTGTGTGTCTGCACGAACAATCTGTTTGATATCGATAGTAATGATGATGGAACGTGGCGTCGTGTGCGAAAGTGTGATTTCCTATCAAAGTTTGTTGATCCTGGTCAGGAGAATAATCACGAGACGCCTTATGTGTTCTTGAAAGACAAGTCGCTTGAGGAGAAGCTGCCGATGCTGGCACCCATATTCGCAAGTATGCTGGTGAAACGTGCGTTTGAGACGGATGGCATTGTCCTTGATTGCGAGATTGTTTTGGCTGCATCGAACAAGTACAGGAAGGGTCAGGATCACATTGCGGCGTTTGTCTCAGAGAAGATTGAGGTTACTGGTATCAATGGAGACCGAATCAAGAAGACGATGCTGATGGATGAGTTCAAAGAGTGGTTTGAACAGGAGCAGGGACGTAACAGAAAGATGCCGAAGGGGCAGGAGTTGTATGATTACATGGACAAGAAGTTTGGGTCGCATACGCAGACGGGTTGGAAGGGTGTGAAACTGATTTATCCTGTGGATGCAGATGCAAATGAGGATGATAATTGAATAATCTCGATCAAATGATGATATAGATACTCTATGGTTGTTTTGTAAATAATTTTTATAATATTATGATTATAAAAATTAATTTTTCTTTGTGGGTGGTTAAGATTACTTCTTAATTTATAGCGAGTCATATTCTTGTTTTTCTTTGAGCTTAGCCTCTTTGTACGCGTCAATTACCCTCTTGGCAAATACATTTGGAATCAATGTTTTGTTCACAAGAGGCAAATTTGTGCTGGGACTCTTGTTGTTAGTGAGTAACCATCTTTCAATTGCCTTCCTCTCGTATGTGTTACCATCACTGCATATAACAGGATCTTTCATTATTTCACATGTTATCGGACACAACATATCAGATGGTGCATCTGTATAATCTATATCATCGATCTGCATATTTTCATTTTCTATTATATCAGAATGAATTATAGTATTAGAACCAGTATAACCAGTATAGCCTAATGATCCAGTATAGCCTGATGATCCAGTATATCCATATGGTTCGTTGTTCAAATAACCTAGAGTTCGTTTTGCTATCACTAGAAATTCATTAAGAATACTTTCGATAAACAAAAAAGTGCGATAATCATATTCGGGCCAGTATCTGTCATCTAAATATTCTTCATAACTTTTATAATGTCTGGTTCTCCGTATAGAATTCATTATCGGTTGGTATTCGTTCCAGATTTGTTGCAATTCCTCTAATAAATTAGGATACCCAAGATTATTACTATTTATAATATTTTGAATTTCTCTACAATATAACTCTATTGTTGAACCAACTTCTATTGCATCAGCACTTTCACGTGAAAAATAACCCTGCCTACCTAAATCAAAACGCGTAAAATCTATAGAGACTAATATTTCAAATATCCGTCTTATTCGAGCAAGATGTTGGGACATACATGTATTTACGTTTTGTGTTTATATCTGTAGCTTATTCTATATTATTAAATTAACTTGTTATCAACCTAGGTCGTAAATGCTTGCTTAGCAAAAGGTAAAAAATTTTAAATATTATAATAATGTAATGGATAAACCTCTAGATCAACGTAAAACTATACATCTCGTTATATTTATGCATGGTGTAGAACGGATTGATCTAAAACTCTCTGATTTAGCTAAAAAGTATAAACGCTATGACTTTCCCGAAATGAATAAAAATCCGGAACTTCAACACACAATTTTTCACCCAACTGATGCGGGACTTCTTCTATATTCACGCGAACACGATGTAGACAGAGGAGCAAATCTGGAAAGTACGTGTGGCCTTACATGTAAATTACTTTCAAATTATGGAGAGTTTTTCGGAAATAAAGAGAATTGGACAGCTAATATGGATAAGAGCGTCGAATGGCATTTAACGGAGAGACCTCCTCAAGGAGAATCTATGTTTCCCAATGTTGATCTTATTAAAAAGCTTCGTCCAATTGATAGCGACATTGAAATTAAGTTACACGAGAATTTACCATTAGATCCAGACGCATATAAACGCAATTTTGTTTACGATCAGAGGTTCTCGTTTGGTAGTGATTTAAAATCAGACTCAGGATTTAGGAATCCTAGTAAGGGGATATTTATTGTAGGTCATTCAAACCTTGACCCAGGTGTAAGAGAAGTAGTCGACAAATATAAAGTAAAATTTGATGAAGGTGTAGATTGTTGTGATACAATTGCCCAGTATAACATGACAGATGTAGACAATTATAAAAAGTTTAGAGACGATTTAATAGCATTGGGTTATAGGAAAGATAGCCTACCCAATATCAAAATGGCAAGATATCACGGAGACCCGTCAAGAGGCCCAGAAATCGTTAAAATAAATGGTAAAAATCATTACAATCATTTCTACTTGTCTCATATTATTAAAGATTTTACACAATTTGGAAATGAACATGTAAACATAATGTTATATTCTTGTAGAGGACGAATTGAGGAAAAGGTAAAAAGAATACCATTTACTGATCCACTCAATATGCGTACGATCGAAGATCAATCGAAATTAGAAAAAGCACGATATAAAAGTTTAGTAGATCATGGAACTCCGCTTGTCGCAGACTACATGCAACAAACAGGTGTAACTGATGAAACTGCGGCGGCAAATAGCGTTAAGGAAATGAGGTCTAATTTGCCGCTTGCAGTTAGACGTTTAAAAGAAGCCAAAGATTTGGATAGTAGAACTGCTCGCATCTATGAGAAACTAGCAGATGCCGACAAAAAACGAAAAGAATCCATGAAAAAGGTAGGCGATCGTGGATTTGGCGGAACAAGAAAAAGAAAAAGACGCAAGGGAAGAAAAACAAAACGAAGTAAAAACAAGCATTCTATCAAGCGTCGCAGTTCTACCAGATGATACAGCTATATTAATTTAGTATAAATAACATGTTATTTATTTTTATTTGCCAAATAATCGGCAAATAAAAATTGTGTTGCTCTAAAACACCGATTTTAAATGAATAAAGGTGTAAAATGAAACCTTGTTTCGTTCTAAATCTGGAAGATTTGCCGATTTTTTCTATCCCATATTTATATTTCCAGAAAAGCAATTATGATTTGGTTTTGTAAAACATAAATTAATACCAATTACGTTAAGTCGGATTTTACGATGATTAAATACATGTGTATGGAGCCATTCATTTTCCGTTACCAATGTTGGGATTATTTCGAATGCGTTATTTTGAACTATATTTTTATGAAAAATATAAAGCATATCGTCAAGTATAATATTATGTTCATTCTCAGCATAATGGCAACCTCCTACATTTTTCCAATCTCCTTCACCATTTACAGACATACCATACTGAATCTTTCTGGGCCCATTATAAATTCTAGCTCTGGCATTTATCGCATTATCAGAAAGCATACGAAAGTCAATATTATCAATTAATTTTACTTCTGGTCTAATCTTCATATACCAATCGTAGTCTAATTCTGATTTATATTCTGTAATGAAATCGCATATTTTGCTAAGTTGTTTTTTTGTATTTATTATCTTATATTTAAATTGTATAATGGTTTCATAAATATCAAAATCATTCTTACTAGATATACCACAATAGTCATATTCTATGCAATTGTTTTTCATGTAATCGTTTAGACATTTTATATTATCACAATACTTTTCATCAAAATTATCACTTGATAATATAATCAACAATTTCATATAATATTTATATATAAATATATTTATATATAAATATATTTATATATAAATATATTTATATATAAATATATATACAAATATTTTGTTATCACACTAGTCATATAATTGCGGGCATATGTCTATCACCCTTAAGGGATAACAGGTAGACAATAAGTTGACGCAGATGTATTGATAGCCTTTTATAGATCCAAACGACTATTTTTGGGTAGAATATTTTTGATTGCTTGAACAAGTATCAAAAACCAATTGAGTAATTTGCTAGCGAAATACGGATAAATGGCGAGTAATATAAATATAGCAATTCTTTGCCGAAGGCTATACACCGAAACATTTGTAAAATTCAAAACTACAAATATGATTAATACAGCATAATAGAAAAACCACATCACGTTATAATAAAATCCAAGACCAGATATTCCCTCTTCCTCATAAAACATCTTTCTCTCGTCCATCAAGGTGTCGTTTTCAGTATCAGATATTTCTTCACTAAGTTCTTCGTTCTTTTCTTCAAACGTCTTCAAGGAATCTACTATATTCTCTCGGTTCAACGACAACCCGTCAAGCAACTCAATCGATCTCTCGACACTTGCTGCATTTGTATTAAATTTATTCTCAAACTCGGTTGTCTTTGTAATTGCTTCAGCTGTCAACTCCTTGTCCAAATATTCATTGTAACCAACATCACCAGAAGAAAATTCATAATAATTCTTTGCGGCGATTTTTAATTTCAATGGGGCATTTACTACATCATTCTTCGCATCTAAGAAGATTTTCTCAAGTTCCTTCTTTTTATTTGCATTTTGACAATCCATGTCACAACCAATTGTTTCTGTCGCCTGTCGTAATAAAGCATTCACTTTATCTAAATCCATTACTATATTATAATAGTAAAAAAATTACTATTGTTCCTTCGGTTGTGAGATTACACACAAATTAAGGTCTTCGTTATATTCCTGACCCTCGGAACAACAAGCGGATCCGATGCACGTTCCCCAAATTCCGGTAGCCATTCGAGGTTCAACATTTGTCGTAGCATCTTTGGAAGGTGGCCCGGGAGCCTTAGCCGGGTTAAAATTCCAATGATACTCGTCATAGTTCATATCATCTCTGTTAATTATAGACCAAAACCTTGGAACAAAATAATAACCTCCTATGATAATAATCAACGCAATTAAACCATAGTATAACATATCGGGTATAATCCTTCGCAACAATGAAAGAACAATAATAGGTATAAGTGAAAGCACTACAATCTTGAGTAGTTGTCCGTGTTCCTCATAGCGATCGCCGTAATAATTGTTGATTTCGATAAGACGTATCTTATTATTCTTATCGTGAGCCAGTTTCTCCTTTTCCTTTTTGGTCTTGTTCAAATTATCCTCTAACACAGCAACAGCCTGCTTTTGTTCGCGTAATGTTATATTCGAATTATCCAAAGAATTTTTGTAAAATTTGTTAATTTCATTGAGTGTTTGGTATAAATCCAAACGCATAGCAGTGATCTTGTTTATTTTATCGAAAATCTTATCTTGTTCACCAGCAGACAAACTGGTATTTTGTTCTAAATTAGTAAATAATTCTTTTTCCAGTGTCTGTAGTTGTTTTATATCTCTCAGTATCGATTCTTCGGGTGTTCCATTGTTCGGAGATGACATAATATATTCAACAGAGAAAAGAAGAATTGTTGGTTTTCATAGAAGAATTGCATACCATAAAATTACACCTAAATCAATATAATATACAATGAAATGGATTACTATTTGATTGTGTATTTATTTGTCATAATTTAATATTTATATAGCATTGTTCGTGTATAACAAATTATCCTTATGATCGGTTGATTCTTGTAGAAACTAAAATTGTTCCAAGAGCAAGAAGAGACCAAGACAAAAACACGTAATTTTGCATAGTAAGATTGATCTTGCTATCGTCTAAAATATTATCGAGATTGTTATTAGGGACAAACCCTTCCTTTTTACTAGTTATTGTAACCACCTCATCACTAAATTGGTTGGTTTTTATTTCCTCATTGTTTTTCTTGGCTTTTTGTACGTCGGATATCGTATTATCGGCAATTTGCTTAGATAATAGATCTAGTTTGGTTCGTAATTGGGCTAATTGCTGTTTCTGTAAATTTGTTGCAATAGTAGATGCGGTGTAATCAACCTCCTTACCCGACTCATAATTATTATACGTTATCGAGTCAATCTTAGAAATTGTATCTGTGATCCCTAAAGGAACCTTGAATGGGCGTTTACTTCTCACATATAACTCGCTGTTTTCATTTTTACTTTTGGGGCCAATTAACCTCTTCGGATAACACATGTTGTTTATTGATACGAACGAATAACCGACACACTCCTTGTTTTCATTGCATATTTTTTGACATGTATCTAGAGTTGTACTCATTGATGTAATATCCGACCCAAGACTATCAAATCCCTTATATTTTGTGTATTCGTTTGTATTTATTATGTTTTTAGCTGCGTAGTTATGTAATCCAGAATTTTGGTCGACGTTTGCAATCTTACCCATATGTTGTTTATATCCGACTTGGTTCATTTCATACAATGCATTTGCACCAATACCACCACTATGTGTACCATCTGGAGCCTGTTTGCAATTTATGCTAGTTGTCGATGTATACAAAACCAAATTACCATCTGCTTGCATTATTAAATACATTGATCCATCATTAGATCCTAAGAAATCACCTGGTGCCAGCGTCGACCCAGACGCAATCCAATTTCGCCCATATTTTCCTTTCGCCGCAGTTCGATTAGGATCGGGTTTCTGTTTTTTTCCATTTGTACCAGTAGCCCAAATTGCATTGTGAGAATCAGTTGGCCCAGAACCTAAATAGATAACCAAATTACCATCATCTTGAAGAATAAGGAAATAATTGTTTGTCTGGTCTAAAGTATAAACCGCGTTCGACCATGCACCTCCTGACCAAGTACCATCTTTTAATTTTGTACAATTGTTTCTTATGCCATACTTTTTAGTAGTTGCTATATTATTACTTAACGCACATTGAGCATTTTGTCCCGTTGTGGAATTTTGAAGACCATAATATGTTGAATTATTTTGTATAGCCAGTTCCCTGCAACTATCATTGTTATATTGCGGTGATCCTTTGTTATATAATGTCATAGCCCTAGAACCACTATCACCATAACAACCCATATAATTTGATGCTTTTCTTCCAGGAGTATTGAATATGATTTTACCATCAATATTACTCACAGATAAAGTTCCATCTGTCGTAACCGAAGCTTTACCACCAACTGCGGATGTACGAGATGACCATAAAGGAATAGCTCCCGAAACAGCATAATTGATTCCTCCTTTGGTAGAAGTTATTTTGTCATTTGAAACAGCACAATATCCTTTGTTGGTAGTTGTGTTAATCTGTTGCGTAGCATAATACTTGAATCCACCATCGATAGCAGCTTGTTTACAATCATTGTGGGTATATGAACCTATGTTACTAGTTGATTCAGAGAGAGATATATTTTGAAGAGCTGAGGATCTATCCGTTTTGGTCCATGTCCCTTGAAATTTAATTACGTTGTTGCCTGATTTAGTAACATTAAAATTAGTCGTGTAAGTTGTCCACTTATCTATAGGAGGTTCAAATGTATATATGACTATATCATTCAACAACACATTAATAGCGTTACCTGTTTTCGATCCATCGCAACAATTGCGACCACATGCGATAAACGAGATGGTATTATTTCCAGAATCGAGTTTTATGGTTTGAGATATAGCACCAGTGCGTTGTAATGAAACACACTGGTCTCCGTTTGGATATGGCATTGGATATCCCCAGTCCTTTGAATTGTTCAGTAAAGAAGCAGTATTGTCAGAGAAGTGCCATCCCGGAACAAACGAAATACTATTTACCTTTATATACGAGTTGAATTTTATGGTTGGTTTTGAAAAGCTTCCATTTACAATCGATGAGATTACTGATGGCTCACCACCGATAAACTTCATGTTCTTGTTGTCGGCATAACAACCTATATAATTAGAACCAGTATTTTGAATCATCTTGTCGACAAAAATCGAATTACCTTCGTTACCTACACTCTTTCCGTCGACCATATCAGTTCCAATGTACAAAGTAGGAGTCGTTGGGATAAGACGCTTTTTCAAATAATCGTCACTCCATTTTATTCCGAGAGAAAGCGGTTGAGTCTTAGAAGGTAACATTTTAACTGCTTTGAATATTCCCTGATTTGTAACATAACCAAGCTTTCCATCCGTAAAACTCACGTACTTGTTTAAGTATGGATTTTTATCTGAAGTACGCAATAGGAAATCCTTTGTGTCTCTAGTAATAGTATCAACTAATGCATCATATTCCCTTAATGTTTTTTGATATTCTTTTTCCAATTCTTTAGTGTCGGTTGAATTGGAATTAGAACCGGAATTTGTAAATGGTTCTTTATTATTGTTAAATATACCAAGAAATGATAAACCATCGGATAATGATTGGCTAACCTGCATATAATAGAATTTTATTTTTATTGTATGATATATGTTTATATTTACCAATTTAATGTTGGTAAATATAGTAATAAATAACATGAAATACGCTAATACATACCAGAGGCAGGCGTAACTTGCGGAGCAACTGGACCGCCAGATGAACCGAATACGAATTTAAACAAAATAAATAAAATTAATAATGAAATGATAAAAATAGCTATGTAGATATAGTGGTTTTGTGTAAGGACAATTTTAGAATCAGAGTTCTTTTCATCCAAGTCCTGGTTTTCATTTTGGATCTTTTTTAGTTCATCCATCTCCTTCTTTAGTTTCTCGCCGTTTTTGGTAATCTCTTGTTTCTGAACTGCTCGTTCATCTAGCTGTGATTTGTATGTAGGTTGGGTTCTATTTATAACCTCCAGTATCTGATCATTTAATGAAACAAGTTGATCATTAAGGTTTGTTAGATTTTCAGACATGTTTTTTTTCGTAGGTGCGGGTATAATTGAAGTTTCCCACGCCATTGCTCTTTCGTCAGGAGATTTGTCTTTCTCTTTATCTTTATCCGTGGTTTCGGCACCGCCATACGTGAAACATGTACTACCTTTATTACTATATGTAGCACCAGTGCAAAGAGGATTTGCAGCACATACAGCCTCACATTTATCAATGTTATCAACACGATTATTAGTAAGCAATGTTGCAGTCTTGTAATTGTGTGCATTTTTTCTTATAAACTTTCTAGCAGGTTCACTACCATCATTAATTTGTGACGTTGGAGGGGACTCTTTGAGAAATAGAATATATTCCGCTTGGGCTCGTTTATATTTCAATAGAAGTTGATCGTATTTATTTGTCAGTGTTTCTAAATGTAATATTACTGAAGATACATCTGTGTTTGACGATTCGACCATACATATTTAACATAAAAAAATATTATTCATGGGTTATTCATTGATTGCTTATTGTTTCTTGAAAACCTGTAAAGTCACAAAGATCGAGAGAACCACACCAGATAACATCGCCCAATTTCTCAAATATGCACTTGTATACAATTCCTTGTAATCATTATACATAATATCAGCACTATTGTTCTTGTATGTGGTATCACCTAACATGCTTTTGTAAGACATATATGCTGCCTTTTCTTCTGCGATATTTTTATGTATTTCAACTAGGTCTTTGTTAAAGGTGCCTATATCAGATTCGACATCCATCTGTATTTTTCTAAGGGTATTCGTTATATTCGCCATGTTACCATTTATAGTGTCAAACGATTGTTGATTTCCATCAGGTGTTTTATTATACAAAACATAAATCTTCTTGTAATCCTCTAAAACAAGTGGCAGTTGTTTTTTCAAATCACCCAACTTCGTTCTGTAGTTTGATTCGTAGTTATCCGTGTATTTACTCATATTACAATATTGTGATATTATAATATGCCGAATGGTGTAAAATATAAATTTATGCGTCATCCTCTTCTGCAAAGAGAATAAGATCGAGGAAATCCTTTGTCGCATTGTATGAACCAATAAAAGAGCCGTTATTGAACACTTTTGGAAAGCCAGCAGTATCGGAACTCGCATGAAAATCAATAAATTCCTTGAACAACTCTCTGTGCTCGATAAGATATTCATCGCAGTTAATCACCTTATACTCGAAACCGCGTTTTGTCAAAAGGTCCTTTACCATATCGCAATACTTACAATTACTCTTGCTGTATACGCAAACACCTGTTTGTTCAGGCTCTTGAAATTCCATCTACTATATAAATGCAGTTGTTTTTATATTGTTAAAAAAATAATTATTATGTGTCGTTTTACACCTTTGCTCATTCAAACCAATCCAAACCAATGAAATGCAATAAAACTACATGCAAATACGATAGTAGTCAGCAATAACGGCGGTCTTGCTCGGGCGTTCGATATGACACACCTGTCCGGGGCGAAGCCCGATTACACGAGCAACCGGGTCAAACCTAGAAATATCCGGAAACTGCTTTCGATCAATAATGTTGTGTTTTGCCATAACGATGGCAATCTCGTCCTCGCTCATAACACGATGCTTAGGGACAAGTGAATGATTCAAAATATTAAATTGAAGACGCTTGATGCTCTCAATAACAATGAAAATACCATCCTTTTCCCAAATATGAATAAGCTCATTTGTTATTGTCTCGTTCATGTCGTCTTTGCAAATGATAAACAACGTGTCCTCTTTCGTCAAGGTTTCATCCAGATTGAAGAGGTCGTCAATTAATGTCTGAATATTAGAGGGCGTGATTTTCTTGGTGATGAAATAATGAACATACATCTTCTGTTTACGTTTAGTCACAGGATCTTCTGTGTTTTTCTCCAATAACATGTCAAGTTGATTGTTCTGCTTCATTGAATTTACTTCATTTATGCTAAACTTTGCATATTCATTTGTATTGTAATCCTGTTTTTCCATCAGATCAAGAACATTCTGTCTGGACTTGTGGATAACAGAAATCAAAAGATTAGCAGATGTAGCCTTTGTGGTCATTTTCTTAATACATTCTATTTATATATTTTTAATTCATTTTTTCAGAATGTAAAATTTTTGTTCCATAGTTGCTTATCTACTCTGATTGTTTTATATTGATTATTATTTTTTTGCTTTCAGATGATGAGCCACCCCCCTCTAGCTCGGCTTCTTTGGCAACATCTGGTTTTTCTTCTTGTACGTCTAGAACACTGGTTTCACCAGTTGGCATTGAATTACCTAGAGCATTGAGCTGTTTATTCTCGTCGGAAGGAGGTGGTGGGTAATCTGGCGTACTAGGTTGGTACTCGGGTGTTGCAGGTGGTGGATAATCTGGCGTGGTAGGCTGATACTCGGGTGTGGCAGGTGGTGGATAATCAGGAGAAGTAGGTTGGTACTCGGGTGTGGCAGGTGGTGGGTAATCGGGAGAAGTTGGTGCATACAAGGGAGAACCAGGTGCATATGGCGGACTATCTGAAGCAGGTGGTGCATACTCCGGTGTAGCAGGTTGATATAACGGACTATCGGAAGCGGGAGTAGGTGGTAAAACTCCCGGATACTCTGGCGATTCAACAGGTATTTCAGGCGATGTTGGCGAGACATCAGACATCGGAGTGGCAGCCTTATCATCCCATCCTTCGCCAGGTTGATAGTCTTCGTCTTTCTCAAGACCCTCATCATTCTTTGAAGTTGACGTTTTAATAATGTTAACATATTTATTAATAACTTTGCTTAAATCCTCATCAGGATCATGCAACAACTTATTAATATTGGTTGAATACGACATATTCATCAGCTGATCGACATTGTCGTCGGTAATCAATCGCATTTGAACATTCAGAACAAGCAGCTCTTGAATCAATAATTTGAAAGAATATGGTATCTTGAGTAAACTGAACGACCTACCAAATCGTGTCAGCGTTTTAATATTCATTGTTCCATCGCTATTAATATTGAAATTGATCGGTCCGTCGGCACATGGGCTCATAAAAAGGTTCTTCTCTTCATTGTAAATAGCAATCAGTCCCGTTTTATTGCAAACTGCCATCATATACTCGTCACCTCTTGTTAAGAATGACTCGTTCAGGAAATAAGACATTCCGTGGCCCATGACTCCGTCACGTTCCATCTCTCCGATACGAAGACCGCCATCATTTGATCTACCTTGAACTGGTTGTCGCGTGAGGCTGGTGTTTGGTCCACGAGCTCTGAAATTGATTTTATCCTTTACCATGTGTTTCAAACGCATATAATACGTCGGTCCTATAAAAATGCTCGATTCCAATTGTTCTCCCGTCATACCATTATAAAGGATCTGATCACCAGATGAATTGAATCCGGCATTCACTAGCAATTTGGAAAAGGTGTCAATTTTCGATCCCTTAGTCTGGAATGCGGTACAATCACCGAATGCACCATAATGCAGACCAGATTTACCAATTATCGACTCTAAAATCTGTCCAATTGTCATACGAGATGGGAGAGCATGGGGATTAATGATCATATCTGGTTTTAGACCATCCTCTGTAAATGGCATATCCTCTTCTGGAATAATGAGACCAATTGTCCCCTTCTGACCAGCCCTTGAGTTACCTACCAACATCGATGGAGCCGTATCGCTCTCACGCATATAATATAAATTAGAAGACGCCATTTCAACACAATAGACAAGCCCTTTATATTGAATAATCATCTCATCGTCGTAATCTTTAAACGGCTGGTTATTTTTGCGATTGATTGTGACTTGGTAATGAACAACATCTAATACTTTATATTCTTCATAAGTGCTTGTCCAACCACAATGTATTACCAGTCGGCTGATATCATTCAATATGCTCTTATTAGTCGTTTGAATAATGTCGGGTTTATAAACACTATCCGTTATAATTGCGTCAACTAGAATCATACATTGTTTCTTAGATAATCGCCAAACATAATCAGGCAATGTCAGTCTCCTGAGTTCTGATTCGACCTTTGGATCAGATAAACAAATCGTATCATTCAATGATACATCTTGGTACTCGATATTTAATTTTTGCATTAATTGTTTTACCTTGTCCTCATTAACAGGTTTGTTTATAAAAAAGATACCCAAAAGTTTTAGCCACAAATCCATATTATAGATTGTTCCGTTATTTGTAATAAAATACCTCCTGTATGGGTATACATTACGCATCGACTTCTGAAACTTTACTCTTGAACCAATTGTATGAGCAGCTTCTACTAATTTATATTTCAAGTCGATACCTCGTTTCACATACAATTTATGATTCAGTGTGCAAGTCAATTGTAATCCTGCGTTCCTGAGAGAATACATATCCCCATCGTGAGCATATTCAAACTTATTGGTTGGATGCTCATAAGTCATGTGACCATTTACGTCTAGGGTTGCGAGCTTGTGTTTCAAAATGTCAACATGCTGAATTTGTAGCCAGCCATGATCCGTCAAAACCTGTTGGGTGGGTAAGGCACACGCAAATTTATCTCCCATCGCAGGAATCCGCTCCTCTCTCACGCGAACTTTTGCAATGTTAAAACCTTCCTCGCCTTGTGTGACGAATGCCTTGTCAACGTAACCAAGCTGCCCCTTCTTTGCCTTCTTAGAATCGTCATACAAGACGTCCTTGTTTTCCTCATCATATGTCATTTTACCAATCAAAATTACCTTCTCATCTAGTTTTGTATTTTCTTGGATCATCCCATTCTCGTCCAGTAAACTATAATTGCAACCCATCTTCAATTTTTTCACATCGTGGTTTAGAACATTTGCAAATTTTGAGTTTGACGAACCAGACACTCTCGAGCTTTCTTCATGTGCTTCATACATGGTATAGTAAGTAGTATTGAACAGACCGCGTTTAATAGATCCTTCATTGATCAAAATTGCATCCTCCACGTTATAACCAGTATAAGACATGATCGCGATAATAGCATTTACACCATATGGCTGCTCTTCGTGGTTTACATAATCGACGTATCTCGACTTAACAAGAGGAGTCTGACCATAATTTAAGACAACGCCAAACGTATCGATACGCATTTGATGATTTGAATGATACACTGATACCGCTTGCTTACTTTGACCACACGAGAATGAATTTCTCGCAAATGGGTTGTTTTCCGGAAAAATAATCTGATTTCCCATAACTCCCAGCAATAAAGACGCATCTATTTCTACATGGGTATAAAATCTAGATTTAACAAGCTCTTCGTCACTAGTCGCAATCAACGACGATTCTGCCTCTGACACATCCAAATAATCTATGACAGCCTTACCATCATCAAGCGATGCTTTCAAAGAATATAGTTCATCCAAGTCATATAGTTTATTATTTTTATAGTAGAATTGCGTATCCTTTTTTTCATTTATACCGCTAACAATTTGATCCCATGTTATCGCCTCCTCGTCAATCATCTTTATAATCTTCTCTCGTTTGTAACTAGGAATGCCGTTATCTATGTAATAGATAGGTCTTGTTAGACGCCCTGCATCTGAATAGATGTATATCTCGTTAAGTTTGTAGTTAAACGATATGCTTGTAAATGTCGGTATTAATCCATTGCGTCTATATAACTTGAACTCGTTTACCAGTTCTATAGGTGTATTAACGACACCTATCCAGTTACCATTTACAAAAACCTTTGTGCTGAATGCGAGGAACTCCATGCTGCATTCAGCTTTCAACTTCATCGGCTGATAAGCCCTCAGCCATTTTACAATAGGATAAGCAGACGATCCACTTGTGATATGGGTGCTAATAGCTAGATGCTTGTGAAGACCGATATTTGCTCCGTCTGGTGTATCCAAATGGTCAAAGTATCCCCATTGAGATCCATGCAAATGTCTTGGTCCTACTACTTTGGCACTCGCCTCAAGAGGAAGATTTGTCTTTCGTAAATGCGAAATAAACGTATTCCAACTCAACCGATTTAAATCCTGAACAACTCCGATACGTTTGGTGTTCGATTGCGACCCCCAATTTCCCTTGAACGCCTTTTTGAATCCCGTCTCGACATCTCTCTCTTTGAAGAAATCGCGGTAGTTTGTTTCAATTAGATTAACAAAGTTGTCCTTGTACTTGTTGTCTTTTGAATCACCTTTATATTCTCCTTTGTGATAATAATACTCCTTGTCAATCCGTTTGGCGATTTCCTTGTTTTGAATCAAAAAATACTCTCGAAACAGATCGTACAAAAGTGAACCAGTCAATTCAACACGTTTGAAACGATAATTGTCACGATCAGTTGGTTTGTCCTCGTTTGTGAAAACACGCAAAAGACGTTGCACCATATATCCGATAAAATATGCCTTATCCTGGAAATTTAGTTCACCAATGTGAGGCAGAAAGTAATCCGATAAAATCTCGTTTACACCTGAAATCGTCTTAGTTTTGGTAAAAGTTGCAATATATTTCAGAGCGATTTCCCTTGTGAAAACCATCTTGGCGTCATGGATGGATGGTCGAAACAAGTCAATGTAATTGGCATTATGTTCCAAATCCAACAAACACGTTTTAATAATATCTTTATCAGAAATGACTCCAAGAGCTCGCATCAAAATAAACAATGGAACAGGTTTCCTCACGTTTGGAATGTCGACAACAATGTTCTGGTTTGAAAATGCGGCAGTTGGACCGACAATTCGCACAGCCGTTGTTCGAATAGGTTTTGATGTATCCTCACTGACCGAACGTATCTCGGCTGAATGACTGAAAGAATCAATATCAGCATGCTTTTTAATATATAACATATTATCAGCAAATGTCTCTTGAGAGACAATGAGCTTTTCCTTCCCATCGATGATAAAATATCCTCCATAATCATTTCGACACTCGCCCATATTGAAGCGAACTTCGCGATCGAGTGTTTTTAAAATACACAAATCAGATTGGATCATGATTGGAAACCTACCGAGAAAGATTTTTTCCGGTAATGTGGAAGTGTGTATCTTCTTTTCATCGCCTTGATAATAAATATATTCGACATCCACTTCATAGTGGATTGTTACCCCATATGTCATATTACGCAGACGTGCATCATTTGGGAACATATAGTGCATGTGATTATCATCGTATATAATCGGCTTACCGAAGAATATCTTGTTTCCTTCTTTCCCGCCTAAATATAACAAACATTCATTTCGATGTTTCGACTCTTCTTTATCTTTTTCTTCTTCATTCTCGATAAAACGAACTGGGTTGTTCTCTCTAAATACACGATGGATTCCTTGATTGAAAAATGTGTTATACGAATCTAAATGATGTGCTACTAAATTATTTGGATTATCTGAGAAGTATTTATCGATGACCCTCCAAGAAATATGTTCCATTCTATTATGAATAAACAATACTATTTATTATGTTATTTGTATAAAAATAACATAATATGTATCAAAAAATTACAATTCGGGTCTAACCCCAGATATTTTTATGATACGTTTAGGTAAAATTCTATCGTCTCTTCTTTGTTTTGTTAAACCGCGATTTTATAATTGGAAAAATAGTCCATGGTTGAGTGGGCATATCTTTTACATATGGTTCAAATCTCGACCACTGAGGCCGCAACTTGAAGAAATCTTTTGCTATAAACTTTAAACCACATGAAGACCCGAAAATACCAGAAAATGACATTTCTTTTGCCATTTTTGTATCACATACAATGCCATCACATGCCCCTTTTGGTATATAAGGTTCCCCTTCCACTTTATTCGAATACTCCATCGAATCTAAATTGTAATGTGCACAAACTGACCTTGAACATGGGGCATCTTCTTTATCCAAATAAACGTCATAATGATCAGCAATTATAATTTTAGCCGTTTCAATATCTAGTTTGCCCTTGTATTTGTCCATCAAATGCGTCAACCTCACATTCCTCGCACCCTGGTGTCTTCTTATATCAGAGAATCCGCTATCTTTACATTCCAAGTTACGAATCTTTGGATCATATGCAGCATTAAACCCAATAAAATATCCGTTTTTGGTTCGCTTCACACTATGATATTTTAGTCCTAATTCTAGTCGCATGATTTCGTTTTTTCGTGTATCTGCAATCAACCAGGAATTAGCATAGTCTCCCGAATTCCCGTCTAATAAAATGTCGACATAATCGTCAAGTGAATCGCCATATTGCATAGCCTCGCGAATACGATAGCATACAGGCACATTATTCTTTTTCTCATATGCTTCAAAACCACCGATAGTTGTTTCTGTACCAATGAAACCTTTGCTCGTAATAAAAAAATCTGTGCCACTCCAAATCCAACACGGACTGGTTTGCATTATCATTCGGTGTCCCTTTCCTTTGGGTGGTTGAATATCTAACACAACATTTGCATATTGGCCATCAATATACTCGGAAAATGAATTGTGTGCGACAACTATTTTTCCGTCTTTGGTGTAGTCACCAACAGCCATAAACGCACTACACCTGTCTTTTGCAACAACCTTTTTATTTGGGTCCACAGAAGGTAGCCAATAACTAATGGACAAATAAAAATTCCATGCAATGATTTCGTCTACATTGGTTTTGCAGCCGTTTGCATTACATCCATCAGCTATTCCTTGCATTTCTTCAAAAAATTCCGGGTATTCGTTTTTAGTCAAGTCATAGAAATCATCGTGGATCAATTGAATTAATTCTGCCCATTCTTTGCCATATGTTTCAGGTATGTAAAACTTCAACATTCGTTGTATTTCCTTGAACTCAGATGCACACAAATATCCATATGCATATCCTCTTTCCCTAGGTCTACCTTTTATAGAAATATACTTCCATCCGTTCATATCGAATGAAGAACCATTTTTAATTTTGTTCATACTATATAAAGCGAACAAAATTAAAAAATATTATAATTGTTTCCATGTTTCCCGATACACTCTAAACCTGTAATGGCCCTTGAGCTGATGGAAGTGGGTTAGGATTGTGCACATTACTATTACCTGCCAATCCATTCATAATTGTTGTCGCATCATGTACACCTACTCTTCCCATATTTATCAAGTCTTGTGTTAAAAAATTTGTAAATCCTCCGCCTTGTTGTCTTTCTCTTTGTCTTTCTCCTCCCGCCATCCTACATCCACACCCACCATTCAGATTAAAACGAACGCGTTTTCTACGCGACTGGGAACGCTTGCGTGTTTGTCTGGCATGCTTTCGTTTATTGAAACTCACACTTTTACGACGCATCTTTGATACCTTTCTACTTTTCACAGACATATACTATAATATAATATTTTTTATTTATTCAATATCGACATGAGTCAAGAAATGACGCCTACAGCACATCTTTGTGATAAACAAATCGTCTAAAACTCGCCCTTCGATGGTTTTTTCGTGATAGTCCTTAGTCAAATAAAGAACCTTGTCAATGGTGTCTGACTTGATTAACTTTTGACGACGAACTTCCTCGGTGTAATAACGATACTTGTCCGCGATAACCATGCCACATGTGAAACACTTGATAGGAATGATCATTTTTTATATATTGTACTTATAAATAAAATTATAAATCTAAATCATTTTTTTTACTTACGTAATAGAATCATTTACATCATCGTGTTTTTAGAATTATCTTTTTAACAAAAAATTGAAAGTTTTTTTCTGTTACATAGAGAATGTACTAAACTATAACAAGTTAATAACATCATGTTCTCTAGACCGGTTGATATCATTTCCGTCAACAGGGATTTCGTCATGGATTCCTACAATGCGGCCAAATCTAAGAACGCCAGGGCGTTTAGTCAGGGTGTCACAAGTGCGACCTCCGAGTACATCTTTGGCAACCAAAAGGATGATGCGCACAGGGTGTTGAGCAAGTTCTACGATAATGACTGCCGCGTAGTCTCGATCACAAAGAAGACCAAGGTCGGTATGGATGGTTTGATGATCGAGATCGCCACCCTCGCGACCACACACTCTGATGACGAATTCGTGATTGACCCGGACAATGTTCGCTTCCTGACCGGAATGAGCAACGCTACCTGGGAGACCGAGATGAAGAACAAGGTTCCCGAATGTTTCAAAGAGAAGGTGTTTCACCACGGACAGCTTAGGCACGCAGATCTGAATAACCTGAGGAATGCCCTTATCATCATCGATGAGATTGACACCGGTGACAAGATCGATGGTGTCCTGGATAAACAGCTCGGAATTGCCGGATTGCTTGACATCGACTACATGATCGAGCGCAATATCCGCTTCGTCTTCGTGAGCGCAACAATGATCAAGCAGCTCCACGAGCTCAAGGGATGGGGCGATCACCATGCCACGATTCAGATGACGATCCCGGAACAATACATCGGTCACAAGGAGTTCCTTCAGCGTGGAATCATCAAGGAGTTCTATTCGATGAATACTAGTGAAAAGGCGGATCAGTGGGTCGAAGAGGATATCATCAAGAATTACAGAAACACCGACGGAACCAACGACTTCCGTGTGCATATGGTTCGCGTGACTAACAAGACAATTGGAACCATGAAAGCAGCATGCGACAAGTTTGGTGTTGTATGCGTCGAGCACACTTCAGATGACCGACTCACTAAGGATGATGAGGAACTCTACTTTGAGAAACCTATTCACACGCATGTTGTCCTCCTTGTCAAGGGGTTGTTTCGCCGCGCCAATTTGATCCCAAACAAGTGGAAGTTGCGCATTGGTGCAATGCACGAGATGTGGACAAAGAAAGTCGACAACAATGTCCAGATCCAGGGGTTCCCTGGAAGAATGTCTGGATACTGGGCGGAGATAATCGAGGGTGGACACAAGACTGGCCCCTATAGGACCTCGATCCAGGCTGTGGAGGAATATGAAAAGTCATTCGTCGATCCCTTCGCGAAGTCCAAGTATAATTGTGCCGGGTTCTCGAAGAATAAACGCGGAGTTGTCGCTATTACAACGGATTCGCTAGTTTCGGCGAACAACATCGATGGTCTTGATCCGGTCGTGGCTCAGGTAGACAATGACAAGGCATATGAAGTGTTTGACACACAGGATGCGGCAATTCTGATGGTTAGGGAAAGGTTTGATAGGAAGCTGAACAAGAGGAGTGGGGAACCGCGTGCTCCGGAGGAGTTGCTTACGGATGGTGTTAACCCGACGATTGAGTATTTGATGGGTCGTATGTGGGGTTTGAGTGACAAGAATAAGGTCCGCATGGTGCCTACTAATGAGAACAAATGGTGTGTGTATTGGAGACCTTCGTCATTTGCTTAAAATATAAAAATTTATAAACAATAGATAAAATTATAAAAAATATAACATTATACAAACTAAACATAGTAAAAAAATTTTTTTATTTCAATGAAAACTCAAATGACACTTTTCACATAACGTCATCAAATTCCCAAGCGAGTTTTTGTGAAATGACTGATCTATAATCCCATTCACATCCGCATCTTTTTGATGATTCAAATGATGTACCTCTGTTCCCATATTGGTCTTGCATTTTTCACACAAACCAACCAATTTTTCCGAATTGTAACGTGATTGTTTCAGACTCAAAAACGATCTGGTTTCCGGGTGATATTTGCAGCGTATGTTATTGGCCAGTTCCAGAAAGTCTAGTGGCAAGTTCAATGATTTGCAAACCTCCAAACCATACATGCTGTCACCTGGTCCATCTTTTAACTTGCGATCATAAACCAATTTATCTAGCTCTCTATTGTAAAATATAGTCATGTGTTTAAGCTTCAATGTATCGCATGATAAGATCTCGTCATATTTTGTAATCTCATGAAAGTGTGTTGCAAAAATAAAACTAGATTTTAGATTGTATAGTTTTTGGATACCAGCAACAAAAATACTCACAGCCGAGATATTCTCTGTCCCAGAACACAACTCGTCTCCTAATACAAGACTATTCTCATTTGCTATTCGCAAGATGGTTCGCAATTCTGACATCTCAACTGCAAACGTGGAGAGACCTTTAAACAAGTTATCGTTTCCTATGATTCGTGTAAAAATATGTTTGTAAGGTTTGTAGATAAATTCCGCACAAGGCACATACAACCCTGCTTGGGCCATGATAACCGCAATTCCAACGGATCGAATCAAACTAGTCTTACCAACGGCATTCGTTCCGTATAATAAAATTCCATCTGTTTTTTCTTCTCCTAACACCAGGTCGTTTGTGACATATAGCTCACTCGTGTGAATCTGTTCAATCAAACAATGACGCAATTTCTTTGCACTAAAAAATGATTTATCTTTTGACACATCAAAAACAGGCTTACAGAAATTATGTCTTACTGCTATTTTGCTCTTTGCATTTACAATATCGATAAAGGTAACAAATTGAATAATGTCATCCAGCAACGCAACATCAAATGCATCTATAATTTTATAGAATACTTCCGATATAATCTCCTTCATCTCCGTTTTAATACCTGTGATGGTCTTACACAACCCGTTGATCTGCGGATTTACGATGCTGTTGTTTGTTCCACTTTGTTTGTGAAACTCGATACCTTTTCTGGATACAAGAAATTCATAGCTCTTCTCTAACAACTCAACCCTTTCTTGAACCGGTAGTGAATCCTCGAGGAGTTTACATCTGCGAATTGTACACAACAAACTATAATTATTCTTCTCGGTTTCGTGTAGTTTTATATAGTCGTTTGTCTTCTTCTCTCTTGCTTCAATAATCCCATTCAAGTATTTTCGAATTGATTCTAGTTTTGATTCAGAATCAGCTAGAGTATTATTCTTATTATCAAGTATCGTATCCACGTTCGTCTTGATAAAGTTTGTGTCAAAATTATTATTTGTATCTAGTGTTCTTGCAACCTCCAACTCTATTCGATCGTTTATAAACGAAACGATTGTTTTGCAATTATTGGAAATGGTTTCGACATCGATATTCTTTGATTTCAAATAACCACACAATGTAACGTCATTTTTCACAATGTCATACAAGTGACGATTCACAATCAAGATGCTATCATACAATTGGACAAACGTCGATGGTGTTATTTTTCGCATAATCAATAAGCGTTTGCATTTCTCCAGATCCTTTATATCGGCAAGGTGTTTGAACTCATCGTATTTATTTTTTATTAGATACTCCGTTATGTCATATTCTCGCTGCAAATCCGCAACATTTGTAGTTGGATTTAATAGATTGTAAGCAAACAAACGTCGCCCCATGGGTGTCATGCATATATTCAACATTGTCAATACAGATGAAAATTTACCACTGCTACCAGAATTAGAATCATCGATTATATTCAACTGCTTCAGCGAGTGATTTGCCAATACTAGTCGCTCATCACAATTCTCAAATAAAGGTTCGCTTATTTTACGAACGAGGAATGGGTTGTGTTGAAATACAAAGTCGAGGAGATAACAGAATGATTGTGTCGCGATATGCTGTTCATTGAAATTGTAAATGAATGACTCATAGTTTTCTATTTCAAAAAACTTGGTCAGGATTTCCTTTTGATAACTCTGTTTGCTGCAATTTTTAATTCGCTCATCCTTCATATCAATACGATGCAAACACTTTGCATTTATATTTGTGAAACTGATAACATCATCAATCTCATTTACGCTCAAGTTGGAAATAATAATAACCTCGCTGGGATTGTAAATAGAAATGAATCTCTCTAGTTCATCAAAGTTGGTGGGGTTGTTTGTGTATGATTCTTTGAATTGAAACATACTCGTCTTGCCAGTGTATATGTCAATATTTGAAACACCAACAACCACATACTTTCCTTTGAGGAGAATATGATTCTCAACCAAGTCGATCCAAATACAACAAAGATTGTTTGTAATTTTTGATTGATCATTTGAAAAATAAGTACCTGGAGAGAAAACACCAGCGAGATTTCGAACAAACTGCCCAGAACCTTGTTCTACCTGGGTATATACGACAGCAGTAAACCCGACCTCTTGTATCTTACGTATATATCTCTCGATCATAATATCCTTGAATCCTGCCATATTAATATTACCAAGCTTGTCGTTCTTTTCAGCGATGTTAAGATCGCAAATCTGAGAGAACTCACGTATTTTACTGGAGACACAATCTTTTGTTCCATAAACTTCAAAAAACGATCCGACTTGCATTAACAAGATCGTATTTTCACCATACTCTTTCTGGTAACGTTTTGTTAGCTCAAAATATTCTTTTACGAGTGCCATTCCGAGTATGTGCTTATATATCATATAAAATGATTTTAATATGATAATTTATATCATATAAAGAGGTGTCTCTCTTACATTTGTATCCAACCCAACTGATAATTTCTTGAAGAAGTTTTCTTGATATTTTGTGAGTGGATTGAGTTTTGTCTCAAATCGAATATATTTATGTTGAAAGACAATATTATTTAACTATATTTTGTTCTTTCAACAAATTATTTAATAGTGTATCTTGATTATTATTTGTTATTTCACCAGACATCATTGCAGATTCATATAATTTGCGAAGTACATCGCTAGGTGCATTACTTCCAACACGAATCAAATTGTGATCTCTCAAGTATTGTTTTACATCTCCTATAGATTTCTTTTTCAAATCACGCTGTGCCTTAAGAACATTCTTACGTGAATTGACATCCTTCAATAAAACGGCAACAGATCGATTGTTAGCAGACTTACCGAGTGTATATTTGCGTTTAATGGTTTTTTTGATAGTTTGTGAAATGACGCGACCTTTATTATTTGTTTGCGTATTGTTTATATTCACAAGATCTAGATTTAGTTTTTGCTTTTGCTTTTCATCATTTGGCATGACACTTTCAATAACCTTGTTTTCAATTTGTTCTATAGGATTAGAAATCTGTATAGGATTAGAAACAGGTTGAGATATTATATTATAAACATCAGCAGCGAGTTGATTGGTCTGACTAACATGAGTATTAACACTTTGGTGTTTTTGTTTAATGCGTTCTCTCAGTTCATTCAATTTATTCTCTCGAACGGAAATAGGTGCAGTTTCAACTGGAGTATTTGAATAGTTACGCATAGTTTTATTCCATTCGCGATAGGTTGGCCGAGACCCATTTTTTAGATTGCTATATGGAGGCTGATTAGGAGGTGCTTTTAATTGAATAGATGGTGCCTGATATACAGGTTGTGTTAAATCGGCAGGCAAATCCAAATTAACGTATGGCGTATCTTCTAGCACAGAGGATTTTTTCAATGTCTTCTTGTGAAGATCAGCCTTACGAGAGAGCAAATTAAAAAAACTCATGGAGTCGTCAAATTCGTTACTATCCACCAACTTTGGACCATCAGCAGCATTCGATGATTCTAAAGCAGGGTTTTTAATTTCATGTTTCTTGTGAGCTTTAATGCGACTTAATAGCTTGTTTTTTAGAATATTCGGAGAGATTATAGGCCGCTGAATTGGTTCTCTCTTCTTTTTTGTTTTCATGTTAAATAATTCTGGATTTATTTCAATTCGTTTCATTATTAGTCTTAACGAAAAAAAAACAATTGTATTTACACATGATAAATTGTTGTATAGAATTATTATTTATTATTTATTTTTTCTTGTAAGCTGTTTCCTCTTACCTTTAGAAAATATTTTTCGTTTAGTTTGTTGCATAGATTTAGTATTGGTTACAGAATTATTTTTATGGTTTCTTGTATTATTTTTATATTTTCTTGTACGACGCATACCTCCTATTTCTTGACCTGAATTTTGACCTGAAGACGACCTTCTTCTAAGATCAGGACTACCAGGTCTATGATCAGGACTACCAGGTCTAAGGAAAGGATCACTCTCCTTACCACTATTACCAGCAAGAGCAGCATCATTACCAGCAAGAGCAGCATCAGGAGCAGTAGTAGCTTCACTGAGAGGATTAACATTTCTCTTGTAAAAAACTCTCCTAAAAGCCTCTTCAGGAAAACTACGTCTTTTTTCCTTTGTATCTTCCCCTGCAACGTATAGATCATAAATGTCAGTTTTTTTTACTTCTTCTCTTCCATATTCGCTATCAGAAGATATATCAATTTTAGGATCATTGTTACTGACCGAGTTAACTACTATTAGATTATTACTTATTTTATACGAATAATTATTAGCTAAGGAATTATTGACAAATGTTGCTGTAATAGGCAAACCAGTATTATCAGAAACTACAGAACCAGTATCAGAAACTACAGAACCAGTATTATCCAAAACCACAGACTCGAAAATGGCTTTGACAAGGTTTGTTATATAATCATCCGCATAATATGCATCAGCAAAAAAATAAAATGTTAGAAAATCATATATTGAATCATCATCATAGTATTTTTTACATAACCTCGTACATTGTTTTCCGGTTTCATCACATACATTTCCACATTTTATTTTTGCATCACTTAGTAAACTTTTAGGTTGCAAATCCCTAACAGGATTGGGGATTTCCCTAACAGCATCGGGGATTGCCCTAACAGCATCGGGGATTGCCCTAAAAGCATTGGGGATTGCCCTAACAGCTTTGGGGATTGCCTTAACAGCAGCTCCGGGAATTGCCCTAACAGCTCCGGGAATTTCCCTAACAGCGGGTATTTTTTCTAAGATCTTATATTTTGACGGGTTCAACCATGGATATGGTTTTGGAAAATAATCACATATTTTTTTTTGTTTCTCTGGATCATAAGAAGAATAAACTCCTTTAACAAGATCTTTAACTCTTTTACGTAAGACAATTTCCTGATGAGTAATTTCAAAATCAATTTCCTCTTTTAGAAATGGAAATATAGAAAGATCAACACCACCACCTACTTGTCCTTTAAATGTTTTATAATAGTCATATAGTGTTAATTTCGGACCAAGATTTTTGAACCCATCTGTATGCATAATACAAACGCGTTTAGCAGAAGTTTTAAACATGTTACCAAACAAAGTATGAGGTTTAGTTATTTTTTCAATATTATAACGTTTGAGTTTAGTATGTGATTTATCATTAATATCATGAGGAAGAAGATCAACCTCGTCTCTATATTCTTCAAACAAATTAATTAAGTTACTGATAAACCCATCATTATAAGGTTGGGACATAGGGACTCCTGAAAAATTTAAAGGTTTTTGTTCCCTTTGAATAGACTCCAAAGCACTTATTTGATCAACATACTCGGCTTTAATTGTTTCTTTCAACGCATCAAAAATTTGTTCTGGGGCATCACGAATTTCACGACCCCCCTGACCTGTTCCTGAATTAGTTTCACGAGGATTATGATGTAAAATCATAGTAATTTTTTTTTCTTTGTCTTCTTCATCATCAGACAAAGTTATAGTAAATAAATCTTTAGTTATATAAGCAAAGAAAGCAAGACATAAATCACATGTAAAGACACAACTATTATTATCCCTCCCATGACAATGATTACCCCAATAAATTAATTTATCACCAAGAGACTTATAATATAAATAAGCACCTTTTTTGTTTTCACCAACAGATCCTGTTAAACCCTTTACGAAAACATTTTTTTTGTCGTTTCCCAAAGCAAATGTTGTAATACCTGTATTAGCAGGATAGGTCTCGCCATATAATCTAAAAAGTTCACATTGTGAACTGGTGGGTCTTGCGAATTTTAATGCACTATCATAATAACCAAGACTTTCAAGAACATCCTTTCCTAATCCTTCTCCATATAATTCATTTCCTTGCGTTCCATAATTACCATCATAAGTTATACTAAATTTATGTTTTTTTTTCTTACCTGGACCAGTATCAATTAAATGTCCTTCACTAGTTATTTCAATTGGATCCATCTTTTCTCCATTATCCAATCTATAAGCCAATGAATCTGGCTTGGAACCACAATCGTAATGAGAATTTTCACAATTGATATCTTTATGATGACTTGCTCCATTTAACTTTGTAAAAGAAGTTCGACGTGTGTTTTTCAATATTAGGTTCCTTGCAGCGGTTAAAAACCACTTTTTACTTGGCAAAGTTCCACCCTTCCCTCCATATACAACTGGTAGTTTATTATCAACACCATTATAATCCTTTCCTTCATTTTGTGTTGTTACAAAAACGTGTGCAGCAAGGGCTGAATCTGCTCCATCTTTAACAGAATCTATCGCATTTATAATTTCATAAAATCGACGTCTCCATAATTTTAGATCATCATTATTATCTGGCTTAGGTCCAACTAAAGACCAAAAATAATCCCAATCATTATTTTTTTTTAGTCTAAGATCATATGTTTCTTTGTAAAAAGCATCTATACCTTGTGCAAGTGTAAGTCTAACCATTACTATAATATAGCAATATAATTACGCTAAAAGATAGTCTAGTAAAAAATCGAATCTGAACACATGACAAAACAATCAATATAAAAATTGATTTAGAATTATCGTGATAACCATATACAAACACCTAAAAATGAACACTGAACCCGGTAACAACGCCGTCTTTGATAGTTCCGAGGCTCCTTGGTCCATTATCGAATCTTACTTCGAAGGACAGCACTTGAATCGTCTCGTGCGTCATCAGCTAGAATCGTATAATAACTTTGTTGAGTATCAGATCGCAAAAACCATCGACATGTTTAACCCCGTTCATATTGCCTCCGAACAAGATTATGATTCCGTCAATAAAAAGCACGCACTCGAATTACTGGTTTCATTTGATAAATTCAGTCTTCATCGTCCTCAAATCTATGAGAATAACGGGGCGACGAAGCTGATGTTCCCACAGGAAGCCAGGTTGCGAAATTTCACATATGCATCGGCTATGACAATTGACATAAATATCAAGTACATTGTTCGCACTGGAAAGGAGTTGGAACATGTGCAGACATTCTATAAAAACCTACCTAACGTACATATCGGAAAGATGCCTATCATGTTGAAGTCGAACTTGTGTGTCCTGACTCAATACAAACACTTCAGCCAGGAGGAGACGGGTGAATGCCGTTTCGATGCGGGTGGATACTTCATCATTAACGGGTCGGAGAAGACTGTGCTAGGACAAGAAAGGGCATCGGAGAACAAGGTCGCATGTTTCAATATCTCAAAAAACAACACCAAGTACAACTGGATTGCGGAGATTAAATCGGTCCCCAGTTTCAAGTGCATTTCACCCAAGCAGATCAACATGTACATTTGTTCGAAGGACAATGGTTTCGGATACCCTATCCACGTGCAGTTGCCGAGAGTGAAGCAGCCAGTTCCGCTCTTCATCTTGTTCCGTGCTATTGGAATTGTTTCTGATCGCGAGATTTGCGAGAAGATTGTATTGGATTTTGAGAATAAGGAGTTGTTGGATTCGCTTCAGGCCTCTATCATCGAGTCAAACAAGCATTTGACGACCGAGGAATGCATTCGATATATCTCGGGATACACCATGTATACACCAATCAATATGGACAAGGAGACTGGTGCGAAAAAGAAGCTGGATTTTACGATGGAGATTTTGAGCAACGATCTGTTTCCTCACTGCGAGACACAGACACAGAAGGTTTATTATTTGGGTTACATGACAAACAAGCTGCTGAACGCGGCGGCTGGTGTTATTAAACAATCTGACAGGGACTCCTTCATCAACAAGCGTGTGGATTTGACGGGAACGCTCTTGAATAATTTGTTTCGCAACTATTTTAACAAGCTTGTAAAGGATATGGAGAAACAGGTTGTCAGAGAGATTAACAATGGTTCTTGGAAGTCGACAGACAATTATGAGAACATTGTGAATATGACAAACATTTACAAGATCATCAAGTCGGCGACAATTGAGAATGGTTTGAAACGTGCCCTTTCTACTGGAGATTTTGGGATCAAGAACACGAACAGCAACAAGGTGGGGGTTGCCCAAGTGTTGAATCGCATGACATATGCATCTAGTTTGAGTCATGCACGTCGTTTCTCAACACCGACAGACAAGAGTGGTAAGCTGATTCCGCCTCGCAAGTTGCACAATACTACTTGGGGGTTTGCGTGTCCGGCTGAGACTCCAGAGGGTCAGTCGGTTGGTATTGTCAAGAACCTAGCATATATGACTCATGTGACAATTTCATCCGAGTCTTATCCACTTTACGAGTACATAATGCCTAAGATCATGAAGCTTGAGGATCTCACTCCGGGCGAATTGCATAAAAATGTCAAGGTGTTGATTAACGGGTCGTGGGTGGGTAACACCGACAAGCCAGAAGATTTGTATAGGGATTTGAAAGACAAAAAGCATAAAGGTATCATTAATGTTTACACGTCGGTGATTTTCGATTATAAGGCGAAGGAGGTTCGTGTTTGTAATGATGCGGGGAGATTGACTCGACCTTTGCTGCGAGTGAAAGACAATAGTATCTTTGTCACGAAGGAGATTATTGAGAAACTCAACAAGCATAAGCTCAAGTGGGATGATTTGCTCACGAGCTGTATTCTAGATGATGCGATCATCGAGTATGTGGACCCGGAGGAACAGAGTCTTTCGTTGATTGCGAGTAAGCCGAATGAGATGAACGATGTCAAGTTGAAAAAGTTTACGCATTGTGAGATTCATCCGAGTACGATTTTCGGTATTCTGGCATCATGCATTCCGTTTCCTGAGCACAATCAGTCACCCCGTAATTCGTACCAGTGTGCTCAGTGTAAACAGGCGATGGGTGTTTACGTGACGAATTATGAAAAGAGGATGGATAAGACTGCGTATGTATTAAATTATCCTAGCAGGCCGTTGGTAGACACTCGTGTTATGAATATGATTCAGCTGAACAAGATTCCCTCAGGTGGGAATGTGATTGTTGCGATCATGACTTATACTGGATACAATCAGGAAGACTCGTTGTTATTGAACAAGGGTTCGATTGATCGCGGGATGTTTGTAACTACCATTTATCATACTGAAAAGGATGAGGATAAACAGAAGATTAATGGCGACGAGGAGATCCGTTGCAAACCTGACATCAACAAGACGAAGGGGATGAAGATGGGAAATTACAATAAGGTCAATAGCAGGGGTGTCATTCCGGAGAACACTCTTGTTGAGAATCGTGATATTATTATTGCAAAGATGATTCCTATCAAGGAAAACAGAAACGATCCGTCTAAGTTTATTAAGTACGAGGATCAGAGCAAGATATTCAAGACGAATGAGGAGACATATATCGACAAGAATTATATTGACAGGAATGGTGAAGGATATAACTTTGCAAAAGTGAGGACTAGAATCATCAGAAAGCCTGTTATTGGAGACAAGTTCTCATCGAGGCATGGACAGAAAGGTACAATTGGAAATATCATGGAAGAGTGTGATATGCCGTTTACTAAGGATGGAGTAAAGCCGGATATTATTATTAATCCGCATGCGATTCCTTCTCGTATGACTATTGGACAATTGAAGGAGACATTGCTAGGAAAGGTTCTAGTTGAACTCGGGCTTTTCGGAGATGGTACTGCATTTGGCGATTTTGAAATAAAGGATATTTGCAAGGAGTTGCAGAAGCTTGGTTATGAGTCGAATGGAAACGAGCTAATGTACAATGGTCTCACAGGAGAGCAGGTTGAGTGCAGTGTCTTTATGGGGCCTGTGTTTTATCAGAGGTTGAAGCACATGGTAAATGACAAGGCACACAGCAGATCGATTGGACCGATGGTTAATTTGACGAGACAGCCTGCCGAGGGAAGGTCTCGTGATGGAGGGTTGCGTTTTGGTGAGATGGAGAGGGACTGCATGATATCGCATGGATCTGCTAGGTTTACACGCGAACGCACATATGATGTATCTGATAAGTATCAAGTGCATGTATGCAAGAAGTGCGGTCAGATTGCAGCATACAACGATAAGATGCATATTCATCATTGTAGGATGTGTGATAACAGAACTGATTTTACACGTGTCGAAATCCCATATGCCTGTAAGTTGCTATTCCAAGAATTGAATACTATGAATATTGTTCCGAGAATTATGACCTGATTATTAAGTTTAGAGAACATTTTATAAAACATAAAAAACATTTTTTTATCTTGTAATTATAAATGGTTAGCAAAGGTTCTAAAAAGTCTGGATGGAGAATGCGTACTCGTAGAAGTAAAACACGTCGTGGGGGTGAGGGTGAGGAGGAGGCTGAGATGATGAGTAAGGCTGCGGACATGAATAAGGATGCGGAGAACATGAATATTACTATGCCTGATGACATGACTATGCCTGATGTTGAGATGACCGAGGATGAGGAGGTTATGGATCCAGTTATACAGGATGGTGAGATGCCTGAGTATCCAGAGGAGGTTGAGATGACTGAGTCTCCAGATGAGGACGACATGCCTGAGTCTCCAAAAGTTGATGAGGATATGGCTCCAGTTATTGATGAGATGACTGAATCTCCAGAGGAGGTTGAAGAACCTGAAGTCCAATTATCAGAAGACGAGGAAGAGGAACCTGAACCTAGTGTTGGAGGAAAAAAACGTCGCAGGTCTTTAAAGAAAAGTCAACAGAAACGTCGCCAAACAAAACGCAGTAAAAAGGGAGGAAAAGGAAAGAAAACCAAACGTGCCAAGCGATCAAAGACCAGGCGCCGCAACTCTCGCAAATAAAAACATGAAATATTATTAAATATTCACATATTATAGATGTTATTCAAGACAAACAAATATCATCTATTAGCAATTTCATTTTTTGTATTTATTATTATAAATTTATTTGAAAATTTGATACATTATAACATAGGAAAACATAGTAATTCAAAATTCATACTTGAAACACCCACTACATATGACTGGTGGAGAATTATAATAGTTATGGTAATATTTGCAACCTTACAAGGTACACTTACTTGTTATTTTGACAATCGATGTAACTAATAAAGATTTTTCTGCCCAGACAACATACACAATATAAGTGCAGCTTCGATTTCATCAACCGAATACATAGGATAGTGACGCCTCAAAATACGCATATATCTCGGAGTAAACATTATTATTTGTATTTTAAATATAAATAATAAGGAATAATAATTCATTTTTATTTATATTTAGGAAACAGAAATAGATAATGTTTTTTTCTGTATAATATCAATATTTATATACTATACATTATATAAAATGTCTGGTGAAGTAATTTCAGCGTCCTCCGCCTTTGCCCAATTAGATATGGGATCATTAATTGCACAACCATTACATGCAGTTGTTGATGCTCAAGTACAATTGTCATTATCTACAGTTAATTTTATTCAGAATTTTGCTATAGATGCTTCTACAAATAATCTACGAAATGTAGTAATATCACAAGAGTCTATAGCACAACGCACTGATGCTAACGGAAATCCTACATTTGATTCTAGTGGTAATGCTTTATTTGATATTGAACAAAAAACATTAAATTTGCCATTGATTACACTATTAAACATTCCAGCATTACAGGTAAAAAAATTCACAATAGATCTAACATTAGAATTGTTGTCCGTACAGGATGTTTCAGCGACAATAAAGACTGATAGCATTGATACTATTAGTTCATTTGGATATGATAATTGGAATGTAAAGGGTGGTAGTTCAGGAGTCTATAGGTCATTTGCAAGAGGAACTTCAACCGAAACATCAACTAATACACAGAGTATTAAATATGCCGTTCATTTAGAATGTGTAACAACAACACCACCAGGTGTTACATTGCTTTTAGATTTTTTGAATAGAAATAAGATAGAGAAAACAATATATACGGAGCCTTCAGGTAATAATTTTACTTTATTAAATACAAATCAATTTTAGAATGCTAGTTTATAATTATCAAATAAGATTTAAAACCACTTTAATAATAATTGTATGATCAAACAAATTATATTTTTGGTTCGTCTTATATATATTATTTTGTCTGAAGCGATCATTTTTGTAATACTAAATAATAAAAACAACACTATTATTCGTCTGACAAATAGATTATCAAAGATAAATATGTTATATGTTAAAATATTTCAAGCAATTGCATTAAACACATCTTTTATTGATGAGGCTATAGATACGAAACTTATTGATTTTACAGACCATGCACCATTTACAATAGATGATATTGATTTTAAATCGCTTTATGACCTCAGCGTAGAGCATAATCTTGATTTTAGAGGTGGTTGGGACAAACCAATTAATTCAGGCATGATATCATTAGTATTTAAAGCATATGATCGAGATGGCAAGAAACTAGCTGTAAAAGTAAAACGCTTGAATATTGATAAAACCCTGGAAGACGCGATTAGTAATTTATTATTTATTATAAACTTATTTTTCAAAGGAACACAGGTATATGAAATTGTCTATAAAAACATAAATACAATAAGAAACCAAACAGATTTTATTTCTGAAATAGAGAATATGATTCATTTCAGTGAAAATTGCAAGCATCTAGATTACATAGTTGTTCCATCTGTTATAGAGTCAATCACTAGAAAACATGAAAATGTAATTGTAATGGATTATATTGAAAGTGTGAAATTGTGCGAGTTGACAAGCGATGAAAAGTTACTATATGCAGAAAAAGTTATTAAACTAGGTTTTGTAACACTTTTTGTACATGGCTTTATTCATTGTGATCTTCATCCTGGTAATATTTTATTCATAAAAAATAAAAATAAAAATGAAAATGAAACAAAACTAGGTATTTTAGATTTCGGAATTGTTAGTACAATAAATCCCGAATTTAAGGAAATCATATATAATCTAGTTGTTGGTTTAGACGTTACAAATGTCTCATTTGATGAACTTGCTGAAAAATGTTTATTCTCGGGTATAATTGAACCAGTTGATATTATACGAAATATACCAAAAAAACAATTTATTATTATTAAAAACATTTTATCTGAAACCTTAAGTGCTATATCCAATGATACAAATCAAATACACGTCTATAAATTTATAGATGAACTTAATAAGTTGACAAAGACTGAAGATTTTAAACACCTTCGCATGAAACCTAGTAACGACTTTGTAAAACTTCAATTAGTAATTGCGATGTCACATGGAATTACAAAAAAATTGTGTGGGGATAATTGTATTCTATTGGTAGACAAAGTGTTAAGAGAGTTATTTCGTGTTGACTTGATATTTGATGATTAGTTTTATTTTAATTTTTTCAATTACCAATGGTGTAAAATTTATAATACTTATATTATAAATTTATTATTACAAACTTTCAATGCATATTTATTATAATAAATTTATTATAAATATATTATACTTTAATATATGACGCAAAATAACCCGATAACATTTATAGTAAACAAGGAAATGACAGAATATGAGGTTGAATATGAAAATAAGGTACCTAGTTTAGTATCTCCGTGGGTATTTAATGGTTTTAGCTGGACATACACGGATACTGGGTTACCTATATCTAAAACGGGTGATTATACAATTACTTTTGATTCTGAAATATTTAACAAATGGCTACATGAAAATATACATCTGTCTATTAATAATATGAAAAATGGATTAGAAGAACGTTTAACGATGATAATTACATATTTTACAAATAGATGGCCACAATTAAAAAATATTGCATATTCAAGTTCCAATAACAACAACCCTATAGAAGAGCTTGAGAACATTTTCTACACTGATACTCGTGAATATATACTATATACACTTAATTTGATTAAAAATAGAAGCAATGTTATTGTTGGAGATTCGATTTATATATCGTTGAAATTGAAGTTCAGCGATAAGTATAATATTTTTAATAAAACATTAGATGACACACCAGATACATATACGAATATAAGATTGAATGAGTTTAATATTCGAATAAATATAATTTAACGTTCTCATTTATCACTTTCATTTATATTCCCTGCATCTTCATCTCACTCTTCAATAACATTATTTTTGAATTATCGAATAAGGTCCCTTTTGGAAGGCCATATCGTTTTACGTACAATTCGTATAATGGATCAACTACCAAATCAATTGTTATTTCTCTCGATAGTGGTTGTACAAAATTATCAGCTGGGTATAACTTGTCTACTAAACTATTGTATTTGTTAGTTATTTCTACAATATTTTTCTTAAGATTGACGTTAGTTTTATTAATCATTACAAACGAAAATATCATATGTAATATCATTGTTAATCTATTTCGTGATATTTCATCGTTCGTATCTATATTTTGTTTTATCGAGTTTAACATCTCTAATATCCTGTCAAAATAATCTATTGTCATAATAGAGGAAAGTGAATCTATATCCGTAGACATTAGATTATCTAACTGACCTTTTATAATATCTAATTTGATCTGTTCTTCAGACCTAATATTTGGTAACTCTATAGACGCACGAATAATATTATTAGAACGTGTATTATCAAAAGTTTTAGTTGGGTCTATATTTGAATTTAATGCCCTGAATTCTAAAAAATCATAGTAATCTTGGATATTCAGAATGTTATCACTACAATCGATATAATTATCACTACAATCGTGATGATCATGATAATGATCATGATAATGATGGTTATTGCGACGATATTTTTTCTTGCGTTTTTTTCGTTTTTTACAACTATTTTTTCTTCGATGCGAAACCTTATCATGTTCAGAGTCAGATTCTGTTATATAATCTTCATTTTTAATAACAAACCTAATTTTATCGTGTTTAACAGGTTTTCCATAAAAAGTATATTTTCTATTTTCAAGTTTCTTGCATTTTTTTTTATATTCGATATACCTTGAAAGTCCATCCATAAAGTTTAGTACAAGTGCTATCGTATTGTTTTCCAACATAGGTTATTATATATTTATATAAAATTCATGATTATATATAAAATAACACAGAATATTTCTTCTAAATAATATCATACAAGGTAAAGGTATAGTTTACAAGTTTTAGACTATTAAAGATTTGAATTTCAACAATTTTACGCATATAAATTTATAGATGATTGATATTGTAATTCTTAAAATGTGTAATTGTATAATACATATAATTCATAGAAGATGATTATATTTTTAGTATTTAATGTATGATGGTAGATATAAAAAAAATATAATCGATATATAATATAGCATAATGTCAAGATTGGACCAAAGAAATATATCAAATTTACATAATCAAATACGATATTTTGATAACGATCCTTTGATTCCTAGTGATTTAAGGATAACCATAAATACTGGCGTTCCTGGCTTTCAGTCGATTGTTTACAAACCACAAATGTCAATACCAGATACAAAGGAAAAAAAAATCTGGTTTACTCCACTTGTTCGTTTGAATCAGCGAATCGTTGATCAAGTCCCTCCTGAATATAGAATTAAACAATTCTTTAACAAGGGGTTGTATGAGTCTTTATTGCGATATCATGGAATGGTTCCTATTAAGAAGGAAGACAATGAGTTGGAAGATGCAGAAAAGGCTGCGTCAGATGCAGCTAGAGACGTGAGTTTGGCTGAAAAAAAGGTTGAAAAGGCACAACGCAGATTAACGGCTGCGGAAGATGCTGCTAAAAAAACAACAGATGACAAGAAACGTGAAGAAGTTGACAAGGCTATGAGAATCCTTAATTTTGAGATGGAAGAGACTGATAATAAGATTCAGATAAATAACGAGGCATCTAGTAATTTACAAAAAGTAAAGGCAGAGAAAGGAGACCCAAATAAGAATAAAGCTTCCTCGAAGGCTGCTGCGGTTTGGGTATTGAACGAGGCAAAAACCAGAGGAAACTTTAATAACAATATTAAGGTTACATTGGATACGTTGTTTAAGAATGGTTCGGTTTTGTATATCGATAAAAAGCCATATGTTATTGTGGATACACAAATGATACAAGGAGATTGGAGTTTAGATGTCAAACCAGCGGAGATGGCAACTATATACAATGCTTCGCAAAGCAACATTTATGACAAGGCAGAACAAGTGCGAAGGGTTGAACTGGAAACAGCAGGGTTGACTAGTTTCACAGGAGAAAATTGGGTAGATCGTTACCCTCAATTTGATAAAAAATATAGTGTAACTACACTTAAACCAGGCAATGGACAAAATACTGAAGAAAAAAATGCTGGTGTGCTTCGAATAGAAGGTGCTCAAAATACCAGTGCGATTGTTCCGAGAAGACAAGGTAGCTCTTTTCCAGATTATTTTTTTGATTCAAAAAAACCAAATCCAAAACCAAATCCAAAATTATTAACAGATGAAATAAAAAGACCACCTACTAGTGATGAAGTGCTAATATATAAACTTTTTGATGTTTATAGAATTACATATACACAATACTTTCGAAGATACTTTGGTGTTGATAACAAAAACATAAAGTGTTTGAATGATATTACATATACACCTAGAATGAAAGGTTATAAAAATACAATTATTTTGGCAAAAAATCGAAATTTCTTCAGAATTATTAGACAAATGTATGATAATCTTATCAGACAAAATACTGAAGAAAAAAATACACAATTGTCAAGTATAATACGACGAGATTTTGAATTATATTCGCGTCATAAAAGTACAAGATCTCAACCAGAACTACTTACAGAAATAAATTATATTGATGTCATACGAAGTATCAATTTGTATGATAATATAGGAGCTGGGGATTGTTTTTTTGATGCAATCGCTCAGGCATTAAATCTACATAATTTAAAAATAGGGTTACAAAAAGAAAAAGAGAAAGAGAAAGAGAAAGAAATCCAAAGCATTGTTAGCCAACTCATACCGAGTACTCAGTGTTCTGATAAAACAAAGAAATATGAATTTTTTGATCAGATGTGTATTCGCGAAATCGTGAAAAACAAAATGATATCCACATTCGATGATCTAATAAAAAAATATTTTGCCAAAGAAACAGACGACAAAACTAGATTAACATATAACAACGAGCTTGAAAAAATATTAGTCGAATCTAATATAGATGGTAAGAAATTTACAGCTTTATTGATGAAAGAAAAAAATATTACGAAGAATATAACTGATATTGTTGATGCTAATAAACAAACAATGGAAAAATATTTGATGACTTCTAATTATTGGGGAACAAATGTAACTATGGAATATTTAAATAAAGCATCCCTTGATGCTATTGGTATTAAACTACGGGTCGTAACGATAATACAAGAAGACCCAATGAAACAATATACTATAGATACTGACTTCAATGATACTGAACCAGATGAACACCTTATATTCTTGTATAACCTAAGACGAAGACATTATTTGTTAATGACATTCAAGGACAATAAAAATATTGATCATTCTATATTTAAAATTGAAGAGATACCATTTGTATTTTTATGTTATATCGTGATATTTATGATGACAATGATGGGTTTACAGGCATTTGAAGGTTCATTAGTGAAATTTGATATTATGCTTGATATAGCTAATTCTCTTGTAAGTGTTGTTAAAAGTAATAATGACTATAAATTGAACGCGTGTCTTTTTTTTAATAAAAAGGATGGTTTATGTGCAAAAACATCAGAAGATGTTGTTAACAGAGCAAAAGACGAGCTTAATAAACGTTCGGAAAAGAAGAAGCAAGTGACCTCGCCACGTAAACTATATGACACACGTAGCAATGTAAACAAGGCTGCAAAAATTAAAAAGAATGTGGGTGGTTCACCATTTGGTCAATATGGAGGAGCAAGTGAGGTTGAAAAACACCGAGAGTATCAACCAAATAATTACACTAGATACCCAGGTATTCCTGTCGCATATCCAGTAGAGTCTAGTATTACAAGAGTAGAAGACATCGATAAATCTATTTCGAGTGTCTTTGTAACAATTGATCTAGAGTTACACAAAGGTAAAACCATAAGCAATTCTGAATTGGCTAGTTCTAAGTGCAATCACCAATATAACGCAATTAAACATTCATTCGCGGTATTAACTGGAACTCCCTACATTATTGCTCCTGTATATGGCGGCACAAGACGTCTTAGACGCAGTAATGGGACACATAAAAAACGTCAAAATTCGGGAAATTCATCCCGTAAACATGGTAGTTCAAGAAATCATACTCAAAAACTACGTTAACAAGATGGTTTATTTCAATTAATAGCTTGGTTTATATTTTCTATTCTAAAATAGAAAACATAATATATAAAATTAATCAGTGTACGGAGAGAACTCCATCACATCCATCTTGGATAACAAATCTTTTTGCATTTTCTTGTTCTTTTCACGCTTTGCCTTTTGTAGAACAGCCTGAGCTTCGACTATTTCTGCTTCACTTACCATACCATTATTATCGGTGTCAAGTATTTTATGAAGCACACGATATTCATGTGGGACAATACACATATTACTCTCTTCGTTGAATAAATACTCGGACAATACACTGAAAATAGCAGTTAATCCTAACGCAGTGTATATGTCGCGTGTTCCTAGCCAAGCCATTGAGAAGACTAAAATCTGTTTTGTCACTGAATACTTGATATATTCCTCCGTAGACTTGCTAAATTTAATTGTAATAAACTTAGATCCAACATTGAGTAATATCATCATTACACCTGCAAAATACTTGCTATCATTTAGCGTATATACGTGTGAATTCACTTTACTGAAAAAATCACCTATCATGTATACTATATAAAAATAATATATTAATTTGAAACTACTTTTGGTGTTATTTGGGTTATTATTTTTTAAAGTATACCGGCCCTACGAAACATATTTCTAAATTTCGTTTCGTCTATGAAACCAGCAGAGAACAACCGAAGAGACCGCATTCGTTTCCTGAATGACTGGTTGATCGAAGAAGTAAACCCCTCTTTAACACTACTATTCCAAAGAATTATGAATATCGACAATAATGCTATTATTATTTCAGTTCTCATTAGTTATATACAATACATACAATTAAAAAGCAGAGAATTTTTCGGCCGGTTCACTGGGAGAAATGTTATCGCAGTTTGTGCATTCCTCCTTGTTGACACCAATACATTTTGAATCCTTTCCCTTTTGAATACACGTTTCGCGAGCTCTCAGGTCTACGTTCTCAGTTTGTTTGACCCCCTCATTGTTTGAATTAGCATCGGAGCTGTAATCACCTGGCGTAAGTTCACCTCCGCTGAAACCTTCTAAAATATCTGTTTTATTGACCATAAGAATAATGAAAAATACTACAATTACTCCTAAAAGCTGATGGACATAACTGGCGAGTAAAACCATCGACAACATAACTACCCTTCCCATAGTGGTATCTATCAAACGATTGAATGTTTTGGATTGTGTAAGAAAAACTACTACTAAAAGAACTATCATTCCGGCTAATATACTTTTATTGTCCATATAGAATAATCAAATATAATAATCAGTTAGTTTTGTAATTTATTATCTTATTTTTTAGTAAGAATGTCTTTAGCGATGAGTGCAGCTCCTTTCAATGAAACAAATGATGAATCCATTAATAGTTTGATTGAAAAAAAACGAACATTAACCCATAATAAAACTCAGAAAAGACATGATTCTGGCACTGGTGATAATCAGCGTGTAAAGTATGCTTTAGAGGAAATACATAATAATTCTGCTGAATCGGAAGATGGTAATAATTTAGATGATTTCAAACCTCCACCACCACCAATTTCGTCTGGGGTTGAAAAAACAGAAGAACGAACAAAGGGTAAAGAAATCTATCGTGTATCAGGAAGTCCTCCGCGACCTATTTATGAAGATAGTAATTTGGACATGAACAATATAAAGTCGGTATATGGTAACGCTAAAAAGAATGACGAGTATTATAACAAAGTTATTCCTGGGTACAGACAACAATCATCCAAAATGTCCGAAACAAACAGCGGTGATATCTTGTTAAACAAAATTAACTATATGATAAACCTGTTAGAAGAACAACAAGACGAGAGAACAAACAACGTAACTGAAGAAGTCGTATTGTATTCTTTCCTAGGAATATTCATTATCTTTATTGTGGATTCATTTGCTAAGACCGGCAAATATGTTAGATAAAAACAACCTAGAATTATCACAATAACTAACAATAATGGTGAAATATATAATAGTACATTGCAAACATGATGGATGCAATGAATACAAGGCATATGAAGATCCAGCTACACAAAAGAGATATACTCCCATACAAATAAACCCTCCGAAATTATTTGTCTTTGATAATAAAGAACAAGCAAAAATTTTCTTCGAGGATTATTTGAGTGATATTGATGACACTGATATTCGTTGTAAAAAGGGTATGGATATTGAACATGTTGAACATTGTAGTTGCGGTGTTGTTGATTTAAATGATGATGATGAGCCTGTCTTATTCTATAATAAGACTAATCAGATTTTTTTGACAGAAGTAGGTGCACAACTTTTTGAGACATCATTGAACTCTACATACAATAATAAAAATATAAACCTTACGAATAAGCATATCAGAAAGTTTAAGACTTTATCACAAGAACAGCGGGATCGTTATGTTGAGCTTGGTAAAATATGCCAAGACTGCAACAATGATAGCGTATAAATAAATCGTTAGTTATTTAGACATACGTTGCATGTAACAATATTATCTTTATCCTTGTTTTTATAATAATAATATAATCATTATTATTATTATAATTATATTAGAATAATTATTATTTTTATAATTATTTTTATTTTTATAATTATTTTTATAATATAAATTTAGAGGTTCTTAGGGAACATGTGTTTACTTTAAGTAATTATTTACATTCGTATAATATAAAATGACTAAGCATAGAAAAGAGTATTATAGCTCGAGTTCTGAATCATGTGATGATTCTCATTCTGACTCAAATTATTATTCTGATTCCGGATCATCTCATTATTCATTGTCAGAAACATGTGACTCTGATTACAATAGTAGCAATTCAGAAGTCTCTCATTATAAGGATAAACGATCTAGTGATTTTAAAAAACTCAGTAATTTAAGAACTAAAAGAGGTGTAAATCGTGCGAGCAAAAGATCAGCTGCTGTTAGTTTTGTGCATATGACAAAGGAAGTATTAAAGGTATGGGACAAGGGCGGATATATAACCAGTAAATTTTTAAATAATTTTGTCAAAGCATACAAAAACTTATTGGTTCGAAGACTTGAACAGGCTATGCTTGATAATACACATGAATGTGAATGTTCTTTGAGGGAGGCTACATATATTGTTGCTATTGCATTTTGTTTGCATTATAATGCATCTGGTGAAAACTCTGAAAAATGGAAGATTAGATTTCACTCATTATTGAAATATGTAATTAGCAAACAACTGATTACTTTAAATTTGGTAGATGATATTTTTCCATTAGACTCATCTGGTAATTATTTTGTCGATGTTTCAACTAACAAGATCATAATAAGCGGTGTTGTCCAAGATAATACACTACAATTTTCTGATGTATCAGGTTCATTTATACTTGGACCTTTCGTGACAAGACCTGGTGGTCCTTCTCTAGCAACTCAGTTACCCGGACTGAGAGATTTATCCGTTGTTTTAGAAACAGAAAGGGTGCTAACGACAAATATGTCATTAGTAAGTCAGAAAATTTTAGCTTTTATAGATAAAAATGTTTTTAATGACTAAATTTAGAAAGGTTATTTAATTATATTATTTTTTTATATTTTCATTTTTAGTTTTTTATATTTACTATTTCCATAGTTATAATTTATATCTTTTCAATATATATAAATGGTGTTAATGTCTGGTTCGAAAATGGCGCGTTATCAAGGTACTTTAGTTAATCGTGAGAACTGCGGTGGGAACAAGAAGACTGGTCTTGGTCGCGTTACAGGTATACTATCTTTGCGTCACAACATCGCGAGAACGTTGGATACGACTCCTGTTCGTTGTGATTATTCGCTTGGACCTAGACAGGTTACTCGTATGGGCGTGCTCCGTTAAACATTATAATAAATAATATAATTTAAAAATCATCTAATACTTTTGTATTATATGATTCAATGAAACTAAAGATAGATAACAGAGAGCACGAATTGATTCAACGAATGAATCATTACATAAAAAATGTTCCCCATTTTAATAATATAAAATTTTCAATAGATACACTAGATCTAGGAGATATTGTTTATTTAGGCGATGATGGAGAAGGTGATGAAAAAGAAAAAGAAAAAGATTTGTTGATTATTGAGAGAAAATCAGTAAACGATTTGTTGTCTAGTATAAAAGATGGGCGTTATAGTGAACAATCCTATCGTTTGAATGGTCTCAATTTACACAATCATAACATTATGTATTTGATTGAAGGAGATATTGTAACCCACTTTAATTTGTCCGTTTATTCTGCGATGGTTTCTCTCAATTATCACAAGGGTTTTTCTGTTATACGAACCTTTAATGTGGATGAAACCGCTATTTTTGTATGCAACACACTATTAAAATTAGAAAAAACAAATAAACCATCATTTTATTCAGAAAAAGAAAAAGAAAAAGAAGGCTCGATAATACAGGAAAACAATATATCCAATTATTGCAGCGTTATAAAAAAGGCAAAGAAGGAGAATATAACTCCTGATAATATCGGTGAAATTATGATATCGCAAATCCCAGGCATAAGTTCTGTAACCGCCATTTCAATTATGAAACATTTCAAAACGATACCAAATTTAATATCGTGTATTGAGCAAGATCCAACCTGTTTAAGCAATATAACGTATGAAACTGCAAATGGACAGACACGTAAGATAAACAAAGCTTGTGTAGATATATTATACAAGTTTTTGATGCACAAATAATTTCTGTTCTAATTATAAAATGAGTTTAACTATGGTCGGATTAGTTACTTCTGTATTGTTTGCCTTATGTGTTTATTTATATTGGAAACCTGTAGTTGAGGGTTTAGATACAATGAAACCCAAGGGTGTTGCTGGTGATTCAAAGGAATTTGGTGTAAAGATTAAAGATCAAGTTATAAAAACACAAGATCAGTTATTGATTAGTAAATATCGTGTAGATTATGAACAGGTAATTTTAAATGCCGATGAGTTGGTTGATACATTGATGTTGCAAAATCTACTGACTCTTGATTTGTCTAACCCTTATCCAGGCCTTGAAAAAATTTCAACATTAAATCAAACCAAACTTGCACTTAACAATATCATAAAATATGTAGACAAAAGCAAGTAATTAGTGTATATATTGACTAATATGAACTATTTCAATCTCGGTTTAGAAACCTCGTTATCTTTGTAATAACCATCATCTACTAATTTTCTTGTATATTCAGGCCCTCCCCAGTTAGGATCCATTGGATCTGGGCTATACTGCATTTTAGAAGTTGTTATTTCTGTATCAAGTGGAGTCGTGGTTCCAATATAGTATGATGTAGGGTCAAACGCAGGAACTGAATTTGTATTATATGGTGGATCGTTTCTTGTGGCATCCACTAACAATTGTTGATTAGGTGCTTTCAGCGTCGTGGAAGGTAAACCACCTTGTAAATCAGAGACACTAGGTCTTACTTTAAATACTGGTTTACCTTGTGCGTCAAAAACTTGCTGTAAATATAAAACAGGGCATCTAATTCCCTTACTCCTCTGCCAATCCAAAAATTCAGTGTAATCTTCTAAATTATCAAATTCTACAGGATTGACACCTGGAACCTTTACCTGTTTTGAATTATACAAATAGAACTTCGAATCTTTTTGTATCAGCAAGTTCGGGCATTGGGATTGGAAGCCTTCTATCTCCGAACCCTTTGTATAATAATAAAGACCCAATAAAAATACTACAAATGCAATAAATGTCGTCAACGTCATATACATTGCCTATAAAAAAATAATATTTGTATATATTATATTTTAGAATGCATGAGATTATTATCGGGCATAAAATACAAGACAAAACCCCAGAGAGTAACTCGTCTGATTATACAGCCCAAATAGATGAGTTTAAAAAGAACAAACAGCCAAAGATTGTTTTGTTGCATCAGACTGGATGCGGTGCATGTGAAGGTCTTGCCTGGAGCAAAATGAAAGCTGAAATAAAAGGTACAGGAGATAAAAATCTGATTATTGCTGAAATAGAAAATGAATACATAGCTCACAGAAACGAGGACTCACAAAAAAAAATTAAACTGAAGACAGAGATCGTTGGATATCCGACAATTTTGTATATCGACGAGAGAAATAATGAAACTGAGGTTGATCGCAACAAGATTGTCGAGTTTTTAAATAAACGCAAACCTCCTCGTATTCACAAGTACAAGACGAAAAGACATCGCTATAATCGTATTGGAACACGAAAACACCGAATTCTTTATCCAGATATTCGTATTGAGTTATCTCAGATAAAAAAACTAGTAGCATATATCGAGTCAAAACTAGCGAATGCAGAATAGATTATGATAAGCATTCATAAAATTGATTTGTTTTGATTATACTTAAACAAATCAACAATCTAACAATATGGAACACAATTTTCGAGTTCTCGATTTCAATGTTTTCAATGAAAACACCAACAAGGAGGGTTCAAGTGATGAAGAAACCACGTCCGAACCCAACTCCCAGTTCATAATTCAGATGTTTGGACTGAATGAACAAGGAAAGACGTGCTCGATCTTTGTTGAGAAATTCAAGCCGTTCTTCTACTTGCTCGTTGACGAGACGTGGGACCTGCAGAAGAAGATGCGGTTCTGGAATCACATAAAAACTAAGGTTGGAAAGAAATCGGAAAATAATATCACGAATTGCATTATTGTGAAACGAAAGAAGTTATATGGTTTCGACGAAGGAAAAGAGTACAAGTTTGTGAAGTTTGAATTTGCGGATATTAACACTTTCAACAAGACCAAGAATCTCTGGTATTCGTCATATCAACCCGGAGGAGGAGGACACACCCTTTTGAAGAATGGATATGTATTTGAGAACACGAATATCAATCTGTACGAGGCCAACATTCCGCCACTTTTGCGTTTCTTCCATATCAAGGAGATGAGCCCTTCTGGGTGGATATCGTTGCCAAAGAACAAGACACACGAGATCGCTAGTGAACACAAGAAGACTACGTGTGATTACGAATTTGCAATTAACTACAAGCATATTGTTTCGATGAATGAAAAGGAGACGCGTGTGGGATTCAAAATTGCGAGTTTTGATATTGAGGCTAGTAGTAGTCATGGTGACTTCCCTGTTCCCGTTAAATCGTACAAGAAGTTGGCAAATAATATAATGGAGCTAATTGAGTCTCAAGATGAACCCGTTGCATTGAAAGATATCATTTTAACAGCATTTGGTTACGGAAATACAGCAAATGTCGATTTGGTTTATCCTAAGGTAAAACCTAAGAGCCAGGCTGACGTGGAAAAAATGTACGACAAATGTGTCTCATCTAAGATTGAAAAGAGTAAGGAGTTTAACGATGTTACTACTCTTGAATACTACTTTGAGCAGAGCGGGAAAATCGAAGGTGAAGGTAACGGAGAAGGTGGAGACGGGGATGGAGAGGGAGGAGGTAATGGAGGTGGAGATGTTGAAGAACTAGAGCATCTTCACTACAAATCTGGTTATAAAAATAACATGGGTAATATGAATAATTCAAAAAACAAGGTACATACGATTGTTGATATTTTGTACGACTCAAAAATTCCTCGGGAGGAAAAGATAACTGATCTCAATGCATCTCTGATGAAACATTTTCCAAAACTAGAGGGTGACAAGGTTACGTTTATCGGAACTACCTTTATGAAGTATGGTGATCCAGAACCCTACATGAATCACTGCATCGCACTCAATACATGTGACGATGTTCCAGGTAGCACAATCGAGAGTCACAAGACAGAAAAGGAAGTATTGTTAGCTTGGCAGAAACTTATCCAACGTGAGAATCCAGATATTGTTATTGGTTACAATATATTTGGTTTTGATTACAACTTTATGTTCCAGCGAGCAGAGGAAAATAATTGCGTAGAGGAGTTTTTGAAATTGTCTAGAAACATCGATGAGGTATGTGCTACCAAGGACAAGGATACCGGTAAGTATAAGTTGGAGGAGAGTACACTTCAAATTGCTAGTGGACAGCACGATTTGAAGTTTATTAAGATGAATGGGCGATTACAGGTTGATTTATACAACTTCTTCCGTCGCGAGGAGAATCTAACTTCTTACAAACTGGATTATGTGGCTGGTCATTTCATTGGGGATTATGTGAAGTCGATTGAATATCCGCCTGATACACAAGACGTTACTCAAATAAAAACTACAAATATGGTCGGTTTACTTGTCGGCAGTTTCGTTCACTTTGAAGAGATTAGTTATTCAGTTGATTACTATGAGAATGGTGCAAAGTACAAGGTGATTTATGTGGATAAAACTAAAGGTATATTTCAAATCGAGAAGAAAATATCACCTGATGTTATCAACAAAAAAATTAGGTGGTGTTTGGCCAAGGATGATGTGAGTCCGAAGGACATTTTCGAGATGTCAAATGGTACAAGTGCAGATCGTGCGACGATTGCAAAGTATTGTCTTCAGGATTGCAACCTTGTTCACTACCTGTTTAACAAATCGGATGTGCTCACTGGTTTTATTGAGATGGCAAAGATTTGTAGTGTCCCGATCAATTTCCTTGTCATGAGAGGACAGGGTATCAAGCTTACTAGTTTCATTGCTAAGAAATGTCGTGAAAAGGGAACACTGATGCCAGTAATCGAGAAAGGTGAGATGGATGATGGATATGAAGGTGCTATTGTTCTGCCTCCAAAATGTGATTTATATCTAGATAATCCTGTAGCTTGTGTAGATTATGCATCGCTGTATCCGTCATCGATGATCAGTGAGAATTTATCACATGACAGCAAAGTATGGACCAAGGAGTTTGATTCGGCTGGTAATCTATGTGTTGAATGGGGTGAAAAGAATCCTGATGGAACGTTCAAGTATGACAATTTGCCTGGTTACACTTATGTCGACATTACGTATGACACGTATCGTTATTTCAGGAAAACTCCAGCGGCAGCGTTCCAGAAAATCAAGAATGGTACGAAGATTTGCAGGTTTGCTCAGTTCCCCGATGGAAAGAAGGGCATCATGCCTTCGATCTTGGAGGAGCTGTTGACGGCAAGAAAAACTACCAGGAAGCAGATTCCATTGCAGACAGATGAGTTCATGAAGAATGTACTTGATAAGAGACAGCTAGGGTACAAGGTGACTGCCAATTCGCTGTATGGCCAGTGTGGAGCGAAGACCAGTACGTTTTATGAGAAGGATATTGCTGCTTGTACTACAGCGACTGGTCGTCTTCTGCTAACATATGCAAAGAAGATTATTGAAACGTGTTATGGCGACGCTATTTGTGATACGACAAATCACGGACAAGTCAGGACTAAAGCTGAATACATCTATGGTGACACTGACAGCGTGTTCTTCACATTTAATTTGGAGACACTGGATGGAGCACCAATTCGCGGCAAAGACGCTCTGGAAATTACAATTGAACTTGCTCAGGAAGCAGGGCATTTGGCGTCGAGTTTCTTGAAACAGCCTCACGATTTGGAGTATGAAAAGACGTTTATGCCGTTCTGTTTGTTGTCAAAGAAGAGGTATGTTGGTATGCTTTATGAGACAGATGTGAATAAGTGTAAACGCAAGGAGATGGGAATCGTTCTGAAACGCAGAGACAATGCTCCGATTGTGAAGGATGTTTATGGAGGGATTATTGATATCTTGATGAAACAGAAGAATATTCAAGCAGCAATCGATTTCTTGAAGAAGTGTTTGCAAGATATAGTCGATGAAAAGTATCCGATGGATAAGTTGATCATTACCAAGTCGCTGCGTTCTGGGTACAAGAATCCCAAGTCAATTGCTCATAAAGTGTTGGCGGATCGAATGACATCTCGCGACCCTGGTTTCAAACCTTGCTCGGGAGATCGTATTCCGTATGTGTATATTAATGTAGCAAACAAGAAGGCACTCCAAGGCGAAAAGATTGAGTCTCCGACATATGTAACTGAGAATAAGTTGAAGATAGATTACGGATTTTACATCACAAATCAAATTATGAAACCCGTTCAGCAGGTGTTTGCTCTGGTGCTTGAGAAGATTTGGGAGCAACAAGGGAAGCTTACGAAGATCAAGAAATACAAGAATGATGTCGATGTATTGATGAGAGTAACGGAAGATGAGAAATTCCAAGATAAGCTGGAACAATTGCGTAATAAGGAAGTGAAGGCATTGTTGTTTGATGAATATTTGCGGATTATTAACAATGAAGTCCAGGGAAACCAAAGTATCAAGAGCTATTTTATGAAGAAGTAAATAAAAATAAAAATAAAAATAAATTACAATGTATATAAATAAATTTTTTCTTTTGATTAGATATAATGGCTTGTTCGGTAAGTTGTTCGATTTCTTTGATATTTATCATAGGTATGATTTATTTCTACAATGCGACCTCCAAAAGTGAAGTCGTAAAGCAATACAAGACTAGATTGCCAAAGGATTTGCAAATTCGTTACGAAAATATTTCGAGAGAGCGAATGATGATAAGCTACTATGGATACGGACTTGGTGTCTTGCTTTCTCTCGTCATCATATTTTACAATAAAAAGATGAAGGGTAAGTTGTTGAGCAATGCATCTCTTGTTTGTATTGTGTTGTCTGTTAGTTTTTTTACAAATTATTTTTATTACATGTTATCTCCCAAAACAGATTGGATGTTGAATCACGTGAAAAATCCGGAAGAAACAAAGGCTTGGTTACAAATGTACAGAGAGATGCAATTCAACTATCATCTTGGACTGGTTCTCGGCATAATAGCCGTAGGTGTACTTGCATTTGCGTTTAGGTGTTAATAAAAAATTAATAATTTACTATTACTATGCCTTACAAATGTACCAAAGACCTTCCTGATAGTTGAAGCAAAAGTTCTCTCTACGTTCAAAGAGTTTAAAGAATATACTATATAAAATTATAATGGGATATGCTTTTTTCGCACCACAAATAGTATATGGTTTTGTCGAGATAGACCAATCAAAGTTAATCTGTCGAGATTTTTTAGATGAATATGAACTAAATTTATATTGTCAATATACAAACAAGGGTAGTTGTTTTGGTTTTATATACGGAATATCGTGTGATTCTTTAGAAGAAATTAGTACATTAGAAAAAGACAAAGAAAAAGTAGATAATGTATTTAGAATACTTAGTGAAAAACGCAAAGATTCTTATGTTGCGCCGAAACTTATGTTAGGATTGACTGGTAATATGGACACATCTGAACATGACGAATACTGGATAGAATGAATATTTACAATGCTTTACTGAACCACCAATTATTTACAAAAAGATTATTTTGGAACATTGTATCTTTGTATAATTATGTGAATACCCTTCTCTATATAAAGGTAGGTTGTGCCTGTTTCTTCGTTTTCATCAACAATACTAGATGCCATCTTGTAATCCGGGTCGTTCATTTCTTTGACCTCTTCCCATTCATCCCTTAATTCCGCTGCATATTTTGTGGTAACTGCTTTGCGAGCAGATTCGTAACAACTATAAAGAACCGGGTACAGCTCCCCGTTTTCAACAACAGCGTAAACTTGCGTAACAAACGACATTATTATATTTTACATTCATCACAATTAGAAAAATTCATCTCAATTTTTTAAAAAAAATGAAAACATTTTTCTTAACTCCTGTCTGTCAACAATTATTTAAAATGCCTTACGAGTATGCTAAAGACTTGGACCGAGACTTGGAGAGATTTTGGGTTTACGCAAAGTTTCTCTCGGAGATCAAAGGATATGAAGATGAGTCTATTCTTAACAGAACCTTCACTGGCTACTTTGATGATGATATCAACTTGATTCGCGAATGTATTCGTGGACTAGTTAAGTTGTTTGTCCTTTCAGAAGATGACAGCAAGTGGTTTGGTCCCTTGTTAGAGTACGACCAGTCATGCATGAACGATAAACAACAACTTGGTCGTGTGGATACTTGTCTTGAAATGTTGAGAAAATACACAAACGTTTCTCGTCGTCTGAAAGAGTCTATATTTACGGGTGATGATTCGGAGTTGACAATTAAAGATTTAAATTTAAAGTATGGTCTGGTTATTGAATAAAAAATATATAAATTTCATGTTATCATTATCATTAATCTGATGTTAAGTCAATAACCACATCATTATCCTTATTTTTATTTTTATTTAGTGGTAACCCCTTCTTGCACCCAGGACAATCATGATTGTTTTGTTCAACCGCAAAACCTGTTTCAGGTTCCCACCAACACTTATTGCATATTCGGTGTGCAGAGAACGCATTTGTCTTCAAACACTTTCTAGGAATTAGCGTGTCGCGTATAAATTCCGTTTGGCTGCAAATACAACATTGAACACTATTTTCATAACAATCCATTATTGCAGGTTTATTTTTTATTGTTGATCTATCTTAACAATAAAAATTCAATTTTTTCATAATAACTAAAAAATTGAATTTATTTTTTGTTATTATTGAATGGTGCTCAATATTAAACTAACCAACACTATGCAACTTCGAAGTGGTAAGGTTACCAACTGGTCTCCTGCTTATTGCAGGAAACAAAAACAACTCATGTGCAATTTAGTGGACGCACGGGTTAGCAGCGGAAACTGCGCAAGGCTTCCACTTTTAACTGCTATATATTTGATATTTGAAAACATGAACTCCGATTTACCAAAACAGGATCTAGAAGAATATTGCGGGTATATTGTTACGGCGTACGAGAAAAGCTTCACACTGATGTACCAGCTCATAGAAATGACGTATTCAGAGGTTCGTAGACCCAAGTCAGACAAAGAGAAGGTGCTGTTTGTCCGCACTCTCTTGGAGATCGACAGAATTCAAGAATATCTAACGGGGCTAATCAAGAAACACCAGGCAGAAATGTTCCAGTTTGGTCATAACCAAACTCACAAAAAGGGTATTGCACCTCCTGACAAAAACCAGGAAAGAGACAAGGCGAGGCTTTATATGGAAAACTTGTCAAAATGCTTGTGTCATATTTATCGCGTTGAACACGACGAGACGTTTTACGGGGTCTATGAATACGGAAACGGCGAATATACAGACATCGAGATCTTCGACTATTATTTTGGAGAGAACTACTATGAGCCTGAAAATATAGACTACGATGACTTCCTACAAACTACAAAAATTTACTTTGATATCCCGCGTCTTTTGTAAACTTTAACACAATAATTCTCTCAAACTTACAGAAACAAACCAATAATAGTTGAATTGCATGTATATTTTTTTACTATATGCATTTCAATCCATAATATCAAAATGAAGTGAAACATAGTTACCAGAAGAATCCATTAGTAAATTTAACATGTCATATACATCATTTTGACTTACTTCAGTGTTATTTATTAAGCTGTTTAGTATATTTCTCGTTGTAGCTGTTGCATTCGTTGTATTTGTTGCATTACTACTGGGTCTTGCATTTGCATTTGCATTTGTAATAATATTAGTATTAGCAACACCAGATACATCGAGTATATTTTCTCTTATATCATGTCTACAAATGGGACATCTGCAATGAGATTCAAACCAAGAATTGAATTCATCTATCTTGAAAATATGACCACAATGACGGATCATTATTACATTGTCATTATCTGTAAATGCGTCTAGTGATATAGGACATGATGTGTTCACTGGACTCACAATATTACCATACCTTGTACGTCGAGTTGCATTTTCAATTTGTCGTCGAGTGGGAAATACACTAACAGGATCTAAGAATTCATTATTCATTCGTATAGGTTGTCTAGGACGCATGACTCTAAATAATGCGTTTCTTATATCATTCTCATATCTTGCATTTCGTCTAGTAGTGTTTGTAACTGCGTAAGATGGCGGCATCATATTAATAATTGAACGTTGTATCTCTTCGTTTGATCGCATAAGTCTCTCTATCAGTACATTATTGTGTTCGTATAGAGTCATTAAATAATCAATAGTATGCGTCATTTTATATACAACATGTCTTTATTTTCTGTATACTTACGATTTCATTCTTGTTTGCATATTTCACTTAATATTATACTAAAAAATACTATTAATTTTCTATTTATATGAATGATTTAAATACAAGTTTATATTGTAATATATGGAGACCGAAAAAACTGGCCTAAGTGGTCTCGCAAACTTGGGCAATACTTGTTTTATAAACAGCTGTATGCAAATATTTTCACACACACCAGAGCTAAACAAGTTATTGAATGATGATAAATATAAACAGAGATTGAATAATAAACCCGAATCCAGACTATTGGTTGAATGGGATGATCTTCGAAAGATCTTGTGGAGCCAAAATTGCGTTATTGCTCCTGGTAAATTCTTAAATGCAGTACAGCAAGTTGCTCGGATAAAACACATAGACATATTCACCGGGTACTCACAGAATGATCTACCAGAGTTTCTATTATTTATAATCGATTGTTTTCATACTGCACTAACGAGAGAAACAAGAATGACAATTTCAGGAAATGCAACTAACAACACGGATAAAATAGCAATTCAATGTTTTGAAATGATAAAGCAAATGTATTCCAAGGACTATTCTGAAATATGGGAGGTCTTTTATGCGATCCATATATCGGAAATAAGATCTATAGATGGTAATGAAATTCTTGACAGAACACCCGAACCATTTTTTATCATCGATCTCCCTATTCCTGCAGACAATAAGCAACCATCACTCAAACAATGCTTTGATCTTTATACGGAAGGAGAAGTACTCGAGGGCGATAACGCCTGGTATAACGAGAAGACCAAGCAAAAACAAACTATTCGAAAGAAGATCACATTCTGGAGTTTTCCACCGGTTTTAGTAATCGACTTTAAGCGTTTTAATGCACGAAATCAGAAGAATCAAATCCTTATTGACTTCCCTTTAGATAATTTGGACCTATCTGATTATGTGGTTGGATACAAGAAGAAATCATATCAATACGAGTTGTATGGAATCTGCAATCATAGTGGCGGTGTCATGGGCGGTCATTACACGTCATTTGTGAAGAACGCCAATAGAAAGTGGTATCATTTTAACGACACGTCAGTGACTGAAGTAGATGAGCGACAACTTGTTTCACCCAAAGCATATTGTCTGTTTTACAGAAAAAAACAATCTAGTTGATATACATGGAGGTAAATACGTCTTCGATTACAGACCCTACAAACATGTATAATTATATGAATCAGTTTGTAGCTGACCCCACAATTCTAATAGTCGCATGTTTAGTGATTTTGGTATTTGCCGTGTTTTTTTCTAGTTTAGGCAATGATGCTACTTCCAGTATTTCAGCTAACTCGACCGATATGTTCTCATCGTCGTCTGGAAACTCAATCGGATATATAATTGCATTCGTTTTAATATTGCTTATTGTTTTTCATGCGTTCCAATATTTCTTTAGTATCAATGTACGTGCATTCTTCACCGACTTATTTACATTGAAACCTCAGTTAGATGTTGTAATTGATCAGACAAAATTTGAGCCGTCAGTAGTACCAGAAATAAGATTAAAAAAACAGGTCTACAACATACCTGGAAATTATTACGACTATACAAATGCAAAGGCTCTGTGTAATGCATATGGATCAAGACTTGCCTCGTATAAGGAAGTCGAAACTGCCTATAAAAAGGGTGGAGAATGGTGTAATTATGGGTGGTCTGAAGGTCAAATGGCTTTGTTCCCAACCCAACAACAAACCTTTGATAATTTACAGAAAATAAAAGGGCATGAACATGATTGTGGTCGTCCAGGGGTTAATGGTGGATACATCGATAATAAGGATGTTCGCTTCGGAGTAAATTGCTATGGATATAAACCTAAGATTACATCTGAGGAGGAGGAGATGATGCAACACACAACACCTTATCCGATAACAGCAGAAGATATTAAGTTCCAAAAACAAACCGATTTCTGGAAAACAAAAATAGATGATATATTAGTGTCACCATTCAATAGTGATAAATGGAGCGATACGCCATTTTAATTTTTTCAAAATGTATAAAAATTAATATTTCAACATGTTTAGTTTGAAATATTAACACATATGTTATATTAGTTTTATTTTTAATCTGCTACATCCTAACCCCATCCTTTGGGGGTATAATATTTACGTTCTCCTTTTTTTATGGCGAGAATTTCTTACGCCACTTCCACCTCCTCCTGTTGATAAACTATTTGTTTTGTAATATACTCTAGAATTATCAGTAAATAAACTGCGTATAGAAAAGGTTCGGGTCTGAGCAACGTACGGATATAAATAATAAGTTCCTGTGGGAACTAGTACAGAACCTGTAACATATGGTCCGCCGTTTGGTGATGGATCTGTACCATAGAGATTTGTGTAAATTACCCATGATGAAATGCCATTCAATGTTTGTATTGTGTTATCAGAAGAACTAATATTGTTTGTATCATTAGCTGCCTCTAATTCTGTTAGATAGTATAAAATAGTACCTGGAGCCCCCCCAACTCCAAACCCACTTTCACTCATAGGTCCAATCATCAAACGATCGCTATTTCCAGTATTTATAGTTGAATGCTCTAGACCTTCATTGAAAACATACGCGGTGCCAGCCGTAATCGGGTAGGATTGTCCGTCTATAATTAAATCTCCAACACTATCTGTTAGATAAACTAAATATGTATTTTCAAAATATTCATCTCCTCTATCTATATGCGGGAGTGTGTCTCCACGAATCCATCTCATTGGTGTGGTCGCATTTTGAGAGAGGTTGATAGATAAACTATTTTCCAATTTAGTCTTTATTGAATCCGGTAATGATAATGTGAATTTCACTACATTTTGCATGTCAGACAAGTAATCTCTATTTGTTTGTACGATTGGGTCGCTTAATATCTCACTTATTTCATCGTGCGATAGAACATTCATACTTGTGTGTATAAATAAACGATATTTAATATGATTAATAATTTTTAATTATCAAATCGTCCAAGTAAATTTGTAAATAAATTAATAATATCCAAATAATAATCCATAGATGCGGTTATGAAATCGCCATAATAATTTCTTTGTAATATATTGTTAGTATCATATACAACATAAACAGCAAAAAGAATAATACCAATAAATGATAATATTTTATTTGCTTGATCCATTTTAACTCCTAATACGAATACTAATCGAGCCACAATTAATGCTAATAATGACCAGAATAATATAGCTCCGAATTTATATCCAAGATTAATACCTCCTGCAAAAAGGAATACACCTGTTGCTAACATAAAACTAAAAATTGTTAACGCACCTTGTATGGCCATATTGATGATTTCTTCACTATATATTTTTTTAAGTACAGAAAGCATAAGTCCAAAAATATAAGATAACGCACAAAACAATAACAACTTAAGAAATTCTGGCATGGGAATCAATAATATTACAAAAAGAATGACTAGCTGGGCAGCAATAAGTGGCCAAATACTTATATCTTTTCTGTTAGTATATTTCATTGTATAATATGTTATTCCTAATTGTACTATTAAATTTGTAAAAACTAGAATAAGAAACTCCTTCTTTGCATACATTAAATTCATTAGATTTGCAGTATTTAATCCTCCTCTTTTTACCATATATAAATAAACGAGAAAATATAATATAATATTTATGATTTTTTGATTATATTATAAACTATTCTGTTATCCCATAAACCATTATGATAACATACATACACCAGCAATGATGAGAACCACCCCCAAGAGATGTTTCATAGAAACTTGTTCACTCAAAAACAGATAGCCTAATATAGCAGTTATCAAAGGATAGAATGATGTGATAGATGTTACTCTGTATGCAGGTTCAATATTCAACAATTCCAGATAGTTATAATTTACTATGATACTGAGAATAAACGAAGATAGAAAAATAAGTAAATAGACATGCTTGTGTTTATTCATTTTTGCTATATCCATAATAATATTATTCTTGCGTACAAAAGAAAAAAGGATTGCAGACATCAAACCAACAAACCCACCGATTACCATGAAACTTTCTGATTTTATGTGAGCAAGAACATATTTATTTATGATAGGTGAAACACCATATATTAAGATTACAGATAGGTACTGAAGTATGAGATATGTCATATATATATTTGATATATTATTTTATGAGTTTTATGGGTTTTATGGGTTTTATGGATTTTGTAAGTTATTATAATACTCCTCATCATATAGTTCAGAGAGTCGGTTTAGAAAGAATGCATACTCGTAAGCCATATTACTATTTTGCTCATTATTTTGATTGACCGGAAAGGTGTACCTGTATAGTTCTCTCAGCTCATTGATAGATTGTTCAGTTTCATATTCCCTTGAAAGCAACTCAATTTCCATGAATAATATAATGTGCTCAAACATGTCTGGATTAAACAACTCATCGAATGGCTTGATAAATTTCTGTTCGTGATACTGGTACAACGCCACCAGTTTGTTAATATCATGAATGTCTGTAAGATCAGTTAACATTGTCTCCATGTTATTGCGTGTTTCGTGTCCGTCTTGGATTAATGAATTGTACATGTAGTTTATTCTATCGCAAATGGTAGGGAACATGTTAGCAGTCATTATTTCTTGTTGTTGGTTTGTGATTTTCATTAGACCAAAATAAAACATTCAATATTTTATTAATGGTTTGTTTTCAGCCCCTTGCAGATCGATGTTCACATAATCACAATCTGTCCTTTTCTTATTTACTTTTATATAATATCCTGTTAGAAGAGTCGTCATAATTATATCTGCGGATATCTCTATCAAAAGCATATCAATTTGTGACATTAATATATTCATATACATGAAAAAATCAAACCAATTGTAAATCACAGAAGTTATAGATACCTCGTATGCTTGCAAAACGTTAATCCGTGTATTATTTTGTTTATCTTGGATTGTATTTATAATCCATGATTGTAATATATTATGGTTAAGTGCACGAATCACACTATTTGTGAAACAAAACGCAACAACTATTGTATATTTGTAACTAGTGTCGATACAAACGTCCAAAATTATCAAATCTTGATTAGGTCCAAACCTAAAAATGCTTATCTCTCTGCTCTTCGATACTATAAATGATGATATTAACATTATCCATAAAAAAATTACGCGACTAGTTATTTTTTCTATGTCCATTTATAAATTAAACAATAACATCTAATAAGTAATTATACAATATCATATATTATGCTCATATCATAATCATAGAGGAGTTTGGGGCCGTCATTTATTATCGAAAGACTATATTTATCATTATTTTCCATGTTCCCAATGACTCGGATGGTTGTAAGTTCTGCTGCAACAAATTCCTTTATTATGAATAGAGATTTGTATAACCGGTCAATATAGGAGATCATTATTTGGTGTTAATTAATTGTATGATTATAATTTTATATTAGTAGAATCATAAATATAATACTCATTTTTTAGAGTGCTTGGGCTTGGGCTCCTTTTTATTCTTTTTAGTTGTATTCTTTTTTGTTACATTTTCTGTTTTCTTTTGTTTTTTTGGAGTTGAATTATGTATAATTTGTTCATTTTTTATTGTGGCAAGAGCTAATAATTGATCATACAAATCATTATCATATACATTATCATCAAATACTTGCTTTTGATTATTTTGCTGAAACTCGGGAGGTCTAAAAAATGCCCAATTAGGTGCAACTAAATTTTTGTATATTGGATTATCATCTTGATTTGGTATATTTATCTTAAATCCTTCACACGTAATTAACCCATTTTCATTTGTACATATAACAAAATCATTTGTATTCATTGTATGTATTATATATTTATTTTTTTTAATATTAATTTTTCTAATGTTGATTATATTTAGATAATTTAATAGATAATTTTATAATACAAATACAAGATGTTTTGGCTAACTACTAAATACGTTGTATTGAATTTCTGTTGGTAAAAAATTTCTTTTTATTATAGATAAGTATTGTATATTTCCAATGAATAATCCTCCAGCTCCAGCCCCAGCTCCAGCCCCAGCTCCACCTCCACCTCCAGCCCCAGCTCCAGCTCCAGCCCCAGCTCCACCTCCTTCTTCATTAAGTTATTCTACAAGAAATAATACTTCAAGAACGGGATTTAAACTTGATGCAATGGTTGCGGCTACACCAATAGCTGTATTGGATGCACAAGTCATAGTCAATAATAAAGTTCTCGCTTTAATAGATTCCAATTTTAAAGATGTTTCATTAAATAGCACATCTATTAAAACTGCAAAAACTTTTACATATAGTCAAGATTCATCTGGTGCACAATCGATTGTTGTTCCATCTCTGTCATTGATTAATATTCCAACATTTACATTTTCATCTTTTAACTTTGCTGTATCTCTTGAAGGTAGAGGATTTGATTCGAGTGGTACCATATTGGTTTCACCAACACTTGTAAATTCAAAATTTACAACGTATAATATCACCGGACAGATGATAGAGAGAGGGGAACCGGTTGGTCTAACAAGACTGAAAGGTCTTTTAGCAGAGTCAATCGTGGTGAAAGCTATTCAAGCACCTGCACTTGCTACTGTTGCTGTAGTAAAGTCTACTGAGAAGATTGTGGAAGTTATTAAAGTTATTGAGGAGGAGAAGGTGAAGGAACAAGAGAGGATTAATAACCTACCACCTCCAGCTCCAGCTCCAGCTCCAGCTCCAGCTCCAGCTCCAGCTCCAGCTCCAGCCCCAGCCCCAGCTCCAGCTCCAGCTCCAGCTCCAGCTCCAGCTCCAGCTCCAGCT